GTATCCAAGGCATCCAAGGTATCCAAGGGATACAGGGTATTAGAGGAGTTACTGGAGCTACTGGAGCTACTGGGGCTACTGGAGCTACTGGGGCGCAGGGAACTCAAGGGGTACAAGGTACTCAAGGAGTTCAAGGTATCCAAGGTATTATAGGAGCTACTGGAACAGGAGTTCAAGGTGCCCAAGGTATTCAAGGCATTCAAGGATTATCTGTACAAGGTATACAAGGTATTCAAGGTGTTGGAGGGGGAGGAGGAACAACTGGAACATCATTAAATGTTGCTAATACCCTAGTTCAAAGAGATACTGTCGGAAGTTTCAATTCTGAAGATATATTTCTTAGTAGATCTCTTAGAATAGGAAGTCCTAGTATAACTGGAAAATTAATTAATGCAAGAGCTGTAACAGGTCAAATGCTTATGGAAAGCACAGTTGGTACAGCTGGATATATTTTTAGCTATGTAGGAGGAAGAGCTGGAGCATTAGTGGCTGGAACACAAGCTGCTATTTTTCTTTATGATAGTGCTGGAAGTTTTGGTATAGGAAAACAAGATAATGCTGGTATATTGAATAATCCAGCGGGAGGAGGAGGAACTACTTATTATTTTTGGATGGACTCTGCTGGAAATATATCTATAAATAATTCTATTACTTCGACCTCAGATAGGTTATACATCAATGGAGATACACGAATACAAGGTAATCTTAATGTTGTAAATGCAGTCGGAGTTAATAACAAAGGAGTCCTTTTCGGAACAGGAATAGGTGGCAATCCGGATGTTGGATTCACCAGACTATCATCTGGAATATTAAAAGTGTCAGATGGTGCCGCTGGGCATGGAACTCTTAGAGCTGGTTTCTTTAGTGGAGACGGAAGTCAATTAACTAACTTAGTTCATGCTAAAAATTTATCATACTTTACTGCTTTAGATAATATTCCTCCCGGTGGTGGATTTGCAACTTTAGATACAAGAAATTCTATACCAGTTCTTAATTTTGATGCAGCTTTGAATGAGAGCGGGATTTTCCAAGGTATTATTCCTACTGGATCTAATTTGATATCTGGAATAAGAGTTAATGTTGAATGGATAGCTCTAACAGGTATACTTGGAAATGTTTTCTGGGGCGCACGATTTGAAAATGCTAATCATGATTTAGATGGAGATTCTTTTGGTCCTTTTGCTACAGGTGTTAGCGCTACGAATGGTACGGCAGGAATTATATCCACTTTATCTTTAAACTGTACAGCAATAGACTCTCTCAGTCAAGGAGATTCTTTTAGACTCCATATTGTAAGATCTGGAGCTAACGCCCTTGATACATTAGCTGGGGACGCTCAATTACTCTATGTAGACCTCTTAACTATCGCTTAATATGGCATTATCTTTAAATGGTACAAGTTCTTATATAGAATCAACATCTACCCCAGTTACCACTTTTCCATTTACAATGGCTTGCTGGTTTAATCCTGCTAATGTTACTGCTGGAGGAACTTTAATGTCTCTTGGAGTAGCTAATGGAGTTGATAGATTTCAAATGGTAAACAGAGGAGATCTAGCAGGAGATTTTATAGCTATAAGTTCTTTAGTAGGAGCTGTAGACAGAACAGCTACTAGCACAATTGGATATACAGCAAATACATGGCATCATGCAGCAGCTGTTTGTACAAGTATAACTGGTAGATCTATTTTTTTAAATGGAGGAGGAAAAGCTACTAATACAACTAGTTCAAATCCAGTTGGAATTAATAATATTATGTTAGGTTCTAGATGGAGCACATCAAGAGGATTTTTTTTCAATGGTAGAATAGCAGAAGCAGCAATTTGGAGCGGAGCATTAACAGATGATCAAATAATATCTTTGTCAAAAGGGTTTGCCCCATATCTTGTTAGCTCTAATAATTTAAAATTTTATAATAGGGGCCTTCAACTATCTAAGGATTTGGCTCAAGGCAGAACTTTAACACAAGTTTCTATAACAAATTTTGATCATCCAAGAATATACGGTTAAAAAAATATGTCCCTTTACTACGATATACAAAAATTTGAAATCAGAGACTTACCAGATTCTCTTTATTTAGATTGGATTGAAAACAATAATCCTAAAAAAGATTATTTTCAACCTGTACCAGAAAAGCCTTCTTTTGATCCATCTCTTCAAAAAGAACCTTACTGGGGTTTAGGTCAATGGGTAGTAGAAGATAAATCAGAAGAAGAATTAGCCGCCGATGCTAGGAAATCTTGGGACAATTCGTCCATGTTTGTTCAGGAATTTACTTTAACAGAAATGGCCGCTATAAGTTTATCCCAAGACACGACTGTCGCTGCTTTAAGACTTCTCTTATCTACTTGGTTTGGAGAGGTTTGGAGCGATGACCCTAGAGTGCAAAGCGGGCTTTCCGCTCTGATAAGTTCGGGCATAATAAACGAAACCAGAAGAGACGAAATTTTAGCAAAATAAATCTAATTAAACAGTGTATAAAATATAGCATATTATGAATTTAGATACTTCCACAGAAATGATAGTTCCTGCCAATGTTTCTTGGCCTTATCTTGTTAGGAAAAACTTTACCAGAGATATATCAGGAACAGCAAATAGTTATATATCTATAGGGGATTGGGTTTTATTGAATGGAGCTGCGTATTTTGAAGTATCTGTACAAGTAAATACATCTGGATTTACAATATCTAAATCTTATAGATTCTCAGTTACAAATAATGCTACAGCTAATGTTTGGCAAAAAATTATTCCAGAAGTGGATAGCGGAATATCAGGAACAAATGATTTTGATTTTTTGATAAATTCTGATGCATCTACAGTTTCTTTTAGAATAAAAAGATCTGGAGGATCAACGGTTGGAGAGGCTAAGGTTTATATTAGTAAATATGGTAATCCAGATGATGTTTTTACATCCTCTGTTACTACAGGTACTGTGACTGTAACTGTTAATTATCCTAGATCTTTAGGACCGAATTCTGTTTATCTTACAGAGGCTAATATTTTTACCGCAGACCAAACTATAAATGCAAAATTTATTGCGAAGGGAGATGGGGTAAATTATCCATCAGCAAGAATTGGAGCCGGAACATCTGGATTATCTGCTGATTCAAGTATAAATGGTTCTTTTATTTTACAAGGGGCAACAGGCGGAGCAAAAAGTCAATTTGAAATTATATCTCCTAGCGGAGCATCTAGAATAATACTCGAATCGGATAGTGCTAATGGTTCCTTATTATATTCTCAAGGAGGAGATTTAAAATTTAATGCAGCTTCAGTTTCTCAAGTATATTATGGAACTAATTCTGCAAAAGGGGTTATGTTTGCTGCGGGATTAACAGGTTCTACAGATATAGGAATATCAAGAGTATCTTCGGGTATACTTAAAATTAATGATGGTGGAGCTGGATACGGATCTATTTCTACTAAAACTTTAAGAGTGAATAGCGTTGATAGTTCTAAAACTCAATCTATTTATTCTTCTGGGGCACATGTTTATATAGAAAATACTTCTGGTAATCCAGTAGGTTTTATTTGCAGCTACGGCACAGGTATGGCAGCAGCTATTACAGCAGGTTCAGATAAAACTGTAATCTCTTATGATATATTGGGAAGTTTTGGATTAGCAGCTCAAACAAATAGTTTAGTAAAAAATTCTCCGGGAACAGGAACTTTAAATTACAGACTATTTATAAATACTAATGGAGATCTTGGAGTTAATACTATTTCTCCTACTCAAAAATTAGATGTAAACGGTAATATAAAAGGCAATAATTATTATGGAAATGGCTTTAATCTAACTAGTATAAATTCGAATAACTTAATTGGAACTGTATCTGGATCTTTAATGCCAACTCCGACTACATCTGTGTTAGGTGGAGTCAAAAGAAACTTAGGAGTATTAGGTCAATATGTATCGGGTATTTCTTCTGATGGTTCTTTACTTTATGGAACCTTAGATAGCAATTTTTCTAAAACTATTGGAGTTTTAAGTCCAAAAGATTATGAAGCACCTGTTGCAGGTACTACAGCGGATCTCTCTACTAGAAATGGTAGACCTATTTTAAATTTTTCTGATGTTACAACTCAAACAGCTTTGTGGTCAACATTAGTACCTTATGATGCATTTTTAAATAGCGGAATCTTATTTAATGCGTGGTGGTCTTGCCAAGTAGCTGTGGGCACTGTTGGTTGGGAAATGTATTTAGAAAAAATAAACGATGGAGCTGTTATTTCTTCTGATAATTTTTTTGGACCTTATTATATAGGAGCATCTTCAGCTCCTTTAGCAGGTAAAATTAAAAAAACTTCTCAGCCTTTAACGAGTGGAGAGTTAAGTGGTATTTCTCCCGGAGATATAATGAGAGTTAAAATTTCTAGAAATATAGCGGTTGATAATGCAGCTGGAATAGCAGAACTTCATAAACTAGAATTAAGAACTCTAAATACATATCCTTCTGAATTTATTCCTTAAAATAGAATTTATTGTAATATTTTTTTCAAAAATATAATTTTTAGTGTATATTATAGTATAACTTTATCAAACTATGCCAAGAATACGCTCACAATCACAGTCGTTTAATCTATACACCAGTGTAAATACCGCAACAGGTACAATGTCTGGAGAGGGAGATATAAAACAACTTTTTAGATTAACCTCTATAGGTGGTCCAGAATGGAATTATGAAAGAGCCCCTATAAGTGTTATAGGCAAATTGGCTCCTCTCACAAGAGATACGAATGACAATCCTACTGTCAGCGTTCCTTTTTCATATTACTTTACAGACTTCGAGAATGAAAAAAATATCGGATTTGATATAATTCCGACTGGAATTGGCGCTGCTGAAGTCGGCGCTATATCAGGTATATTAACAAAGGCTGCTGGTAGAAATGAAAAGAATTATTTTATACTAGTTACTCCAGAAGGTGTAGATGCTGTTACTAGAAGTGGAGCTGCTACAGATGATTACGTTTTAGGAATTGGTAATGGTGTAATTACAAATTACTCTATAGAAGCTAGTGTTGGAGAATATCCTACAGCTAGTGTTACTATTGAAGGTTACAATTTAAGAGGTCAAACTGGAGGTTTAACTCTTTTACAAACAACTCTTCCAGCTATTAGTGGATGGCTTAAAAGCCCATCTATAAATCCTAATGACGGTACTCAAGTAGAAGGCGTAAACACAAACTTTAGATTACCAGCCGGATCACTAGGTAGTACAAGTAAACCTTTCATACTAAGACCCGGTGATGTAAGTGTAGATTTACAGACAAATGCTACAGGTCTATTTGCAGATACAACTAATTCGACCTTTAATATTCAGTCATTCAATGTATCTTTTGACTTAGCTCGTGAACCTATTCAATCTTTAGGAGCTCGATATGCTAGAAATAGAGAATTAACTTTTCCTCTTGATATTAATTTTACAGTTGAAGCTATAGCTGGAGATTTAAAGGCTGCTAATCTAAGAGAATTTGTTTGTTCAAATCCTTCTCAAACAGCTACAATTACAATGAGAAGACCAGATTGTAATGGAACGGGAACAGTACAAGCTAAAATTACATTAAAAGGATTAACATTACAGTCTGAAGCTTTTAGTATTGATGCAGACGCTAATCAATCTGTTTCATTAACATGGTTAGGATCTATTGGTGCTCCAGATGATGCAGATAATAACATATTCTTCTCTGGTGTCACTGCTTACGCATAATACTTTATAAATAATAAATATTAAAATAAAGAGAGAGGGAAATTTCCCTCTCTTTTTTTTTTGGTGTAAGAGAGTTTGGATGAATTTTTATAATATGCAATTTACGGCTGAAAGAGCTGTTAAACTTCTTTTTAAATTATTCTTGGAAATACTTGATGAGGAAAAAGTTGAGAACGAGGAAAATCAAAAAAATTTGGAAAAAACATTTTTAGAACTCGAAGATTTTTTAAAAAAGGAACACGGAATTTCAGTAAATTTAATATCGTATCTTAAATATTCTAACAATTTAGACGATAATAAAATAAAACAATTAAGAAAAAGAATTTTGGATTACGGAAACTCTCTTTTGAGAGAAATAGAAAACCAAAGGTAAAGGATTTTATGAAGACATTATACACATTCAAAGTAAAGAAACCCTCATTTGAGGAAACTAAAAATAAAAACGAACAAGGTATTGAGACTGTTGTTAAAACTAAGGTTTTAAAAGATGTCGAAGTACATATAAAGAAGCCATCTCATAGAGAGATAGATGAAATGGATCTTTTTTATAGTATTCAAATATCGGAGCTTCAGGCTCAAGGCATTTCCACGAATACAATGATTCTAAATAGCTATCATGATTCTGGGGGTCTTGACTCCAAGAAAGATGTAGAAGCTATGAAAAGACTCCTTCAAGATCTCAATATAAAAAGAAATAGATTTCTAAAAGAAAGCGCTGAAAATGTAGAGAACCCAGAACTTTTAGAAGAAATTAAAGATATTTCATCTCAGGTAGAAGATTATCAATCTCGGCTTAATAGCATTTTTGAAAGATCTGCCGAGTCTATCTCTGAAAGAAGAGTTGTACAATGGTGTTCATTAAATTTTCTTTTCTATAAAGAAGACGATACATTTAAACCTATTTTCGCTGGTAAAAATTATAAGGATAAACTAGAAAATTATTATAATATTTTAGATGACGAAGGAGATATTTATGAGTATGAAAAAAATGTTTTTTCCAAAGGATCAATTCTCATATCAACTTGGTTAAAAAAGCAAGCAGAAAACGAAGAAGACTTCAAATTGTTAGAATCTATTATAGATGAATCGGAAGATTAATTTTTATGGAATTCAAAGCCATAAATACAGGCGGCATTTATTTTGATATTTGCCGTGGGTATTCTGAGACTTTTTTAAAAAAAAAGTATATTTAAAACATTTTGGTTCAATAGAGTACGCTCTTATTGATGACTATACTTTTAAGTCTATAGAAAACTATAAAGCTAAAGGTGCTTTAAGTAAGAAAGACTTATTGGATAAAAAAATTAAAGAAAATTTATGGTCTGAAGAACAAGAGAAGACTTTAGAATCTTTAAGTAGTAACATTCAATTAATGTTATCAAAAAGATCTAAGGCTATGTTTGACGAGCAATTAGATGAAATAGATAATATAATAACAGATTATAGGAAATCTTATAACTCTTTGTTATCTAAAAAAGAAAATTTATTAAATTTATCAGCAGAAACATTATCTAATGGGCCTATTACTGAATATATTTTACATTTAAGTTTTTATAAAGATGAAAAATTAGAAAATAAAGTATTTGAGATTGAAGATGTTATAGATTTCAGTGACCAAGAACTTTACGAAGTTGTTGATTGCTATAAAGATTGTTTAGATTTATTTTCTACATCTAATATAAGAAAGTTGTCAGCTCTTAAAAATGTTAGAGATTATATAAAAAATTCTTCTAATCCAGAATCTTATTTTAATAAAAATGGTTATCTTTTAACTCAGAATCAATTAACCTTATTTGATTATTCAAAGTATTTTATATCTTTATTAGAAAAAACAGAAAATATAACAGACGAAGAAAGAAATGATGCGGACGAGATTGAAAGAATTTTTATAACAGAAATGAATAATAAAAATAAACCTAATAAACAAGCAGAAGCATCTTCATTAAGAAATGCAGCTGAGTCTTTTAAGAATTCATAATTTATTTTTGACATAAAATTATAATTCTTCTTACTTCATAACCTATAGTGTAATATATATTACCGGCTAAAGGAACAAGGTGAATAGACCAATATGGACGAAATTAATTACGGATTACAAATATATACAGATAAAGCAGATGCAGCTATTCTGACTACCCATAAAAAAGGTAGAGATCTGTTTGAAAAGAAAGGTTTTAATCTAAATTTAAAAGGTGGAAGTTTGCCCCTTGGCAGAATTACAGGTGATTTCGATAAGTTTTCAGGCAGTTTAGATGCTGCTACCGCTAGAGTTTTAGCTTTTACAGCTACAACCACAGTCGTTTATGGATTAGCCACAGCATTTACAAGACTTTTCACAGACTCTGTAAAACTTGAAAAGCAATTAGCTGGAATTCAAGCTATATTACAAACATCTAATTCTAATTTACAGATATTTTCATCAGAGCTTTTTAAGGTTGCTAATGCTACAGGCCAGAGTTTCGATGTGGCCGCCGCAGCTGCCTCTGAATTTGCTAGGCAGGGTTTGTCAGTAGAAGAGACATTGAAGGCTACAAATGCCGCTCTTGCTTTTTCTAAAATTGCTGGAACCGATGCGGCTCAAACTGTTGAGAATTTAACAGCTGCTATAAATACTTTCACCGATGAAGCTTTAACTTATGAAGATGTTGTAGATAGTATTGTTTCTCTTGACAATGCATTCGCAATTAGTGCAGCTGGAATATCTGACGGTTTAAAAAGAGTTGGTAGCGTAGCTAGTGCAGCTGGTATAGAACTAAAAGAAATTGCATCTTTGATATCTGTAGTTCAACAGGTTTCTGCTCGGGGAGCTCCAGTTATATCCAACGGCTTAAAAACAATTTTTACTAGACTTTCTAGAACATCAGTTCAAGAGGTATTAAATAATATAGGCATAGCTACTGAAAATTCTAATGGAGAATTTAAATCACAAATTGAAGTCCTTACGAATTTATCTAATAAATTAGACAGTTTATCAGATAGTCAAAGGGCATTCGTTCTTGAACAAGTAGCCGGAGTATATCAAATCAATACTCTTCAAGCAACATTAAAGTCTTTAAATGGAGAGTATAGTTTATTTGATAAAGCTGTTAGAGTAGCTTCTGATTCTTCTGGAAACGCAGCTGAAAGATTAAAAATCTTAACAGAGACTACAGATGCTAATTTGCAAAAATTAAAGAATAATCTTACTCAATTTTTAGCAGAAACAGGAAAAGTAACTGTACAACCTATTTTAGATAGTTTTGTGGGTATTGGCAATAAAATATTAGACACTCTTAATTTGGGGGCAGCAGCGGATGGAGGTGAAAAGGCAGGACTTTCAATAGGCAAAGTTATACTTAATGGTATAAGTTCTGCATTAGCTGGGCCGGGGGCATACTTATTAATAGGTATTATTGGTAGATTATTATTTAAAATTTCGAAAGATGCTTTTACAGCAGTTCAGGCTTTATCCGGTTTGAAAAAAGCTTCTCTAGTTGATGAAAAAATGCAACTGTCAGTTAATAAAGCTATATTGATGGGCAATAAAGGCTTAGTAGATAGATTAGCGACAACTACAAGTTTAGTAGAGAAAACACAGATTTTAGAAGAATTAATGATGAGTATGGCTAGAAGACAAGGTATAGCTCAGGTAAGTGAAGCTGTTACAGTAGGATTAGCAGCTAATAAAAGAGGAAAAAATAAAGCAAAAGGTTATATCCCGACTTATTCTAATGGCTTTTCTCCTGAAGTAAAAATGGCAGAAAAAAAAGGAGCTTTAAGTTCCAGTTATGCTTCGGGACTTGTTGTTAATTCTCCTGTGGGTGGGGTCATGAATACTGCTGAAACAGCAAGTAAAATACCATCAAATAATTCCAAAGGTTTTGTACCAGAATCTAAGAAAAAATATTTTATTAATCCACCTCCAAATTCAAAAGGGGGTAAAAAACATAAAGAAGAGTCTATTAAAAAAACTGGTATAAACCCTTATGAACAAGAACAATTTAAAGTGTCTTCGAATGGGGTATTACGTTCAAGTGGCTTTATTCCAAATTTCGTAAAAACCTCTAGGGAGATTGGAAGAGGAGTAGAAGGTTCTTTTCATAAACTCTCAGAAGGTGTGGGCGTAAAAAGATTTTACAAAAACCAAAGTAGAAGAGAAATACAAGATAAAGTCACAAGGGAATATTCGATATCCAGACTTTTATCGGAAGGCAACCTTATTCCGGGGGTTACAGGACCTCAAATTCCAGACACATTAGATAGATCCGTAAGAACAAGCAGTATTAGAAAAGAAATAATAAAAGATCCAATGGCTATTAAGTCAATTGGAAGGGATGCATCGAATGGCTTTGGAAAAATATTAGAGGGTAAGATGTACGATTCTGGCGTACTTATGAGCGATCTAATTGGCGAAAATTACAGTGTAAACGCCAAAGGTCAAGATTTCTTAAAAAAACATTTAGATTATTTGTCTTCGCGTAGAGCGGGAGCATCATATGACTCAGATAACCAACTTTATGAAGATTTCGTAAAGGCTGGAGGCAAAGCTGTTATTGTGGACGCTGGCATGGCAGAAGCAAGAAGCAAAGAAGCAAAGGAAAAAATTAACGAATATAAACGTAGATCATTTAGCAAAGGCTTTATTCCAAATTTCGCAAAAGCCTCTTTGGAGAGGGGAAAAGGAATAGGAAAAATTAAAAAAAAGGATATAAGTAAATATAATAAAAATGATGATGGACAATTACAATCAATCGAATATTCAGGTAAAATTTCAGGAGAACAATCTTCTCGTGTTGCAGATGTTGGTGTTGATACTATAAAAAATTTAAAATATAATGTTGTATCATTAAATACTCCGGATTATATCAAAGGCATAAAGAAAAAACTTGCAGGAGAATTTACAGAAGATAAAGCAAAATTTATAACTAATATAGGCCTAAAAAATGGATATACTGAAGATGGGGTAAAATTATTAATTGATAATTTAAGAAATCGTGGTGAAGTTAAAGACTCATCTATGCCTTTAATAGAAGGCGAAAAGAATGATTCTATCGAAAATCAAATAAATGGATTCGCTATTAAAGTAGGTGGGAATATGTTTGAGAAAACAGGACAAAGAGCGTTTAATGAAATAAATAAAGAAGCATCTGTATTAGCAACTGGTAAAGGTGCAAGAATGGACATAATCAATTCAAAGAGGCAGGGGATAGCAGAAGTTAAAGCGGGAGAAATAACTAGAGATAATTTGGTTTCAAAAGCTTTACAAACCAAAGCTTTAGAATTGCCAAAAACAGATAAAAGATCAAAGTTTCCATTTTTCAAAAATAAAATCAAAGAACCTATATCTTTTGAAAAGCCATACACATTAATTAAAAGACAAGAAAATTCTACGGCGGCTCTTCCTTCTTACTTTTCAAGCAAAGGCTTTATTCCGAATTTTGCAGAAATTACTAGAAGAGTTGGTATATTAGATGGCGATGTTTTAGCTAATCCTGAATACGCACAGATAGTTAATTCAGAAATGGAAAGACTTGGCAACTCAAAAACGCATGAGTATTGGGAGCATTTAGGTAATTATGCTATGCAAAAAAGAAAAACCGGAGGTTTAAAAAGAATTACTGGAATTTATGGTGCTCCGGGGTCAGGAAAAACTTCTCTTGCATTTAATGCAGACAAATATGGCATACCAAAAAAGAGCGATGATAGTAAATTTAGAAAAACGACTCGAATACCAATTCTACAAGAGTCAGACATTGACAAAGTTGATGAAGTCGTAGCTACAAAAGCTTCCCAGTCAAATGCTGAAAGGAGTTTACAAGAAGGACTTTTCGGAGGAGTAGATAGGCTAATTTCTCTACAAATATCCAGAGAAGATCAAATAAAGTCTGCTAAAAAAAGAGCAGCTAGTGATAACCCAATAGCAAATCAAGGTAGATCTGGGAAATCATTACTAGAAACTGTAGGAAAAAATCCTGAAGACCCTAATTATATAGCCGCAGTGGCTGAAAATAAAGGTGTTCCTGTCGCAAGATTGCAAAGAGAAGGTGATAAAACATCTATAATTAAAAAACAACTTAATATTGAAAAGAAGAAAATTGCATTCGCATATGGAGCTTTTGCCCCATTTACGGAAGGGCATAAGGAAATGTTTACACAAGCTCGTTCGTTAGGTTTCGAACCAGAGAATATAGTATTCGGAGTTAGTTCTGGAGCTACACTTAAGGAAGGCGATAAACATTCTTATCGTACCTCAGTTTTTCCTATAGGTCTTAGAAGACAATTAATAAAAAAAGCGACTGGAGCCAAAACAACAGTTATTCCGTCTTCCGAATTCAGAGGTAGAATACCTTCTGTTTTTAAAGTGTCAGACGGAAGATATCTAAGCCCTACTCCCGGAAGTATTGCATTAGTAGGTGACGATAAGGGACTCTATGAAACCGCAAAATATACAGAAAAGGGATTACAAGTGGTGCAGGACGCTAGGACTGAGGGTATAAGTGGAACTGAATTAAGAAAAGCAATTGGAGAAGGAGATACAAAAGGAATTAGGAGATTAGCTGCGGGAGGGTCAGAAGATCTTTTAATAGCTAATTTACCTCAAATACAAAATAGGACCGCATTTATTGATAAAACAATGGGAAGAACTTCTCTAAAAAAGAATAAAGCAATTGATAAAATAAATAGACGGCTAGGAGAGCTTCCACCAAAAATATATACAGTTGGAAAAAATATAACCCCTCCAGAACAAGCCGACGAAATACGAGCGCTTAGGAAACAAAGAAAGAGAATACAAGAATCTGATTCTGGAAGTAGAATATTAGATAGAGCGACTAGGATGTACAAGGCTCTGCAAACAGATGATTATGTCGATGATATAATTGATGAACCAATAAATAATCCTAAGTCGAAGAGTAAAAAGAATGTTAATTTAAATAGTAAAATTGATGAATCTGATGATTATATAGATATATCACAATTTTTACCTAATAATGTAAATGCTGCGAATCAATTTGCTTTAGCTCAGTCTAGAGGCAATAAAAATGTTGAGTTTGATGATAAAATTAGTACAATTTCTTTTGAACAAGTTCAAGTTAAGATTCCTGATAAAGGGGGCTCAAGAAGAAATTTAATGTCTTCAATTTTGCAATCTGCTCCAGATTCTTATCGCTTTAAAGATAAAAATAGAAAAGATGGCAAAGTAGATCAAACTGATTATACTGGAGTTTTTGAAAGATACGCTATACAGCAAGCCAATAAAACAAAAGTAGGCCCTAAATTTATTCCGACTAGAAACACCGGATTTAATAAAGGCAATAACGCAGTCGATGCATTCTCAATAGATTCTATAGAAAATAAAGAAATCTCTTTACTTGAAGCTAAAGCTGGAGATTGGACAGCTCCCAAAGTTGGAGATAAATATGGGAGATTTCTTCCTGAAAATATAGCTGAGTTAAGTCCAATGCTTTTACCCCTTTTTACAGAAGGCGTTCCAGATAAATACGACAGAATAAAATTAACCAATTATATAGCTGTCCCTGATTTAAATGATATTGATCCAATAACTCGTAGACAAACTAATGCCGGACCTCTAACACAGATAGTAAATGGTAAAAGAATTGTTCCTAAAATAGTTATTCCAAAGTTACGTTTTCAGGGCTCCACTAGGGCGAGGGATCTACCTAACATGGGTAAAGAAGTTGGAATGACAATGAATGCCTATCCTGAAAGGATGAGTGTACCGGACAGTGATATGCCTGCTATAGAAACAGGTCCTCTATCCGATGATGAAAGGAAAGTTCAAGAATGGGCGGCTAATTTAGCAGGACAAGGAAGTAGAGCAAGGAAAACTACAAACAGTTATAAGAAAATTCAGCAACAGATACTAACAGAAAGACAATTACCAACTGATGTACAGGATAGAAATATGCCTGTTAGTGAAATAGCTCCTTTATCTGATGAAGATCGGGTTCAAGCTATTCTGTCCGCAAGATATAATAAACCGAGAAACACTGGAGGAAGAAAAAAGACTAGAGAACAAGTGCTAAGAGAAAATGGTTTAGAGCGTTTTTTATCAAGTGGTTTTATTCCTAATTTTGCTTCAAAACTTTCTTATAAAGAAACTCAAAATGCCAAAAAGAAATCTAGAGCCAAAGAAGCTAAAGCTGGAATACCTATCGGAAAAATAAGAATGGGTAAAAACCCTTCTTTAAGAACTCCTTTTAATCCAGAAGGTTTTGGCACTTATAATAAGTATGAAGGAACTTTAGCTAATGGAATGGGTTTAGCTAAAAAAGAAGGTATAGATCCCAGATCTAAAGGTATGTCCGCTTCTGAAGGATTTATTCCTAATTTTGCACTCCAATCTTCTTTTATGGGTGGCGGAGCAGAAGGAACATTTCATAGATTAACTAAGGATATAGGGGTAAAAAGATTTTATAATAGAAAACCCTCTTCGTCAGCTGGAATTTTTGCAGGATTTGAAACAAAAAAAGACACAAAAACAGCAAACGTCAAATCTGAATCTAATTTACCAAAAACAATAACAGATGAGTTTACAGTATCAAAATTATTAGCTGAAAAAAGACTAGTTGACGGAATTACAGGACCTAAAATTCCAGATAATTTAGAAAGAGCATTGCGAGCTAAAAGCATTCGGAAAGAGATCATTAAAGAACCAATGGCTCGTGACTCTGTTGGTATAGCGGCTTCTGGAGTTTTCGGGCGTATTTTGCAAGCCCGATTAAAAAAAGCTGGGTTGGAAATGGATGACCTTCATGGGGCCAATTATACTTTAAATCCTCAAGGTCGAAAATTTATTGAAGAAAATAAAAATAATTTGCTTAAGGACTATGTTAAGTACTATAAAGTACCTGAATCAAGTCAGGATTTATACGACAAGTTTGTTAAATCTGGAGGTAAAGCTACTATTATAGATGCCGGATATACAAATGTAATTGATCCAAATTTAAAAAATCAAGTTAATGAGTATAGCAAAAAAACTAATTCAAGAGGTTTTATTCCTAATTTCGCAACTCCTTCTCTTGCTTCCGACAAAACATTTTTTAGAGACGTTGTTGGAAATAAAAAATCTGGAAAGAATCTTGCCAGAAATATAGATAGAAAAACTTATGACTTCTTAATTGCAAAATACGGAAGAGAAAAAGTTGAATCTAGTTTAGCTAAAATAAGTAAAACTCCAGCTTTTGATTTCTCTTCAGAAAAAGATAAAATGTATAAAGAAGCTGTAGAGAAAAATAATACAGATCTTTTGAAGAAGATGGTTGAAAAAGAAGCTCAAGATTCCCCATACAATAGAAAAGGGGTTAGATTAGGTTTTTATAATAAAGGGGTTCCGTTGCGTTCAGAGATTAAAGATCTAAATTTTGGTCCGGGATATTATACTGCTGAAGATGCTTCTTTATCTATTGGTGGGTCAGATGTATCTGTAAATTCAAAACCACATGAAGACAGACTCAAAGCATTAGGATTAAAAGCTAGTGATGTTCAATTTAGGAAAGACGAAGTATATGTAAAAGCTCAAAAACCTTTAACGGGAAATTTGCCTGATGAGTTTATGCCTTATTTAAATGCTAGAGTCAATTATGAGATAGCTATCAATGATGCTTACGCTAAACTCGGCAAATACGGCCACTTAAGTCCTGAAGAAATAGCTAAAATTAGTAATCGTTCATTGCTTCTTTCCACTTTAAGATCAAGAAGTGCAAAAAATGAAAAATACAAAATAGGTACAGCTATTTTAATGAAGGAGGGTAAAATACCCTATGACTCAATAAGGGGAATAGCAGGAAGAACACTTCAAGAAAAAACTATGTCTTCTGAGCTAGTTGTTCCGAATGCCTCACAAATCAAATCAGCTGCTTTAGTAGAGTATGATGATGACGGAAATTTAATTCCCCTATCGAAAAGATTTGACGAAAAAAGTGACGATATAAGGGGTTCTAAAAATCCAAATAAAAAAAGAGGTAGAGGATATAGTATTCAAGGATTAGGATTGAGAGGTAAACCGACTTCTTTTGCAAAAGGCTTTATTCCTAATTTCTTTTCTCGGCTTTCCCCTGCAAAAATTCCTTATGCACAAGAAAGAAAAGCTTTAAATGAATCCGTAAACGCGGAAATGAGTGCGGGTTTTGAAAGAAAAGATGTTAAGATTGGGAGAAGAGCTAGTTTAAAAACAAAATCTAACCCAAAAGGTCTTGCAGTTTTTAACAAGGACGAAAAGACTTTATCCAAGGGGATGAGTTTCGCCAAAATGGCGAAAATAGAGCCTACAACAAAAAGAACTTATGGAGATAGTTCAAGCGGATTGGTAAGCAGAACTTCAGCTTTTGGTTTTATTCCTAATTTTGAAATTCCTGTTCGTAGACCCTCATTAATGAACAGGGTAAGACAAGGAGCCTCTAAAGTAAAAACTGCGGCTAATAGTCCATTGGCTTTAAAAATTAGAAGTATGCTAAATACTCCTACTTCTACAAATGCTTTATCACTTCTTATATCTCAAATAGATGGAGCTCCCGACATTTCTTCTGATGAAATAGAATTTTTTAAAAAAGTTTTAGATCAAGTTCAATATAGTACAGGAAATCTATTAACATCAGTCCAAAGAGCCAATCTACCTTCTCTCAGAACAGCTTTGAGCGTTATAGTGCCAACTGTGGATGATTATTTAAGCTCTCGCTTTTCAAGAGAAAATCCTAATTCCTCTTCTGAAGGTTTCATTCCTAATTTTGCGACTCCCAAAGAGAAAAGAGCTTTAAAGAAAATAAGGAAAAGAAATGAAGCAAAACAAAAGAATGCAGACAAGGATCAGGAAAAAAAAGATAAAACTCAAGCTGCTCAACAAAAAGTAGCAGCCGTAAGAGCTAGACCTGCTTTGCCCAGTAGTCTAAGATCAGGTTTAGGAGGATCTTTTCAAGCTACAAGAGAAATTTTTCAAAGAAACCAAGCTAAAAGAAAAGCTGCTGAAGCCGAAAAAAAAGCTTCTCGCACAAATGCTGCGCCTATCAAAAAAGCAGGCATTTCCCCTCAAGATCAAGCTAAAAGAGATGCTAAAGCTAATGCTGATAGAAAAAGGAGAAATATAAAAATTGACTACACTAATGCTAAAGCGCAGATGGCTAAACTACCTCAAGCTCCGGGGAGATATCAGCCGACTCTTACAGCACAGAACCAGTTTGTAAGTAGAAAAGAGATATTAAAAAATCTTACTCAAGATAGAATTAATAAAAGAAGAGTAGGAGCGAAAGGTGTTGAAAATACATTTAAAAAAGGAGGACAAGGGCAAAGCAAATTGTTCAGAAATAGAGATGGTCAAATTGTAGGATCAGAAGAAAGGAATAGAAAAGCAGACTCTATCAGAGCTGATAGACTTTACAATAGATCAGTGGCAGCTGGGATTATGACTCCCGGAGGTAAGCTTGGATCTCCGATTTTACCTACGAAAGGTATACAAGGGGCAGGAAAAGGGATGCAAAGTTTTCCAAGAACTCAAATAGAGAACAGATTTCAAGTAGAAAAAGATGCAAGAAAAGCTAAAGCTAATAGATTACGAAGCGTAAACAATGAATCACGTTCAATAAGAAAAGAATACAAAGCTGATTTTGCTAAACAAAAAGAACTAAACGCGAACCAGAAAGGTGGAATTTTGCAAGGAGGAGGTCAACAAGGGGGGGGGAAACAAGGAGCAATGCCTGCGGGAGGAGGAATGCCTATGGGCGGAGATCTACCCGATTCAGATAATAAAGTAACAAAAACTCCGCAAGAACTCAAACAAGAGAAAAAAGAGAAAAGAGCAGCAAAAGCTGGAGCTATCAATGCAAAAATGATGGGATTAGCCTTTACTGCTTCTACTGTAACTGGGATGTTTTCAACGCCGGAGGAAGGAAAAGAGCAAACAAAGGCTCAAAAGGAGGTTCAGAATATAGGAGAATCTATCGCAGCTGGAGCTTCAGCCGCAATGATGGTAGCTATGGTTCCGGCTCTAGCTCCTATTGCCCCTATTGTAGGGGTTCTCGCAGGGGCTTTTAATTATGCCACTAAAGCTACTAAAGCTGCTGTTCCATCTACATTGGAATTGACTAATAACAACCAAAAATTAATTCAATCCACTGAATCTCAAATTACTTCTTTGCAAGAAGCTATTAAATCTCAAAATGAAATTTCTGAATTAAAAACTTCAGGAGGAGATCCAAAAAAGATAGCTAAAGCTCAATCCACATTTGCTAAATCATTAGGAGGGATTAAAGATCCGGAATTAATTTCTACGATATTAAATGAAAAAAGTGATTTAAAAAAACAAGAAGCTATAGCAAATTTTCAAGAAAAGAAGAGTAAAGATCTGAATTTTAGTCAAGGGAATTTGGTTACTTCTGAGATAATAAAGAAATCTAGAGAAGAAAATGTTAGTGTTTTTGGCAACAAAACTAAAACTTCAGATTTCAAAACAGAAGATTTTGACACATTTTTAAATCCTATTATTGATAGTATAGATTTTACTAAAGTTAAATCCAAAGAAGCTTCAGAGGCTATAGATAAATTGGGGAATGGGACTTTAAGTATGGGAGATTTTATAACTCAATTCGGTTCAGAGTTAGGACTAACTGAGTCTCAAGTAAAAATGGCGAGTAAAACTTATGGAGATTTAAATAAAGAATTCACAGATAGCTCTATACAAAGTATGGATAAATATGCAGCTGCGCTTTTGACTTTTAATAAAAATCTGAATGACACTGTGCAAACAGGAATACAAGGGTTTAGCTTAGACTTCCAAAAAGTTTTTGATGAAGGATTGAAAGGTTTAACTTTAGATACAGCATTGATAAACTATAAGAATTTTTCAACAGCGGGAACTAATTTATCAATAGAAAAAAGCAGACTAGACTCGGATAGAGCATCGGGAAGAATTACTGAAGCTGAGGGTATAAATAGACAAGCTAGTCTTCAAACAAAAGACTTAAATTTAGATGCTGAAAAGAAAGGCACTGAAATAGTTTCTAAAGCAGTGGAGCAGCTTACAGCATTAATTCCAAAAAATGCTTCTATAGAACAAAGATCAAATATTCTTAATCAAGCTAGTTCTGTATTAAAAGGAGGGGGAGATCTTTCATCTTTAGAAGGTCTTATAAAGCAAAGTTTAGGATCATCAGATGGCTCAAAAGAAATCTTATCCCAAATAGCTGATATAAATCAAGAAGTTGTACTAGGTATAGAAAAATTAAGAATAGATCAAGCCGATGGCTTAAGATCTATAAATACAATATCTCAAGACCAGTTAAAAGAATCTCAAAGAAGGAATTTAGCTGAGATAGGTAAAAGTGCTTTAGCTGGTCCCCCTCAATATACTAAAAAACTTATGAATACTGGGGCAGTATTAGAGACAGATGCTAAAATACAAAAATTAAGAGATAAAGCTGAAAGATCAGGCGGAGGAGAGACTGAAACAGGAAGAAAATTATTAGTCGAAGCATCAAATTTAGAGATGCAGAATGATAGAATTAAATATGAAGATGAACAAGCTCAAGCTGAAAGATACGGCAAAGATAATGTAGTTAAAAGAACTAACGAGGAAAGATCCGGGAAAGCACAGTTGCAAAAAACTATGGCAGATGATATAGGCCAAAAATTGAGGGATTTAAATAAGGCTAGAGCAAAATCTAATCAAGGTAGTATTTTTTCCGATGCATCTATAAAAAAAATTACAGAAGGTATACAGATAGGAGGATCAGGAGCAGATGAATCTAAAAGAATGTTAGATGAAAAATTTAATAATCCTTATTTTCAAGATTCTACTGTTCAAAGTTTTGCTAGAGAAATAAAAGGAGTTGGTGGAGTAAATAGCATTTTTGCTAATAATAACCAAATGGCAGCTTCAGCCGGAGCAAATGTTCCAATAGCTGCGAGTGCAGGCGCAGCTGGAGCTGGATTCCCAGTGGTTCCTAACGTAGCTGGAGCTGGTGTTCCAACGGTTCCTAGCGTAGCTGGAGCTGGCGTTACAACTGTTCCTAGCGTAGCTGGAGCCAGTGTTCCAACGGTTCCTAGCGTAGCTGGAGCTGGTGTTACAACTGTTCCTAGTAGTGGTGTTGCAGCAACTAACACATCAATGAATCCTAGCTCCGCCGCTATGCCTAATTATGCAAGCTCGACAGCTAATATAACTGCAAAATCATTAACTGGTAGAGGGTCAGAACAAGCTGATATATTAAGAAGATCAGCTGCGGTAACTCAAACACAAGATTATAAAAGTTTTGAAGCTGAAAAAGCGAAAAACGTACAGCTTAGACAAGAAAGAAGTGTAGCAGAGGCAGGTGAACCACAAAGAATTATAGATAATCAAAAAGCTGTTGAAAAAATAAAAACTCCTTTAAATTACCAGAGAACAATAAATACTGGTACAGCTGCCACACTTAAACAAGATTTTGTAATGGATGATCTAGTAAGTTTTCAAGAAAGGATGAAAAGCGGAAAAGCTACAGAAACTGATTTTGAAAATTTAAAAGCATCTACTCTAATGGATGAAGGAGGAAACGATAGATCGAGAGAAGAAATCTCAGCTAGAAATGCTTATATTTCACAAGTAGAAAGCTCTGGATTCTCTTTTAAAGAGGATGAGGTATCAGTGGAAAAAAGAATTAAAGAGGCTCAAGCTAAAAAAGATGCAAAAGCTAAACAGGGTTTAGATACTACTCTGGAGGATAATCAGATAAGTAATTTAACTAAAAGAAAAAAAGATGCGGGTCGAAATTTTGAAAAAGAAATAGAAAGATCTGATACCACTTTAGCCGCGAAGAGAGAAAGAATAGATGCCGCTATATCTGCTGCTGAAAGTTACAATACTGAAAGTTCTAAATTTTTAACTCAAGATGCTGTATTACCAGCTAAAACAAAAAGTAAAACTCCTCAAGAAACAGATATAAATGTAAAAAGACTTCAGGGATTAGAAGAGACAGCAAAAGTTTTAGGAGATGGTAAAAAAGATGATGAGAGAATTCAAAGAGTTGAGGAAGACTTGAGAGAAGGGAGACAGGTACAAGGTAAAGATGGAAAAATCGAAAGAGTTAAAATGTCTCCCGAGGAAGTAAAAAAAGCACAAGAACAGTTAGCCGGTTTTAAATCAGATAAAGCTGAAAATACTGCGGCTAGAATAAAAAATAAATCTGAAACAGCAAGAGTAAAAGCTGGATTGGCTGAAGATCCGGTTCAATATTTAAAATCTTTAGAGAAACAAAGAGGAACAGCTCCTTTACAAGATGCTGCGCAAATAGACGAAAATATAAAAAAGAATCAAGATTACCTTAAAAACGGAGTGATGAGGAAAGGAAAGGATGGAAAAGAGCAATTAACTCCATTAACACCAGAAGAAAGAAAAAAAGAAGAAGAGTCTTTGAAAGCTAATATGGCTGCTAAAAAAGAAATTGATCTTGATAATAAAATAAAAAGTGTTACTGCTCAAGCTCAAATGGCAGATCCAAAAGGTTATCTTGAATTATTGCAATCTAGAAGAGGAGTCGGACCACCAAGAGATCCAGAAGAATTAAAAAAAGGAATACAAGCTAAAAAAGATGAAATCAAATCTCTTGAGAAAGTTAATCCGCTTTCTGCTGATGAAGCAAATCAATTTACCAGTTTAGAAAAAGAAACTACAGCTTACGATAAATCTGTCAGTAATATAAAAGAACTAGAAGCATTGAATAAGATACCTAATCTTTCCGAACAATCACAAAAAAGAAAGGCGGAACTAGAGGCTACATCTTCAGCTGATATGGAGCTAACAAGTTATTCGGATTTCGAACCATGGAAAGGAGTAAACCCTAAAGATATACGAGATAAAAAGAAAAAACTTGGAGAATTTAAAGCAAGACTAGATCCTAAAGGTAAAATAGCGGACTTAAGAAAAGGAATAGAAACAGATGAAAAAACTTTATCAGAAGATCAATTGATAGCTGAGGCCCAAAAGAAAGCTGATGCTAAAGATCCTGCTAAAGTAAGAGCTTCTTATGTAGCTAAATTGAAAGGTAGCAAAGATAAAAATTTACAAGGTGTAGCTGCAAAAATAGAAAAATTAGATAAAAAGAAAACTGAGTTAGATTCTCTTAAAGGAAAAACTCTTACAGCAGACGAAAAAACAGAACTTACTGGTCTTGAAGATGAAACTAGAAGTTTTGATAAAGCTGAAAGTAATAGAAAAGAACTTAATATTTTAAGAGCTAAAGAGCCTTACGGAACTCTTACTGATAGTGATAAAAAAAGAAAAGAACAATTAGAATTAACAGAGGCTACAGATGCAAAAACATTAGACACTAGAAAAGAAGCTAAAGACAATAAATTAGAGCTTCAAGATTTAAGGGAGTTAGATCGTATGGGGCCTCTTAGTGAAGGACAGATTGCTAGAAAAACTGAATTAGAATCAAGAGAAGCGACTGATACAAAAATATTAGCAGATCCACAAGATGGTTTGGATATAGTGAAAAGAGAGAGAATGAAAGAGCTACAGGCTAAAGCTAAAAATACTGAAAAAGAAACCCAATTAAGAGGTGAAGTAAAAAAAGGTACTGAAGATGTAGCTCGGGCTACAGATCAGAACATGGGAGCTATAAACAATGAACTATTTAAAGGTCAAGTAGCTCCTGTTATCATGGATCAAATACAAAAACCAGAAGACAAGAAAAAAGTTCAAGCTTATAATGCTAAAGTTGTAGAGAGACAAGATCAAGAAGCTCAGTTAGATCCTATAAATAAAAATATAGCAGATATAGAGGCGAAAAGAAGAGATAGAAGTAAAGTAGGCTTTGAAGCAATGGCTGATATGGGGCCGGATAATGACGGAAAAAAATCAGATTTCATTAATAAGTTTATACGAGGAGAGGTTACAGCAGAGGAGGCCGATGAACAAACAGGTGGAGCTTTGAAAAATGCTTATAATAAAGTTATACCAAAAAAAGAAGGTCAAACTTTTGAAGATTTAAATAATGTTGGAAACGTAAAAGATGAAAAGAGTAAAAAAGCTCAAATAGAAAAACAAATAGCTCAAACAAAAGAGGAAGAGAATAAACTAGGAGCAGTTATAAAACCTCTTGTAGATGCTGTGACTGGACTTACTAATGCTCAAGGAGCCGCGACAGAAGGTGCAGCTGAAGGTCAAAACGCTCAAGGTGCTCAAGGAGTTGTAAATACTACGAATGTAAATACTACATCTCAGATAAGTGTGAATATAACAGGAGAAGGGATTACACCTGAAATGATAGAAAAATTAAAACCATCTATTATAGGTATGGTTGAACAGCATAATAGAGAAGTGGCTAGTGCAGCGGGGAAACCGCCTCCAGCTGCTCCTCCTACCAAAGCGCCTCCAGCAACAACAGGTTAGAATGGAGTGTATATATTAAGTAAATGAATACTTTATATTTCAATGATATAGAATCTCTTTCTTTTAGTAAAACTTTTAATTTTTTAGGAAATATATTCTGTTTCTCATCATTGGATAGTTATTCTATAAGATCTAGAGTAACAGGAGATTCCAATTTAAATTCTATTTCTGTAGCATATACAGGCATGAAAAATATTATAGAATCAGGATTTGGATATTCTAGTTTTGTATTGCATGGTATTAATTTGGGTACAGGAAAAATAACTTCTTTAAATTGGGAGGAAGGAAATGATTTGCAATATAAAGTTTTTTCATTAAATTTTGAAATTCCCTCTTCTGGCAATCTATATAATTTAACTGGCAATAATTATCTAGAAATAGATAAAAGCATTTTTCAAAACGATTTTAAATATGTTAAATCTATAGACGAATCATTTTCAATTTCAATGAATGCGAATGGTATTCAAGAAACAGCTCAAGAAATTTCTGTTTCTATTGATAGTCCTTTAGATTTAAATTCAAGAATAAATTTAAAAAATAAAATATTCTCAGGATTTTCTCAATATAGAATTCCGAATATAGGAATCGAAAGTATATTTCCATCTATTATAACTGGAAATATTTATAGCGGATATATAACATATTCAAATGAAAGTTGTGATACTATTAACAATGAGTATTCACTTACTAAAAGAAGTTATTATGATAATAATAATTCAGCGACATGGGAATTTTCTCATTCAGTAGATTTCAATGGTAATAATATAGTAGCCTCAGAGAATGGAACTTTAAAATCTATTTTATTTAGTGGAGATGGTATAGAAAGAAACTTAATGGGAGCAAGAACAAGATGGGATACAGTTAGAACAGGAATTTATGAAAGAGTATCAGGTTCTTTTAATTTGATTACAGGATTTCAGAATGTTTATACAGGAACCTGTAGTTTGATTTATCCAGAAATTTCTAAAACTTTACAAGAAGACCCATTAGAAGGAACTGTTCAATATAATTATTCTTACACTAATGATCCTCAATATTTAAATTCAGGTTATATATTTAACAATTCCAGATCTTCATCTAAAGACGAAGACGGTTATTTCACTATAGAAGAGAATGGTTCTTATATAGGTAGATCACAAAATAAAGAAAAAAGATTTAATCTAGCACTATCGGGTTACACAGGAGGCTATCCAGAAATTTACTCTAGAATAAGTGGAACATTTTCTTTGGCTAGTAAAGTAAATAAATTTTTATGCAAACCAACTGGCAATTTTTATTTAAATAATAAATCGACTTCTTACAAGGAGTTTGATGGCGAAATTTCTTATAGTAATACTTATTCAAATAATCCATCTTATTATTCTGAAAATTCTAATTTTATTCTTTGTACTAATTCTATTTCAGACAGTAAACCTGTTCACATTTATAATAAATTTCTTGTGCCGAATTCAAATGAAATAATTCAATCAGCTGGACAATCTTCAGAAGGTTCCTATTCTAATTCCATAAAAATTATAGGCAAACCTAATTTACAAATAGAAGATTACTTAACAGAGTGTTTTACTAAAGTTGAAAAACCTACAGTTATATCGGGAGTTTATGCTGAAAATGTTTTTTTGAAAAATATGAATTATACTTTTAATCCTTTCGAAAACACATTCAATGCTACTTTTGATTACTATTATACAAAGAAAATTGAAAGTGATAACATATTAATATAATGAGTGAAGTTAAAGTTTTATACGATTCGGAAGATATTTTTTCTAATATAGGTCCAACACCTTTTATATCAAGAGATGTTCAGAATATCTATTCTAATTCTGATATAAATTTAGTAGACAATTTATCTTTAACAGGGAGAATAAAAAGAAATTATCCGATTTCAGTAACTGGAGCGACAGGCTCATATTATAATCCTTGCGAATCTGGATTCGAAGGGATTAAAAATGTAGCAGATTTGCTTGTTTCCAAATTCTCTAAAAATTTTAAAAAGTTACAATTAATAGAAAATAGAGGGGTACAAGGTGTACAGGGTATTCAAGGTATACAAGGTATAGTAGGCTACGAGAATGTCGAAGAATGGGAAAATTGCATAATCAAATCTATAAGTTTTGATGACAACAAATGGTACGATTGGGTGCCCTATACTATAAATATAGAATGTTTTAAAAAAGGATATTTTGAAAATTATGGAATAATAGAGCCTAAAAGAAATTTAGGATTAGAAGTCTCTCCTGACAACACAATAAATATAACACTTTCATGTTCTTGCAAAGGATTAAATAAAACACAAGGTGGTTTTCAAAATGCTAAAAATTTTGTAGCTTCTAACTCTAATTTATTAAGTTCTGATTTAAATAATCTTTACTTAACTTACTCAAGTTTAATAAATGAGAGTAATATTCTTATATCAGAAAGCGCATTTGATAATGACACATATTGGAAAACAGTAAATATGGGCGTTTTGCCCAATGATACTTTGGCTCCTGATGGATCTCTAACAGCTGACGGAATTGCTTGCCCTTCCAATGGATTGAATCTTATAAAAGGGAGTATAATAAATCCGGGAGATGGTTCTACTACTTCAGGAAGATATAAAACATCTATATACGTCAAAGCAGTAACAGCGGAATGGGTTACTTTATCATTCGGTTTTGAAAAATTTAGAGTTACTGGAGCAAGTGGAAATGGAATTACAGCTACTATAACATATTTAGCTGGATCAGGAACTATATCGGTTGGGACTACAGTTACTGTAGAGAATATTAATCCATCTGGATACAATGGGACTTTTGTAGTTACCGGTTCTACAAGTACTTCAATATCATATGCTAATACAACTACTACTCCTTATGTTTACGGGGGAACTATTAACTATTCAGGTTTAGATCCTTATTTAATTAGAGGTTGGTTCAATATAAAAACTGGACAGAAAGGATCTATTTATGTAGATGAAAATAAAGCGACTTCTTACATTAACCATTATATTTCCGATGCTGGTAATGGTTGGTATAAAATATCTATAACATACGATACAAAGAGATCTTTATTTCCATTTTTTCAATTATCTATAGTAGATTCTAATTCTGTATCTTTATATACAACTGTAGCTACTAAATCTCTTTACATTTGGAAAGCTGCTATAGAAAATTATTTTGAAACAGCGGATTTAAATTCTTATAACTCTTTTTTAATTTCTCAAAATGAAACTTTAAATAGATTAACAGGTGAAGTATCTTTAACTAAAACTTTTGTTTTACAATCTGGTTTATCTAAAAGTCATTATGGTATTTTAAAATATGTTAGAGATATGTCTATTTCTGAAAATGGAGAAGTTTCAGTCAAAATAGATGGAACTCACCAAGGTCCATTATTAGCTAAAGGATTGAATGAAATTTCTTCTAAAGATAGCACATTAGAAGCTATTAAATATGATATATCAACTAAAGATTGGTATTCAACAGCTAATGAAATGTATCTTACGGAATCAAAAGAATTTAAATATCCTAATTTTTCATCTAGAATATCTCAAAGAGTAGCAGGATTAACTGGAACGACTGAACAAAAAAGAATATGGAGCACTTTTAGTACATCCACTCTGACTTTTGTAAAAAATCCATCTTGCTGGATTTATGGCATAGATATTTCAGGGTTTGTTGTCGCTAGTAGTGAATCTGGATATGAAAATAGAAAAATAGGTATATTAATTACTCCAAAGCATTATTTATTTGCTTATCATTACCCTGTTAATGTAGGTCAAACTTTATATTTTCTAACTAATGATAATAAAGTTTTAACTAGAACTTTAGTTTCTATATTAGAAGTAGGGCATCCTAATCAAATAGCTTCAGATTTAGGATTAGGAGTTCTTAACGAAGCTTTGCCTGATACTGTAAAGTTTTTTAGAGTTCTCACCAAAAATTATAAAAATTTTATAGATTTAAAAGATTACTCTTTATTTTGCAGAGACCAAATAGAAGAGAGTAGTCCGGGAGTAAGTGAAGCATCCCCTTTTCAAAGAGCTTGTATCGGGAAATTTCAAAAAATTACAGTAACAGATCAGCAAACACAACAATTTTCCATTGATGATACTTTCAACGAATATGTTCAATCAAATCTTTCTCCTGAAAGTTTATTTTTTAATGATTTTATAGCTGGGGATAGCGGAAGCAATGTATGTTTAATTACCCCAAATGATGAAATTATAACTTTGGGATTAATTGGGAATGGAGGCAAATTTCTGATGATCCCGACTTTTATAGATTATATAAATAAAGCTCTTTCAGAGTTAGGGAGTGATTACTCTGTGACTGAATATTATCCGGAAGATTTTTCTCCACTATATACAACTCCCACAAATTTTTCTCTTCAAAGAGATTTCTCTAATAATAGCGTAGGATTTTCTTTAGAGTTTTCAAATAAACAAGACAATAAAGTTTATACAATAGACGAAACTCGAATCACTCATGATCTAATAACTTCAAGAAAATGTATAGAAGCTAATTTGACTATAAGATCTGAGATAAAATGTAAAAAAGATAGATGGGATAATGTTTACAAATATTATAATAATTTAGATTTTGCAGATTATGTGCAGCAAAAATGGACAAAATTCGGTAATACGGAAAGATTGAATTTCAATGAAAAAGATAATTCTTATTCAGAGAACCAATTTGAAGGAACCATTCAAATAGGTGCTAAATTTTGCAACAGTTTAGGTTCTGATTGTGGATGTTTACAAAATTTTACTTATGAATATTCTTTCGTTCCAGCTTTAAAAGAAATAAAAGCTTCATTGCCTATTAATAGTAATGGCTGTCATTATATAGAAGACATTAAAATAATAAAAAGGGCGGCATTTAATATCCAAGGGACATTGATTAAACCCGTTTGTTGCTCTTACGAGAAAACAGTAGCTCAGTTAAGGAATAGAGTAAATCAAATTTCTAATTCGATTTTTTATGGAGCTAATAAAATTTTAGACTCTTCTCAAATTTCAAAAGTTTCTCCAGCTGGATCTATAACTTTTGCTTTTTCTTGGTCTGCCGAAAAAGCTATTATAATTCCGGACAATCTTCTTTAAATAGGTTTTAAAGTGTATTCTGTTTAAAGGTCTAAGGGTAATGGAATTAAATTATTTTATATCACAGTCAGAAGCTGCATCTCTATTAGTAAGAGATAAATGGCTTGATACAAGTTCTGCTAAATCTAGAAGTTTTATTAATTCAGAGTTTACTCAATTAACTGGGATAACTGGAGATTGTGATTTTTCATTATTTTTTACTTTAGAAAAAAAGAATAATCAAGCAGGCTCTTTACTTTCGAATTTTAAAATTCAATCGAATGCAGGTTTTTCTTTAAACTTTAATAATAATAATGAATTATTTTTATACTCAAACTCTTCAAAATCTGACTGCTACACATTCTCCGATATAAGACTAGCTAAAAAAAACTGTTTAGGTATAATAAAAGCTTCTAATAATATAACTTTATTAAATTATGATATAGATTCAAGATCTATTTATAAAACAGAGTCTTTCTCATTTAAACCAGAAACAAATCTTTCAGGAGGAGGTTTTTTCATAGGCTATAATACTTATGTTTTAAACAAGAATTCGTTAAGTGGTATATCGGGATATTTTGATCAGCTAGTTTGTTTCACAGGCACATTAGAAAAAGAAGATTATGAAAAAGTTTTTTCAGGTTTTTTACCATTAGAAGGTACTTATACTAATGTTTATACAAAAACTTCTGAGATTAAACAGCTTGAAAGAAAAAATAATTCGAGTTTATCTCAGTCTAACGCTGAAAAATTTATACCATTTTTAGACTATGTAACTGAAAATTATATACCTACAAATACAGGTAATTATATATCTACTATATTTGGTACAGGATCTAATGCTTTAAGTAAAATTTTTTGGTCAGGAGAATATAGTTTAAGTCAAGATTTATTATGTTACAATACAGGAACTATAATTCCAATAGGAGGAGAATATACTCCTTTTAGCATAGGTTCAAATAATATAATATTTAATGATGAAATTTATTACTCAATGAATGATCAGTCAGAAAGAACAGTAAGTCATTTATTTTCTTTCTATACTGGAGCAAATATTGATGTAGAAGATTTTTTTACATATAATAAGTTGGAAAAATACACATATGTTTCAACTGCAAACTTAACAGAGATAAATACAGCGACTACTTATAAACAGTCATTGCATATGGATGGAGCAATAAATGAAAAAGCTTTTTATATGGATAGTCAGATCCTAGAAAAGCCATATATGTTATTGCAAACTCAAGCAGGCAAATCATTTAAAGATATAGGAAAGCAATTACTTTTTGATACTTCAAATGGTCTTTTTAGATTAGACGAAGAATTTGTAAATGGTTATAATGTATACTGGGGTTACTCTGGAAAAGTAGATAATTATACAATAGACGAAACACATATTACATTTCCAGAGATATTAGAGAATGGAGTATATCCAGTAATATACGATAAAACTTCAGCTAATCCATTGCAGTTATTTTCAAATTTTACATTTTCGAAGGGCCTTTTTGCAAGGGGAGCAAGTATAGTATTTTTAGGAGAAAATTCAGCAAAAGTAAAATATAGACAGGTAAAAGAAGATTATTACGAAACATCTACTTTACATTTATCTCATGGAAAAAGAGATAGAATAACATTAGTTGATCAGAGTAGTATTTATAATAATACTAACTCTAATTGGTCAGGCGCATTTAGGATTCTTGGACCTTTTGAATAGAATATTATGAAAGCGGATTTTCCTTCAATAAAAATATCAGGTATTACGAAAAAAGTTTACTCAGCAGATTTAAGCGGTGGAGGATCTGAGCCGTCTACATTAAGATTATCTTTTATATGGGGAAAAGAAGACTACAATCTTAACACAAAATCCGAAATAGTAGTTAGGATTGGGAATTTTTATACTTTTAAGGGACATGCTATTTCTTTTTCTACAAAGGAAAGCGTAACATCTGGAAAAACTTGTGAACTTACCCTTGTCGATACTAGTGTAATTTTAGACAAAATATATGTAGGATTAAAAGGCAAAGATGGAGGCCCTTTGCCGAATATATTAAAACAAAATACAACACAAGTAGCATTACCCGGTAATATAAATTTAAATAATTATTTAAAAACTTCATCAGTTACTCCTAGTTTAGTTTCAAATAAAGTTAGCAATCTATCTATTTATAGAGCTGTTGGAGATTTTTCAAATATGATTTTTGTTGGAGATTATATTGATCCATGTGGCAATTTAGAAAATGACTCTGAGAAAGATAAATGTGATCCTTGTACATCAAACACAACCCCTAATAACTCTTTAGATTGTCAGAAATCAAGAGGATTCAGCAAGTTGGATGTAGATTATAAATTTAGCGATCTCATACAAGAAGCTTCTAGATATGGAGTGAATTTCAATAATACTTTTTCTTCTCCAGTCGATTACAGAGCTCAATACACAGGAACTCTTAGAGAAGTTTTGAACAATTGGTGTCAAGATTTTGGATTTTCATTTTATTGGAAAAACGATACAGTGATTTTCTTTGATTTAAGTAGAGGTATAAATATAAATGATTCGACTATAAAAGATTCGAATAACTGCAAAATAGAAGAAGTTTCTACAAGTAAAAGCATAGAAGGACTTTCCAAAGATATAAATATAGCATATTTTGGAAAAGATGGAGAAATAAAAGAATATGATTGTAGTTCAAATACAGGGGGAGGATCTGGATCTAGTAGAAATAGTAATAGAACGCTTTTCCCAATATCTCTCGATAAATTATCCAACGGAAATAGACCATTAGAAAGAAGATATGGATCAGAATTCAATTTCCAAGCATCAGTTATTGCAAGTTACTATAGTAAAGAATTAAGAGATTTATTTTGTTATGTTAAAGTACTCGAATATACAAGTCCGGATAAAGTAAAATTAGGGACAGGGAATAATGCTCTTTTAGGATGGAATATAAAAGCTATATGCCATGAGAATACGACAGATAAACAAGCAGGCAAAAAAGGGGAAGCTCAATGCCAAGCTCTTTACCATAATATAATAGGATCTTCTAATCCTAGTTTAGGAGGAGCTTTTACAGAAGAAAAAATAAAAGAACTAAAAGAAGGAGGGGCTTACTTATTAATTGTAGAAGAAACAGGAACTAAAGCTTATGATTTTGAACTTCAGATAGCTAAAACATTTTGTGGAAAATATTGGTCTGCTGCTGCAAGTGATTTAGAAGATAAAAGTTTTGAAAGTCCAGATGGAACTGTTAAAGGATTCTCAAGGATTAAACCCGGTAATAAATTTGTATTTCCAGATATAAATATTTCTCATCCATATATAAGAGCAGCTGAGATATCAAAGTTTGCCGAAAAAAATATTGTTGTCCTTAATAGAACTCCTATATGGCAACCTGACCCAAATTCTGAAAATGTAGAAAAATTTATAGATGGCTTAAAACCTTATGTTTTTTTAGACAGAACTTCAGAAGGTGGGGCAGCTCTGACTGATAAAGAAAAGTTATATTTAGTTTGGTCTTTTGGAGAGAATAAGCAGCCTGATATAGAATGTGAGATTTCAAATGGAATATCTCCAGACGAAAATGAAAATACTGAAGGCTTAGGAGCGAAATCCAATAAATGTAAATTATTTAAATTTTATATAAAGAAAACTAAGGGTACATATACAAGATTACCAATCTTATCACCTATAGATTCTAATTATGTAATAAAAGTTATAGAAACTGTCAATTCTTTTAATTTTGGAAAAATAAAAGCTATTATACCTAAACTTGAATTAGTTTTTGCTACACAAGGAAAACAAAATGATAAATATGTTTCTATTAGAGCAAATACTAAAGATATAACAAATGGAGATATTTCTAACTTAGAAAGAAATGATAATAGATGTTATATAGATGAAGCAAAAATTAAAACTTATGCAGATAAAATATTATTTAATTTAAATACAAATTTGCAAGAGGAGAAAGAAACTAAAACTTATTCTATTTTTGGATTACCTAATTCTTTATTAGGTCCAGAAGATGGACTAGTATCTTTTTCCATAAGATTAGATCAGAGTGGGACTAGAACTAATCTTACTTTTTCAAACTCTTTTCCTGTAAATCCTTCTGATAGTGTAAAAACGCATCAATTAAATAATGCATTAAGAAGCAACCCCGGCAAATCCTATATAAATATTATTTAAAATGAAAATTACAGGAATACAATATAGGAATTTTTACCCTCAAAAATCTTTAAACTTTGACTTTAAAGTTTATAATTATTCTAGTGATCATTTTGAAGTAGGAATTACAGGAACACATTATGTTCGTTATTTATTTAAATCTGGTATAATAAAAGATCCAAATGATAATATTATAGGAACTTTTAACAAAGAACCTATTAGTATAAATTCTTATATTAAAGAACCATTTTCCGAAGGATCTTATGTTCAAGGATATACTACTTATAAAGATTATTTAAACTCTGTTCCTATCACTAGAGAGGGGGTACTCGCCACTCCAACTTCTATATTTAGCGCATTAGTGGTTAAAATTTTAGATTCTCCAGTTTCGAATTCTGTAGATTTAGACGCTTTTATATATGGAAGCTCTATCCCTAAATTAGAATTTTCAAATTTTTATTCAAATGAAGCAGTAAGCGGAAAAATAACTAATAAAGGACAGTATATTGTTGATATTTTTTCTATAAATTCGAGTAGCATTACAGGGAAATTCACACATGTAAAAGAAATACAACCCGGAAATTATATAAATTTTTTCAACTATGATACAAGCGGATATTCTCAAGGATTCCCTGTCTACTTAGATTTAGAAACAAATTTTGGGAACCAGTCGTATTCATTACAAATACAGAATGCTCAAACTGTTAATGAAGATGCTCAAGAAGATGATACAGATGATATAGTTTTTGAGCGTATTACATGGTCAAATATTTCCGCGTACTCTGGGGATATTATTCAAACAGGCATATCAAAAGCTATTTTTGAATTAGAATATTTATTGCAAGTAGAAGGTTCTAAAATAGATTTAGATTTTCAATACACAGAAGGGAAAACAGGAGACTTAACTATAACTGGATCTTCCACTGATTTTTTTGGATCAGAGAATATAAATGTATCTTATTCTGGAACTCTTTTTACGCAAAATGGTATTTCCAATGGCCTTCTTTATAACACAGACTTCGAAAAAACAAAAGATGACTATACTATAAAAGGAAATATACAAGATGTAAAATTTTATTCTTTAGAAGGACAATTAAGTAGAGAATTTACAAATTTAAAAGCTACAGGAGAAGTAGTTTATATTGTTCAACCTAATGATGGCCTTCCAATAAATACTAAAATAAACGATTTAAATTTAAATCCAGATTATTTTATAGATTTGGGAGGTAAAACTGGTTTACCTAATACATTTGAAAATTACGAATTAAATTATGAAAGATTAAATACTTACAAGGCAATAGCTATTCCAAATAATTTTACTCCTTTTCCCATAACAGGCATAGTAGATAAAGAGGAAATGGAAGGTAAATTTGTTTTTGAAAAACATAAATTTATATTTCCGTCAAGTGTTCTATTGCATACAAAAAATCTTCCGACATCTATTACCAATACTCAAATTGGAAATATTTATCCATATAGAGGAGTTTCTTACGCAACTCTAAATGATCAATATATTTTATTTTCTTCAGAAGCGAAAGGTGAAACAAGACCATTCATATTTTTAACCTCAGATTCTGATACTTTATTCTTTAAAAATCTTAGCAATATAGATTACAATGGACAATATAGATTATCATCTCAAGATTTAGTAAAAACTAGAGTTTTAAATAGTAATACTTATTATTTCAAAAACAACGGAGGATTCTCAGATTCGTTAGAATATAAAGGAAAAGAATTTATTAATTCAATAATAAAGGATGGTATAATTACTTATCAAAATTTAACTCCATTTGATAATGTAGAAGATGTGTATAATGATTTTTACAAAAGAGAAGACAATCAAGATATAAAAAAACTTGATTATGGTATAAATTGGAATGAGAATAATTTGTTAGTTTTAAAAAAAGAAGATAATACGTCATGTTTTTATTCTGACTCAGATTCTATAAATTTTGGTATAACTTTTGATGATAAAGAATTTCTTTCAGATAGATCTACTTCTAAGTCTGCTAATTTAATAAAATCTACACAATCGGAAAATTTTACAGTTGATTCTTTATCAACAAATGTAAAAATTGATGATATAGCAAATCCAAATTTTGTATCTTATGGAACATTAGCGAATACTGCAACAAACGAGTATAAAATAAATTTTAATTTTACGAAAAAAGATTCAACAAAAGAAGATTATACTTTTTCTTTTTATATTTTACCTCAAGATCCTTTGCCTGCTGAAACAGGCGTTCCTTTTATTCAAATATTTTGCGGGGAAAGTTTTTATTGTAATATAAATAGTCTTGGTGCAGTTCTAACTGACAAATCAGTGCAAGCAGGCTCATATGATACTGATAAAGAAGGAGCATTCTATCCGCAGAATATAAAAAGAGTTTTTGTTAAATTTAAAATACTTAATGAAGAAAATATAAATATAAAATTAGTTAATGCAAGTGACTCTAGTATTAGTCAAGACGGTTTTAATCCACAATCAAATATATGGAAAGTTAATATTTTTGGAGTACAGTTAGAAGAAGAAAATCTTTCTACATTTTTAACTCCAACTCCATATCAATTATATTCAGAAGGAACATTATTGGAAGGTGTTTTCAGTGGTCTTTTTCAATATTTTATTTATAAACTCTATGGAATACCGGGTCAATTTTCTACTATTACTAGTCAAGGAAATAATAATTACAGAGTTTTTACTACGACCAATCCATTAATAAGAGATGAGAAAAGGAATAGTTGCGGAGATATTAAATGTTTTTCTACCTTTTTTGAAGAAAACAATAAGGCTACACTTTGGGATAAAAATATTATAGGAGGAAGCAATTCTAAATATAAAGGCATATCTGAAAGTAATTCTAATATTGTATCTTTTTTCACAAAAGAAATTTTACCTTATTTATTCAACATAAAAAATAATAATTTTCCGAAATTGTATACAGATTTTGATAAATTATATTTTGAGGCTACAAAATACGCTTCAAATGGGACTGTTCTAGAAACAAAAAATACTTTTTATCTAAAAAATAATAATACTTATAGCTACGCTGTAAATGAAATTATTGATTTATTTATAAAACATAAAAATTATGATTATTCATATGTATCTTTAGAAGGAGTTATTTATAAAATACCGAAATCTTATGGAACTAATAAATTAACACCTATTCCAAATAATGAATTGGACAATATTGTATTTTCAGGATTTTTAAATAAAAGTTTAGATTTGAATATTCAAGCTGGATTTTGTAGATATTATTTGACTGAAAATGTTGGAAGTCAAAATTTTGGTTATTTTTATGAAACTCCTAATTTCTATGATGTGAAAAATACTAATTTAATAAATACTCAAAATACGTTTGTAGATTTATTTCCTGAAGAAAAATCAAAAATAAATGAAAGACCATTTAAAGAGTCTATGAGTTTAATTAATATTAGTTTTTCTAGATTAGTAAAATCAAATATTCCTAAAGAATTAGAAAAAACAATAAATTCAACAGTTTATGTGCAAAGTTGCTATTTTAAAAAACAATTCGCAAATTCAATTTTGGACTTAACTGGAACATTCTATAATATTAAAAAAAGAATGAATCAAGTTTGGAGTGTAAAAATTAAAAATTCTATTGATGATGAAATTCCAGTATATGAATTTAGAGGCCCGACTCCTCTTGATTTCGATAAATATGAAATAAAAGGTTTCGCAACTCAAATTAGTTTAGATAGTCAAAAAAGATATCTGGAAATTACACACGATGATATAGAAGAAATTACTTTTAATGAAAATGATCAAGCTTTAATTACTTTAACAGCTTATTCTTTTAATAATGACCCTTCTCCAGTGGTTTCTTCTTTCTCTATACCTTAATGCCAATTCAATACCATCCATTTAAGACGGAAGTTTTTAAAATAAATAACTCAGATATCTTCGCGATAAATTCTGGAAAAGTATTTAATTTTTATAATCCTTTAAATTATAGGAATGTTACTTGTGATATATATGGCAAGCCTCTTCCTAAATTAGATTTTTTTTTAAATGAAGAAAGAAAAAGCGAAAGGAATGGAACGATCAAGGAGACTTCTTTTATTTTAAAATCTGAATATTTTAAAGTAAATATATATATATTAGCTTCTTTTAACCCTCCAGATAAATGGGTTCCGGGACCATCTTATATTCCATTTTTAGACAAAGCATGGATAGCTTGTAAGGCTTATTTAGATGAAGAAGACAGAAGTAATTTTGAAATTTTGGGAAATACAAAAAATTTAAGCGATTCTAATATTAAATTAGAAAGTTTTGATTTAAATGCAGAAGAAAGAAATTCTGAATTAGATTATTTATATAGAGATGAAATATATTGGGGAGGAAATGCTATTAATTTAGCTATTGTAGCATCTATTTACAAAGATGAAAAAGGCGAATGGACAGTAGATCAATTCTTAAATGAAAACTATGCTTTAACAGAACTATTTGATTCAGCTTCTTTTGAATTAATGAATACAGAATTTTATGATATAAATGTTAGTGAAACTTTAGAAGATGAAAAGCTTGAATTAAATGAAAAAATTATAGGAAATAAAAAACAAGTTTCTACTCTTCTGGGAAGGTCATCTGAAAATTCATTAAGAGGATATATAAAACATAATAAAAATATAAATATTATTTCTTATAGTAAACAGTTTATTTTTCCGAGTGAAGAGAACAGATTTATAGAAAGTATTGATAACGGTAACAGCATAACTATAGATTCTAATATTGTTTAAAATGAAAAAATTAAATATAGAACCTATGAAGCCATTTTCTTGTTTTATCCAGAAAATAGAAAATAATATTGTAACAAAAGTTTTTGTTAATTTTGGATTAGTAATTTGTACAGCTTCGAACTCTTTAAAAAATGTATTTGTTCCAAAAACACTTTCTAAAAAAAGATTAAATTTTTTTGCAGAGAAAAGAAATATAGGATTTAATACTATTGATACGGCGGCTAAAGGATGTATATGCTTAAGAATAACTTTAAAAGATATAGACTCTGTTTTAGCAGAGAGTGTAAATGAATGGGAATCATCTTCATTTTCTAAAAGATCCGATCTTTTCAAAATTTATATTAAAAAATATTTAACAGAAGATATAATTAGAGATTATATAGCTAATGATTTACAATTAATACAATTGGAAGATGAAAAACTTGGAATAAAAATAGGTAATTATATACCTTCATATACTTTATTTGATCCTACGTCTGAAGGGTATGAAGATGCTGTAAAAATAGAGAAAGAATCTATACTTCGAGAACAGAATCTTTTAAAAAATTGGACTCCTGATATAAGCGCTTTTTATCAAATTGCAGATTCAAATAATGCTCCCTTCGTTTTTAAACCAGCGACTTTACTCGGATCATCTATTTTAACTCCGCTTGTTAATGCTTCTTGTCCTATTTCAGATGTAAGTATAGAATTTATAGAATCTTCAACTCAAACTAAAGAGGAAGAGGAAAAACTAGATAAATACAATTTTATAATAAATGGTGAAAAAATAATACCTATAGCTTACTTAGATAGCAGTAAAGAAGATAAATTAGAACAAATAATTGATTTTGATTATGCGTTTAATTTTCCATTTTACTTTGATCAAAAAAATTATAAAAATTTTAAAAAATGAGTAATCAAACATATTTACCATTTCAAGTTATCTTGAGTACTAAAAAAGGTAATAAATATAATTTTATAGTAAATGCTGGAGATATAAATTCATTTATATTAAATACTTATAAAGCTAACTATTTAAATTTCGAAATAAAAAATAATCCTTTAGACAAAAAAAATTATTATCCCTTCAATTCCCTTGAAGAAACTACTTATGAATTAGGAACATCTTTTTTAAAAACATTTGAAACAGCTGAAAGCTGTGATGTTTATTTAACTATACCTAAAGTTCCAGCAGGTTTTAGCGATGGAATTTTAGGCGGTAAAATAAATTGGTGGCTAGATGACAAAAATAATCATTCGGATTTTATAAATCAATTTTCAATAATAACATCTACAGATGAAAATTTCGTAGAGTATTATGATAATAATATACTTTACACTCAACAAAAAGATAATTTTATAAAATTAGGAGGAACTCAAATTTTAAAAGATTCTGAATACGCAGGTAAAATATATATAAAAATAGCAAGTATAATAATTAAAGGTAATGAAGTAAAAATTACACCGTTCTTGAGATCAAATGTTTTAAGTCCTCATAGGTATTTAAGGTTAGGAGATTTATCAGCTAGAAATATAAAAATATATTTTAAAAGTGTAGCTAAAACAATAGGCTTTCCTATAGATGCAGGAGATTATCAAGCTGGTCTTTTTAATGGACTAGCAGGTTATTATGAAGTAGAAACTATAAAGGGATTTGAAGACGATCCTTTGACCGAGTGGAGCGAAAAAACAGAAGATGAAAAGGTTACAATTCCTTACTCTTTTAGTAGAAGAGCTGGGCCTAATCGTTTATTAGTTGAAAATTCAAGTTATTTTTCTAGCCCTTTATTTATAAATAAATCAATAGATTATATAGCAGAGTCAGCTAGAGAAGAAATAGAAAAAAGAATCAATTATTTAAATCAATCTTATATTTACGATGGTCTTTTTAAAAATGCTACAGAGATAGTTTATTTCAGAAAAGAAAATTTATCCGTTTATCAAGTAATTTTAATATATAAGGAAACACTAGGAGATAAATTAATAATGAAAAATGTATATGAGAATATTTCACTTTATAATAGTATTTTAGTGGAAACAGCTCTACCAACAATTGATGGAAGTCCTCCTGATATAACTCTAAAAAAAGAAATGACAGAAGAAGAAGCTTACAGTATTCTTGGGATTAGCACAGATGATTTAGCGGGTATAAATAAAATTGTAGATTTGCAAGGTTTTGCATAAAAGTACTTGACAAAAGAAAATTTTGGCATTATATAAAGAAAGTTAATTTTACATAGCGGCCTCATTTGCCGCAATGGGTCCGGGACTCCCAAAGCCGGATGTCATTCAAGAAAATCGCATGGTGCTCTGACTCGGGACTTGTCAACACCAACATCCGAAAGGGTGCACCGAAGTTGAGAATTTGAGTACTTGTTCAGTAGTTTCTACAGCTACGATCTAATAAATCTAGTGGGCAGATGAGCAAGTCGGTTGGGTAAAGGGCTTCTATCCAATTTTGATACGTCAATAAAAACCTCATGGGTCGCTGAAAGGCGAGTCCAAACTGACTAAAGGAAACTTTTTTAAGCAAGCGATTTAAACTTGTTCAGGCATACAAATACTTCTGTTTTTTTTCAAAAACAGGTAGGTAAGAAGTCCCCTGACTAGAAGGAAAGCTTCTTACTCTTCTTTCTTTATGTATTTATGTATATAGTATATTTATATAAGAGACATATTATAAGATTGACTTTATAAAAATAGAGATTAATTTATGAGTATGAATTTTAAAACAAAAGATAGTGGAGCTAGACAAAGTTTTGAATCTGGAGCTAAAAGAGATACTCAAGAAGGAAAACCAAGATTCGATTTAATCTCTCCTTTTATGATGACAAGATTAGCTTCTTTGATGGAAAGAGGAGCTGTTAAATATGGTGAATGGAATTGGGAAAAAGGGATGCCATTCTCAAGATTCTTTGCCAGTGCATTTAGACATTTAATGCAATATTGGAAAGGAGATAGAGACGAAGACCATCTTGCAGCTGTAATATTTAACTTGATGGCAATTATTCACTTTGAAGAAATAGGAAGAGAAGACTTAAATGATTTAAAGAAATGGAAATAATCGAAATTTTAAAAACGGCTACAGCTTGTGTATTCATATTTTTTCTATTAAACTTCGCTCCTATATTTGATTATCCAAGATCAATAGCGTATAGATATTTAGATATAAAAGGTGGGAGTAAAAATATTCTAGGATATCTATGCAGAAAAGTTAGATATTTGATGGGTTGTATTTTTTGTTTAACTTTTTGGTATTGTCTTTGTTTTGATATTAATAATTTTATTTATTGTCCTATAGTTGCTACTATCATAAATAATCTTTTTTTGACTTCTTTCCAGCATAGGGAAAATTAATATTGAATACCAATTTTTATTTATCTCATATAATAAAAAGCTCCAATGGGTTTGCAGAAACTTTAGGTGGTGAATTTTTATATTTTTGTATTCAGATAATTTCATCTACAGATTCTAATAAAAGATCTGTAACTTATATTGAAGCTAATGAAAAAAAATTCTTTAACTGCAAAGATGATAATGAATTTTCTTTTGTTATTAAAAATATTTTAAAAAAATACAAACCATTTACTCCAGAAATATTGTATATAGATAAAGCTTACGATCTCGGACTTTCTTATTGTATTATTGAAAGCTTTCTAAGGGGAGAAACAAATTTACAAGAAAAGATTGATCAGTATAATTTAAAAAAAGATTTAGAATGAATATAAATTTAGAAGTTCCAATTAATGGATTATCTTTTGGTCAAGTATCATTTGGATTATTGAAAGAGTTTTTCGATAGAAAATTCCTTCCTAATATATTTCCTATCGGGCAAGTAGATTTAAAAGCCTACGATATTGATAAACCATTTTTTGATTGGCTCCAATTCTGTTGTCAAAAAGCTCATGCCAATTTTTCTCGTAAATTTCCTACGATTAGACTTTGGCATTTAATTGAATCTGAAAGACGTTTGTCTGATAAAACTATTTTATGGACATTCCATGAAACGGATACTTTAACTAAAGTTGAAAAAAATATTATTAAAAATAATGACTTGGTATTGTTTTCTAGTAATTATTCTTATGAGGTTGCTAAATCTGAAGGTCTAGAAAATGTAGGAGTCTGCCATCCTTATTTTGATTCTATTCATGTAAAAGCTGATCCTCTTGTTCCAAGAGTTGATGCTATTAACTTTTTGCTTATTGGAAAATTTGAAAAAAGAAAACATACAGAAAAGATAATCAGAATATGGAAGAAGCTTTTCGGTAATGATAAAAGATATAGATTAAATTGCTTAATAGATAACCCTTTTATAGAGAGAGAAAAATGGGAACAAATTTTGAATCAAATCTTTGAGGGATCTATTCCTTGGAATGTTAATCTAATATCTCGTCAAGATAAAAATTCAGAAGTAAACAAACTAATGAATTCTTGTGATATTGATCTTTCCGGTCTTTCCGGCGCAGAAGGATTTAATCTTCCTTTGTTTAATATGCTTTCTCTTAACAAGGTTTGTGTAGCAATGGATGCTCATGCTCATTCTGATTTTATTAACAATGGTAATGCTATTATTGTAAAACCTTCTCAGAAAATTCCTATTTATGATGATGCCTTTTTCAAATTAGGTAATATAGTTAATCAAGGGAACATGTTTGATTTTGATGATAAAGAAGTAGAAGATAAAATTTTGGAAGCCGTTGAATTTTTTAATTCTGGCGAAAAAACTATATCAACTCTTCCTAGTGTATTCAGTGTACAAAATACTGTAGATACACTATTATCAAAAATATGAAATGGGATATAAATGCTCCAAACTTTGTTCAAGGAATAAACGGGCCTAGAAGTTTTTACTTAACAGAATTTTCTTCAACAACTGTAAAAGCTTTAAGTAATAGAATCAATGAAGCCATAGAACTGGAGCAAATACTTTTTCCTATCCATATTGAGTCTCCCGGAGGAGATATCTCATCTTTAAAAGCTATTCTTTCTATCCTTTATTCTGCTAGGAAAAAAGGTTTAAAGATTGCTACAATGACGGCTGGTGAAGCTTCCTCTGCTGGAGCTTTTGTCTTCTGTTTCGGGGATGAAGGTTTTCGTTTCATGGGAGAATATGCAGGTTTAATGCTGCATGGTATTCAGGTTTCTTCTATCCCAGATGGAAGAGCTAGTGAGCAAAAAGAATTTTTTAATGCTTTAATGAAAGAGGAGGAAGAAATACTTAAAGTAATCTCTTCTCATTTAAAAGGCCCTAAAAATAAAGAATGGCTTAAAAAAGAATTAAATAAAAGAAAAGATTTAGATTGGTATTTAAATGCTAAAGAAGCTTTGGATTTAGGTATTACTAGCCATATAGGATTGCCAATTTTTTCTTTAAAATTAACTCCAGAAATTTCTGTAAATATTTAGAAAAGTGTAAATACAATTCCTATGATATATATTTATGAAAATCCAGATTCCGAAGAGAGAATCGAAGTCGTTCAAGGTATGAATGATGAACACGTATATGCACAGAATGGTGTTCAATGGAATAGAGTTTGGACTATTCCTCACACGAGTATAGATACTAAAATTGATCCTTTTTCCTCTAGGGACTTTTTAAATAAAACAAATAAAAAAGGAACTATTGGAGATTTGCAGGATAGAGCTCAAGAACTTTCCCATATGAGGAAAGATAAACTAGGTAAAGACCCTATTCTTGAAAAAGAAGTTGCAAAGTACAAAAAGAAGTATAATGTCGCTCATCCCTCAGAAATAAAAAAGAATTAATTATGATTTTCGAAGAACAAATCTCAAGGAAGCCAGATCACTATCCTTGGAGCCAAGAATTTATTTCGGCAATGCATGATGGATTTTGGACTAATAAAGAATTCAATTTCCAAAGTGACTTACAAGATTTTAAAGTTAAGCTTTCTGAGAAGGAAAAAGAAATAATTGTAAAAGCTTTAACTACGATTGGCCAGCTAGAAATTTCTGTAAAAAAGTTTTGGTCTAAGTTGGGTGATAACCTACCTCACCCTTCCATGAGCGATCTAGGCTTCGTTATGGCGAATACAGAGGTTATACACGGGGACGCATATGAAAGACTCTTAGAAGTTCTAGGGTTGGAAACTGCTTTTGATGATGCTTTAAAATTGGATATTGTAAAAGGTAGAGTTAATTATCTTCGGAAACATCTTCATAAGTTTCATTCTGATAATAAAAAACAGTTCGTATATTCTATAATTCTTTTCACTTTATTTGTTGAAAATATTGCATTGTTTTCTCAATTTTACATTATCAATTGGTTTGGTCGTTACAAGAATCTCCTTAAGGATACGAACAAGCAAGTAGAGTATACTTCTAGAGAAGAAAATCTCCATGCTATAGTTGGAATTAAAATAATCAATACTATTCGTTCTGAATATCCAGAGTTTTTTGACGAAGAGCTTGAAGCAAAAGTAATTTACGAATCTGAGCAAGCTGTTAAATATGAATGTGAAATTATTGACTGGATTTTAAATGGACTCGAATCGGAAAAATTAAATTCTCCTCTTTTGAAGAATTTTATTAAAAATCGAATGAATGAATCATTGGTTAGTATCGGATATAAAAAGATATTCGAGGTTGATCAAGATTTAATTTCTAAAACAGATTGGTTTGATGAGCAGCTGCATGGAAATAATATGACTGATTTTTTTCATTCTCGTCCGACTGAGTACGCAAGATCAAATAAAAGTTTTGGAGAAGAAGATTTGTTTTAATACAGATACACCTTGACTTTTTAATTGTAGTACATATACTGTTTTAGATTATGGAAAAAGCTTATAAATGGCTAAATAGCCACAGCCGTCTCTTTTTAGAGAGAGGCTATTTAGAAGAAGGTGTATCTCCAGAGGAGAGGGTAAAAGAAATAGCTAAAAATGCAGAGAATATTCTAGGCATTGAAGGGTTTGCTGATAAGTTTGAAAAGTACACTTCTCTTGGATATTATAGTTTAAGTACACCAGTGTGGATTAACTATGGGAATAAGAGAGGTCTTCCTGTTTCTTGTTTCAATTCCCATATGGATGATACAATGACCGATATTCTTTGGAAGGTCGGCGAAGTAGGTATCATGTCTAAAATGGGAGGAGGTACTTCAGGTTATTTTGGAGACCTTCGCAAAAGAGGTTCTAAAATAAGTTCTGGGGGAGAATCCAGTGGAGCTGCACATTTTATGGAGCTTTTTGATAAAGTTTCAGATGTAGTTAGTCAGGGATCGGCTCGTAGAGGTAGCTTTGCAGCCTATCTTCCCGTCGAACATCCAGATATTGAAGAGTTCCTTATGATTCGTTCTGAAGGTCATGCTATTCAGAATATGAGCATTGGTGTAACAATAACAGACGACTGGATGAATAAGATGATAGAGGGGGACAAAGATAAGAGAGGAATATGGGGTAAGATTATAAAGAAAAGATTCGAAACAGGGTATCCATATATTTTCTTTACTGATACTGTAAATAATAATGCTCCTCAAGTTTACAAAGATAAAGGATACAAAATAAATTCAAGCAATCTTTGTTCAGAAATAACTCTTCAATCGAACAGTAATGAAAGTTTTGTTTGCGTTTTATCTTCTTTGAATCTTCTTTATTGGGATGAGATTAGAAATACTGATGCTATTGAGACATTAATCTATTTCCTTGATACTGTAAATCAAGAGTTTGTTGAGAAAACTCAAGGAATGAAATTTATGGAAGCTCCTCATGAATTTGCGAAAAATCAAAGAGCTTTAGGAATGGGAGTTTTGGGATGGCACTCTTTTCTACAATCACAAATGATTGCTTTTGAATCTTTAGAGGCTAAGATGCTTAATTCTCATATATGGGATACTATCAGAAAGAGAGCAGATGAAGCTTCTAAAAAGCTCGCAGATTTATTCGGAGAGCCAGAACTCCTCAAGGGTTATGGGAGAAGAAACGTAACAACAATTGCTGTTGCTCCTACCACTTCTTCATCATTCATTTTGGGGCAAGTATCTCCGAGTATAGAACCTTTAAATAGTAATTACTTTGTAAAGAAACTCGCTAAGGGATCTTTCACTTTCAAGAATCCATTCCTCAAAGAAGTTCTAAAGAAGTATAAGAATGATACAGATGAAGTTTGGAAATCCATTTTGATTAGAGGTGGATCAGTTCAACATTTAGATTTTCTTTCTTCTGATGAAAAAGATGTATTCAAAACTTTTGGAGAAATCAGTCAAAAAGAAATTATTATTCAAGCTGCTCAAAGACAAAAATTTATTGATCAAAGTCAGAGCTTGAATATTATGATTCCTCCAGATATAAAGCCGAAAGAAGTAAGTGACTTACTAATCGAAGCTTGGAAGATGGGAATTAAAACATTGTATTACCAAAGATCAGCTAATCCTGCTCAGGAATTGTCTAGGAATCTAATGACCTGTACTAGTTGCGAATCTTAAAATTTATTAAAATGAGTGAGAATTTACAAGAAACTTATTATGGCAAAAAGATAGACACATCTAATATATTAAATATAGATGAAGCTGTTAATATACGCAATGGTAAGCCCTGTGTAATAATAACAGGCGTTACTGGTCAAGATGGAAGTCATATGGTTGACTATTTACTTGACAATACAGATTTTTTAATTTTTGGAGGAGTGAGAAGATTAAGTGTTTATAATCATGAAAATATTAAACATGTAAAATCAGATAGATTTCATCTCATTAATTTTGATTTGACTGATCCTCATGCTATTTCTAGGATTGTAGAAAAACTACTTCCTGATTATTTTATCAATTTTGCTGCTCAAAGTTTTGTTGCTAGTAGTTGGGATTTTGCTAGGCAAACATGGCAGACTAATTCTACAGCTGTTCTTGATATATTGGAAGCTATCAGATTATATAAACCTACTTGTCGTTTATATCAAGCTGGATCTTCTGAAGAATTCGGTAATGTTTTATATTTTCCTCAAGATGAGGTTCATCCCTTACGCCCTAGAAGTCCTTACGGAGCAAGTAAGGCAGCTTCTAGACAGCTTGTAAAAGTTTATAGAGAATCTTATAATCTTTATGCTATTCAAGGCTGGCTATTTAATCATGAAGGAACGAGAAGAGGTGAAGAATTTGTCACTAGAAAAATATCTAAAAAAGTTTCTTCTATAAAATATTGTATAGATAACTCTTTAGACTTTTCTCCTTTAGAATTAGGAAATATAGATGCCAAAAGAGACTGGAGCGATGCTGAAGATTTCATGGATGGGGTATGGAGAATGTTAAATCAAGATATTTATAATAAAGATTATTCAGGTATTCCCAATGAATATGTTTTCTCTTCTAATGAAACACATTCTATTAGAGAGTTTGTAGAAAAATCTTTCAATTATATTAAATTAGATTGCTCATGGGAAAATGAAACAAATAATCCTGAAGATGAAAAATTAGTAGCTTGTATAAATGGCATTAAAAAAACTTTAGTAATTATCAATAAAAAGTTTTATAGACCAGCTGAAGTAGAAACTTTATTAGGAGACAGCTCATTAGCTAGAAAAGATTTGGGTTGGTTTCCAAAATGTAACTTTGATCAGCTTGTGAATAAAATGTTAAAGTCTGACATCGAAAAGCTATCAGTAGAAAAAGCTTGACTTTTTTAAAATATGTTATAGTATTTTCGTTGTTATGACGAATTTCCAAAAAAGCGTATTAAATTTTATGAAAGCTATTGGGCAAAACTGCCCAGATTCTCCTTCTATACCTGACAATTTAACTAGAGTTCTAAGGATAAGTCTTCTTTTAGAAGAAGTTTTGGAACTAGCTGAAGCAAGCGGTGTTAAAGTTTCTTTGTCAGATAAAGAAGAATCTATAAGTATTGATGATTTTAATTACGATATAGAAGGAGAAGTCAATTTAATAGAAGTGGCTGATGCTCTAGCCGATATTAACTATGTTTCTATAGGAGCGGCATGTTCTTATGGACTTGACATTGAGCCATTTGAGAATGAAGTGTGCAGATCTAATGATTCCAAAATTACAAATGGATTTCGTAGAGAGGATGGTAAATGGCAAAAGGGTCCAAATTACAGTCCTGCTAATCTTTCTCCTATTTTAGAAAGTCAAATAAAAAAAAATAATTAAATGCCTTACGAATATAAAGCTAAAGTCTTAAGAGTCTATGATGGAGATACTTTTTTAGCTGACATTGATCTTGGATTCGGTTTTTCCTTAAAGGAGAAATTTATAAGATTAATGGGGGTAGATACCCCTGAGATAAAAACTAAAGATTCCGAAGAAAAGAAGTTCGGAGAGTTAAGTAAAAAATTTGCAGAAACATTTTTTAAAAATAATAAAAATGAAGTTGTGATTAAGACTCATATACATAATGTGTCATTAGAAGGTAAAGAAAAATTTGGTAGGATATTAGCTTATGTTTTTGATACCTCTGCAAACAAATGTCTTAATGTAGAAATAATTAAAAACTTCCATGGAGTCGAATATTTTGGAAAATCAAAAGAAGATATAATCTTATCTCATATAGAAAACAGAAAAAAAATAAATTTACAAAATGAAAGCTGAATTATTAAATTATTTTGGAAACGACCTAATGATCGCCAATGCTGCTAGAGTTAGCTATGGAAAATATAAAAATGTCTTTGATGAAAAAGATGGAAAACTAATAAATTTTCTTGTTGAACATAAACATGTCGCTCCTTTCAGACATCCTCAATTACAATTTAGAATAGAGTGTCCTATTTTTGTAGAGAGACAGCTTTTCAAACATCAGGTTGGAATGTCTGCAAATAGTATAAGTGGTAGATATGTTGATTTCAGTGATAATTATTTTACAATAGAGAAACTGAGAAAACAGTCTAAGTCATCTAAACAGGGCAGTGAAGGTGAAATTGATAACCCAGAATTATTAGAAAAAATTTCTAACTTTGTCAAGCAATCCTCTTTACTTTATAAGGAACTTTGTGAGGCCGGAGTTGCTAAGGAACAAGCTAGAGCAATTTTACCTTTGTGTCTAGAAACTCAATTTATCTGGACAGGATCGTTACTTTCTTTTCTTAATTTTTGGAATTTAAGACTAAAGCCTGACACTCAAGAAGAAACTCGAATCATAGCTCTTAAAATGTTAAACTTAGTAAAGAGTATCGAAGGTAATCCCTTTGAATTTTCTCTAAAATCTTTCAATCTTTAAAAATTTTAATTGACAAATAATATGAATGTGCTAGAGTCAGATGTGAAAGCAATCGCAAATGAAATTGCATTGCAATCTATAATAGATTACACTAAAGAAGAGCTCTTAACAAAAGAGCAGTCAGATAGACTAAAAGCTTTAATTATAAAGCATACAAAAATATGTTTGTTTGACACAATATCTCTATATGAATAAGCAAAATAAAATAAAAACTGAAAAAGTAAAGATCGAAGCTCAAACTCCTGCGGACCATCCTTACGCAAATCATCGAGGTCGATTTATAACTCTTCATACTCGATCAAAGAAAGGGCAACAAAAGTTCTGCGCAAAGATCTTGAGCATCTCTAATAATTATGTTACATTCATAAATGTTAATAATGGAGAAGTTCTGAAAGTTGCAAAAACATCTATTGTTTAGTAGATTGATGTTTCTCCCGCGCCTTTAATTAGGCGCGGGATTATTTTTTAAAGTGTATTCTTTTATCTATGGAAAATAAAATGGAAACATGTAAATTCAGATCAGATACAGTTGCAGAGTATGGCCCTTCATGCTGCTCATCCAAAAGATCTGTTGGTTATTATTGTTTAGAACGTGGAATCCACGGTCTAACAGATGAAGTTTGTAACTCTTGCGAGTTGTATTCTTCGAAAACTCAGGGATTAGAGCAAGTAGAATAGAAAAATTATAATAATATGGCATCTAAAAAGAAAGAAGACTCCTCAAATGAAGCAGATTCAAAAGATATGCTTAATTCATTTTTGAAGAACAATGAGGAAAATCATTTTAATTACCTTCAACCTGAGGAGGTAACGATTTCTTCTGGATCTTTAGGCCTAGATACCTTAATTAAGGTGCGCTCTGGCTCCTTTGTCAGAGTTTGTGGTAAGGGGAGTGAGTTAGGTAAAACTTCACAATGTTTTGTTTTCTCTCAAAATTATATGGATAAGATTGAAAAATCTAAAACCATTTTTATTAAAGCTGAAGCTCGCTTAACCCCTGAAATGCAGAAAAGAACAGGAATGAAATTTGTTACTGATCCAAGTAATTGGGAATACGGTACTGTTTTTGTTTTTAGTTGTAATGTTTTTGAAACTATAGCATCTTTAATTGAAAGCATTCTACCTAAAATGCATGAGGCAGGAGAGAAACTATGTATTATTCTTGACTCTCTAGATGGTGTGATCCTTAAATCAGATAAAGAGAAGAATCTATGGAATGGAGATGAGAATGTTAAAGTAGCTGGGGTTCCTCTTCTTACAAAAATTTTATTTAAAAGATTGGCTTTGAAGGTAGTTCACTTTGATGCTTTGTTTTTGATTACAAGTCAGTACACAGCTGAGATCAAACTCGATCCTTATAGTAAGACTCCTCCAAGGCAAAGTGATGGGGCAGGAGGATCAGCAATCAATCACCAAAGTGATATTACCCTTTCCTATCAGCCTCGTTATGGTGGAGATTACATTCTTGAAAAACCTAATGAGAAACCAGATCCTGTAAAGAATAAAGTTCTTGGAGTTTATGCTACTATTGAAATCAAAAAGTCATCTACAGATGTAACCGGATCTAAAGTAAAAATCCCTATTAAAAAGGGAAGAAGTGGTTGTGCTATTTGGGTTGAGAAAGAAGTAGTGGATATGATTATATCCTTTGAACTCGTTACCAAAAAAGGAGCTTGGTATTCTTTTTCTGAAAGTATTGTTTCAATGGCTAAAGATGATGGGGTAGAAATACAAATACAGCATCAAGGAATGTCTTCTCTTTATGATTATATAGAAAGCAATCGAAATGTTTTCGAATGGCTTCTTAGAAAGGTTAATGAGATTATAGCTTAATGGAATTAACGAAATTAAGAGGCAATACAAAAGTAAATGTTGTTGCTAAATCTTGTATAGATTGGGATAAGAAAATTTCTATTCCCCAGTTTAAAGTAAAAAATTTCCTTTACCCATTCTGGAAAAATGATGTAGTCAAAGAAGAGTTTGTTATTCCGGGCAGCAAATTCAGAATTGATCTTTTCAATTTCTCTAAAAAAATAGCTATAGAAGTTAGTCCCGACGAATACCATGTAAATTTTAATCCATGGTTGCATAAGAATCGACAAAATTTCTTAAACAAAGTTAAAAGTGACGATATCAAAAGAGAATGGTGCATTAGAAATAATATTACATTAGTAGAACTTTTTAATGAGAACATTGATAATTTATCATTTGATTTTTTTCTAAAGCAATACAATATATCTTTATAAAATATGAAAGACATTCAAGAAATACTAGATTCAATTAAGGCTCAAAGAGAAAAGCAGATCGAAAAAGGCTATACTGTAGATCATGATCTACAATATAAAAATGGTCAGCTTCTATTGGCTGCTTTAACTCTTGTTGGTTTTGCTCATGGTCAAACTTCTGGCGATAATAATTTTAAAGAAGCTAAAGAACTTTGGCCATTTAAAAATTTTTCTCCTAGTGAATCTGTTCAAGACAATCTAGTACAGGCTTGTAGTCTTATAATTGCGGAAATCCAAAAATTATCTCTATAATTTTTAAATGAAATGGATAACGGCAAAGGATAATATCCGACCATTATCTGAGAAAAAATATGCAATAAAATGGAATGGCGATAGTCTTAGTTTTTTCCAGTTTAATGTAAAACAATTCTTTAAAAAATATTGGAAGGATGATGTGGTTGGAGAGGAGGTCCTGTTGCCTCAGACTCGCTTGAGAGTTGATCTGATGAATTTCTCAAGAAAAATAGCTGTAGAAGTAAACGGATTATTTCATGTAGAATATACTCCTTATTTTCAAAATTCAGTTGAAGATTTTGAGAAACAGGTTTATAGAGATGTTCTGAAAGAGCATCTTCTTGAAAAGAATGGATTTGAAGTAATCGAAATCTATGAAAAGAATATGCCCTTAAAAGAAAAATGGATAGAGAGTGTTTTTGGTTCTCATATTATTAAATAATTATGCTTGTTTCTGAATTCCCTATTTCTAATAGGACAAAAAATGTATTATTGCAAAACGGTTTCCTTTCTGAAGTTGATTTCAATGGTAAATTTTTAGAAGATATTAAGTCTCTAGAGGGCATGGGGTCAAAAGGGGTCATGGAAATCAGAGAATATTTGCATGGAAAATTTGGTTTGATTTTAAAACTTAAACCAAAGGAAAAGAAAATTTCTAATCCTAAAGAGGCAAGAATGCTTATCTTCCATTTCCTTGGAAAAAGAGATAATATTTTTTGGCCTAAGGAAATGCTGGCGGCAAATAAGCTTTTAGCTTTGTTTGATTTAAAAACTCTTCTCTCTGTAGTTCCAAACAAAAAAGCTTCTACTCTTCTTTTCTATCTATGTGAAGAAGGTCGAAAATATATTAGAGCGTATTTACCTAGTATAGAAATAAAACAAGAACAAAAACAAGAAAAATCGGAAGATATGTTTGTTCAAGATGTACAGTTAGACTTAGAACTATCAGTGAAAAAACCTAAATCTCTAAAAGATTTTCTATTTAAATGAATCATAGCAGAATTTCAACTCCTCAAGAACAAGAACGTGCATGTCTAGCTGGCTTTATAAAGTGGCCAGACAATGTAGCCGATTACGGTTCTATTTTAAAAGCCACTCATTTTGATAACAAAGTTCACTCAGCCATTTTTTCAGCTATCTTGGCTGTTTACAATCAGAATGCTACTGTTGATAAATTGCTTGTCTCTGAAAAGCTAACGTCTATTGGTCTAAAGCTATTTGAAGATTTAAACATTATAGATTATCTTGATTGTTTGTCTCAGATGCAAATCAGAGAGCAGTCTCTTCCTAGCTTTATTAGTAACGTAATTAAATATGATTTTGCTAGAAAAGCAGATAAATCTTTAGAAGAAGGTAAGAATGAAATCAGGAGTAATATTGATAAATCTTTGCCAGAGCTTGCCAATGTTATTGAGAACACATTAAAGAGTGCAGGCACAGAAAACGTAGCTGATGAGGAAAAGCCTATTGATGTTTTTTCTACGATGCAGGAGACCGTTCTAGACTGGGCTAATAATCCAAGGCCAGTATGTCTCAAAACCCCATTTCCAATTTTTACAAAAATGTATGGAGGTCCTAGCTTCGGTGACTTGTTTGTTATTGCCGCTGGGCCAAAGGTTGGCAAGAGTACTTTCGTAAACTTTCTAGCTTATGAAGTAGCTGGTCTAGAAGAGAATAATTGTTTAGCATTGGTTTTGGATACAGAACTTGAAACAGATCGTATTATTGCTAGAAATCTTTCTGCTATTTCGGGTGTCAATGAATACAAAATTAAAACTGGCAAATTCTTAAATAATCCAATTGATAAAAATAAAGTATATGCAGCTTTAAATTCTCTAGAGAAATACAAGGGGAGAGTTCACCATAAATATGTTGCTAACAAATCTATTGATGAAGTAATATCAATTGCTAAAAGATGGTATGTTCAAAATGTCAAAAATGGGGAGAATGTATTACTTATTTATGATTATCTGAAATCTACTCAAGAAAATATTACTAATGCATTCGAGGGATATGAGCTTCTTGGTCAAAAGACTGATAAACTAAAAAAGCTCGTGTCTTTATTACCTAGAACCGCAGGATTGACAGCCGTTCAGACTAATCGTAGCGGAGGCACAGCAATGTCTTCTCAGATCGAATGGCATTGTTCCAACATGTATAGACTAGAGAAGAAAAGCCCAGAGGAGATTGGAGAAGGAGGCAAAGAATTCGGAACTCATAAACTTATCGAAGTTCGAGCCCGTGTTCAAGGCGAAGAGGCTATGGGGGCAGACAACTATGTAAAGAGATCTACTCAAGACGGAGATGTTTTTGTAGAAAATTATATTAATTTTAAAGTCGAAAACTTTAAGGTTAGTGAATGCGGTAGTGCAGAAGATGTATTCAATAAAAGATTAGGGCAAATAGAAGTTGCAAATAATAAAAAATACACTAAAGGAGATTTCATATGATCGTAGATTTACTCAAGAAAATGGGATATATGCCAGAGAAGTCTGGATCTGATTATCTAAGAATGAAAGCTATTTATAGAAATAGTGCTAGTTCATCTTTAAGTGTGAACACTAAAAGTGGATGGTTTACAGATTTCGTTACTGGTCAATCGGGTCCTCTTGTAAAGTTGGCCATGATAACCTTGAACATAAATGAAAAGGATGCTAAAAACTTCTTAAGGGATGAGTATTTCGATAGTTCGGCTAATGCTCAGGAAGAAGAAGAGGAAACTAAAATAGTTCAAGATAAATTCTTTGATTCTGATTTCGTAAAAGATTTAATGCCTTGGTATACATTTTATAAAAATAGAGGCATTTCAGAACAAACTGTAAAAGATTTTGGTGGAGGAGTAAAAACTTATGGGAAACTTAACAACAGATTCGTTTTCCCTATCTATCAAGGAGAAAAAATCATAGGTCTTGCTGGGAGAGATTTATATACTAACTCTCAAAGGCCTAAATGGAAAATATTAGGTAGAAAGGCTAATTTTGTTTACCCTTATAAACTCACACACTCTGATATCGAATCTTCAAGATGTGTAATTTTAGTGGAAAGTATTGGAGATGCTCTTTCTCTTTATGAGGCTGGTATAAAAAACTTTTTAGTTCTTTTCGGATTAAGTGTTTCAAAGCCTGTAATACTTACTCTGATAAAAAGCAATGTAGATAAAATTATTATTGCGACTAACAATGATATAGATTCTGAAACTAATAGAGGAATGGAAGCTGCATTGGGAATCAAATATAAACTATCTAAATTCTTTAGCAGTGATTCTATTTTTGTAAAACTTCCTTATAAAAAAGATTTTGGAGATATGGAAAAACAAGAGATTATTGAATGGTACAAATCATTATAAAAAAATCTACAAGTTTTTTAGTTCATCCTTTTGGTGTATACAGTATAATTAGCATTAAATATGAAAAACGAAAATAAAACCTTAAATAAACCATTCAGACTTCCGGGTGGAAGTGCTAAAAAATTTGGTGTGTACGTAAAAAATGACAAAGGTAGTGTTGTCATTGTAAAATTCGGTGATCCGAATATGTCAATCAAAAGAGATGATCCTGAGCGTAGAAGCAATTATAGAGCCAGACATAATTGTGATAATCCCGGACCTAAATACAAAGCTAATTATTGGTCATGTAAAATGTGGTCAGATAAGCCAGTTAGTCAAATTGTAGGATCGGAAGAAGATCATTTTGATTTTGATAATCTTCCATCTCAAGAAGAAATAATCGCTCTAGATAGAGATCTTGAAAATGCCAAAGAAGAACCTATTGAGTTCTCATTCGCTGAAGTTGAGTATTTGGACAAGGAAAAGTATTCCCAAGTAAAGGAAGTCGCAGATAGAAAATTTGGAGAAAAAAATTCTTATGTAAAAAATCTATTTGTTTTGAAGGAATACAAAAAAAGAGGCGGAAAAGTGAAATATTCAGGAGACAAACCCAAAGACTCTGATATAAAGACTCTAGTAAAATCATCATTGTTTGATGACACTCTCTGGAATCTAATCGAAAATTAAAATGTCACTTCCTAGGCTTTCCGCAAGCAAAATAAAATCTTATAGTAGTTGTTCTTATCTTGCATATTTAAAATATAACTGTGGCTTACCTTCAAAGGGGAACACTGGTTCAAAACTGGGAGGAATAACTCACATTATTTTAGAATGTTTGGCTCATCCGAAAAGGAAAGAAAAGGTGAGTCAAGCTCTTACTTGCGGAAGGCCATTATCGTTGCCATGTCTTCATAGACTTGCTTCTAAGTGGCTTAAAAAAGAAGAGGTAGATTCTTCTGAAAATTATGAAAAAATAAACGGGTTTTTGGTAACCGGTTTAGAAAATGATTTCCACGGAAAAGGCTGTGAGAAATACGAGACAGAATATGAATTCAATATAAATAATGGTAAATATTGGATTTATGGTTTTATAGATAGATTATTTATTTATGAAGATCATATTAGAATTTTAGATTTTAAATCTTCTAAATCTAAATTTTCAAAAGGTTCAGAAGATATGGATTTTAATATCCAAGCATTAATTTATGCATTAGTGGCTTCTAAACTTTATCCCGGAAAAAAAATAACTGTAGAATTTCTTTTCCTTAAATTCCGAAAGAATCCATATATTAAGATGGAGTTTTCTTTGAGTCAGATAGAAGCTTTCGAGCATTACCTTGAATATATATCAGGATATTTGCAAGATTTTGGATTAGAGAAAGCTTTAGCTAATACAGCTGCTGGAGATTTTAAACGCAAATGGCTTTGTGGTAAAGAACCTTTTACTTATAAGGAAGACGGATCACCTGTTTGGGTTTGTGAATATAAAGCTCCCTTCTTGTATTTTGAAGCTGTTAAAGAAGGCTTACCTTCTAAATCTGCTTATTTTAAAAAAGAACTTGATAGTTATGTAGCTTTGGGCTATACTATAGTTCAGAGAAAGCACTCCGGCTGTCCTAAATTTAATTAAGCTTTTTATTTAAATTACTTACAAATGATTCCTCTTTTTAAGAGTCACTACTCTATTTTACGTAGTATATTAACTCTCGATCCTTACGAGAAGAATAAAGATACTGATCTATCAGATAGTATTATAAATATTGCTGTTGAGAATAATCTAAAAGAATTATGTCTTGTAGAGGATACAATGGCTGGATTCGTAGCTGCGTTACAAGCCTGTAAAGATTCAAAAATTAAACTTATTTTTGGCTTAAGAGTTTCCTTCATTAACAGCTCTTCGGAAGAAACCTCTTTATCTTCTCACAAAAATATTATTTTTCCAAAGAATTTTAATGGTTATAAGGCTTTGATTAAGCTTTCTACTATGGCGGCTTATAATAATTTCAACAAGGAGGCAAGACTTTCTTATTCTGACTTGCATTCTCTTTGGAGCGAAGATTTAGCATTAGCTATTCCTTTTTATGATTCTTTCCTCCATAAAAATCTATTACAAGGATCTCTTTGTATTCCTGAATTAAAAAAGATTAACCCTACAGTTTTTCTTGAGGATAATAATCTACCTTTTGATTATCTAATTAGAGAAGCTGCTCTTCTTTTTGCTAAGATGAATAACTTTAAGACAGAAGAGGTTAAAAGTATTTATTATAAAAATAGAAGTGATTACGAAGCCTTTCTTACTTTGAAGTGCTTGAATAGAAAACAATTTGGATCAGGAAGAACACTTGACAATCCCGGATTTGATCATATGTCTTCTAGGGAGTTTTGTTGGGAATCATTTCTAGAAAATAAAAAATAAATATGCAAACAATAAAAGAAGGTGACTTTGTTAAAACCAAAATCTTTTTTGGAGATAGCTGTAGAGTTGGAAAAGTCGTTGAAATCGTTTATCAAGATGGAACGCCTATTTACGATTGTATAACTGAGGATGGGGAAATTTCATTCTGTGATCCTCTTCTAATAGAAAGAAAAGAAGCTAAAGCTATTATCAAAAAACTTGAAAAGAAAATAGATTTTTTAAACCAAATATGAATAAACTAGATATCAATCAGCGCATTTATTTTGCTGATACAGAAACAGAAGGACTTAATCTTAACACTTCTCGGCCATGGGAGTTTGCTTGGGTTATCATGGAGAATGGAAAGATTCTAGATAGTCAATCTAGATATCTGTGGTGGGAAGATTTGAATGTTAATCCTAGGGCAGCTGAAATTACAGGTTTTAATTTTAAAGAGTATGAAAAGAAAGCTCTATGTCCGAAGAAGGTTTATGAAGAAATATCCCCTTGGTTTTTTGGAGAAGACTTGCTAGGTTTTCATAATGGACTAAATTTCGACGCTTATCAAATTCGAAACTGGTTTAGGGAAATTGGCAAGCCTATTGATTTCGAATGGGTAAAAAGAGTTGTCGATACGAATGCTTTAGCTAAAGCTTATCTTTCAGGGGCAAAGCCTGATTATGATAATTTTGATGCATGGCAAACTCGTTGGGCTAATTTTATTAAAAGAGGATTGAAAAGTAATGTCACTTATTTGTGTAATGAATGGGGAATCGAAATAGATGCATCTAGAACTCACCAAGGTGACTATGATTGTTATTTGACTGCTCAGATATTTAAAAAACTTGCTTACAATTTTCAGGAATCTTAATTTATGTTATTCTTTTTAGATCAATTCGAAAATATAGATCTTAATATCCACGGTATTAGATTGCCTAAATTCTGTTTAAGTAAGGAGGATTATTCTGCCCTAGATCTTCCTTTTAATTTAAATGGATCAGACCTAACAAGTCTAGAGCTTTTTAATTTGTTAGTCGAAAGAGGATTTGAGAAAAGATTAAAAAATGACATTGATCCTAAAAAGGAAAAATCCTATAGAGATAGATTGTCTTATGAGATGGGGGTAATTTCACCCACAGATTTTGTAGATTATTTATTAATGGTATGGGATGTAGTCAATATAGCCAAGAAGAATAAGATCGCTGTAGGGCCGGGAAGAGGCAGCGCCGCATCAAGCTTAGTTCTCTACTGTCTAGAGGTGACAGATGTAGACCCTGTAGAGAACGGGCTTTTCTTCGAAAGGTTTCTTTCTCCATCTAGAACAACTCCAAATATTGTTGATGGCGTTAAATATTATTCTGATGCTGCCGACATTGATCTAGATATCGAAGATTCGAAACGTGAAAAATTAATTGAAATTCTAAAAGAAAAATATAATGGATACTTTTGCAAAATATCTACTCATAGCACATTACAAAGTAGAAAATGTATTAAGGAAGTTTGTAAAATTGTTTTGGGATATTCTGAACAGCAAAGTCTTGAGATTTCTGCACAGATCCCTTCTCTATTTGGGAAGGTTCATTCCTTGAAGAAAGCTGTAGAAGAGGTTCCTTCTTTTGCTCAATTTGTCAAAGATAATCCAAAGGCTTATAAGATAGCTCTGAAACTTGCAGAACTAAATTGTTCTAAAGGCTCTCATGCGAGTGCTTATATAGTGTCTTATAATAAGTTGATTGATTCTATCCCATGCGAAATGGGCGAAGGAGAAATGGTTACGACTTATGATATGGATTATGCTCAGCTTGATAATATCAAACTTGATTTGTTGGGATTGAAAGCTGTTGGTATTATCAATGAAGTTTGTTCTAATTTAGATTTAGATCCAAAAGATTTTGAAATAAATTATGATAATGTTTTTAAGAATCTTCAAGATGTGAAGTATCCTTATGGTCTTTTCCAAATTAGTGGAGATTGTAACTTAGGAGTAGTAAATAAGGTAAAGCCAAAGAATATGGATCATCTAGCTGCTGTTACAGCACTCGCTAGACCCGGAGCATTGCAGTTTGTGGACAGATATGCTCAATTCGTCAATGAAGGGAAAAATGAATCTATTCATCCATTTTTCGACGAATTATTGAAGTCCACTGCCTCTTTAGCTTTGTATCAAGAAAGTACGATGCAGATGTGTGAGAAGATTGGCTTAACAAAAGCTGACGGGGAGGTCATCAGAAAATGCATTGGTAAGAAGAAGATAAAAGACATGGCCAAGTGGAAAGATGTCATCTTTGAAACCTGCGAGAAGAATGGTTTAAATAAAGAGATTCCAGAGTTGTTGTGGAAGATTCTTGAAGATTCTGCAAATTATTCGTTCAACAAAAGCCACAGCTTTTCTTATGCAACTATCGCAGCCTCAACGGTTTATCTAAAACATAAATATCCTCAACAGTTTTTTCTGGCCTGTCTAAAGATAGCTGCTACTAGAGGCGATTTCCTAGAACAGTTTCAGCTTATTCAGCATGAACTTCCTCATTTCGGAATTGAACTTCTACCTCCGAATGTTGCTAAAAGTGGATTAGCTTTTTCTATTGAGGGTAAAAATATCAGATTCGGATTGGGAGAGATTAAAGGTATCTCAGACAAGAGTATAGAAAAGCTTAAAAGTTTCATATCTTCTGATATAGATTCTGATTTTAAACTTTATAATTCTGCAAAGGATGCAAGGTTAGGTATTGGGATTCTTTCTTCTCTCATTCAAAGCGGTGCTCTAGGACATTCTATTAAAGATAGATCTAAAAAAGTTTTAGAAGCTCAACTGTGGAATCTCTTAACTCCTAAAGAGAAAATCTTTTGTATAAATAATGAGCATAAATATAATTCTGATCTTGTTATTATGCTTAAAGATTATCTGAATTGGATAGATTCTAATGGCAAAAAGTTTACAAAAGATTCTCGTTTAAGTACTATCAGAAAAAATTCTATAGGATATTTTAAAATATATAATCTTAATAGTCGAAATGAATTATTAGCTTCATTCTTTTATGAAAGAATGCTTCTCGGATTCTCTTATTCGACTACCATGAAAATGGTTTTTGGAGACTTGAATCCTATGATTAGGAATTTAGATGAAATTGATAAATACGTTCGCCTTAAAGGTTCTTTTGAGCTTACTTGTATTGTAAAAGATATTCTTCAAGGTAAAAGTAAAAGTGGTAATATTTATCTAAAAATGAAAATTTTTGATGAGACTGGTTCAAACTATGCTATGTTACTAGGTGATAAATTAGCGAAATATTTAAAACAAGCTGAAGCACCAAAAGAGGAAGATATATTGTATATAACAGGAGAGAAAGGGGAAGATATACTTTGGATAAATCATATGGAAATCCAAAACCATAAAGCTTACACGAAACTCTCGGAATTAAAAAATATAGAAGAAAATGAATAATAATATGAATGAAGAAATCTTAGACGCTGAAATTATCAACGAAGAGTTGAACACTGAAACATCGGAGCCGACCATTACCACTGATACTAAAACTCTATTTAGAGTATTATTCAAGGCTTCTGGAGAAGACGCTTCATCTGCTTTTTTTGACTATGTAGACCCTCATTCGTTTAATTCGGAAATTGTAGTTGCACTAATACATTTAATTTTAAATTCTTATTGTTCTATGGTTCCTGAAGATGAACGTGAAAGTTTTGCTATAGATGTTGTGCAAAAATTTATTGAGTCTTTGAAAGGAGAAGAAACTCTTGACGAAGAAGATATCGCTACTGATCAGCCAGAATCTGACGGTAATTAAGGAATAAATATACCTATGAGTGTAGATAAAAATTCTTTAGAAGTTTTACTTTCCATAGGTCAAATTCTTTCTAAAAAAAATGAAACATGGTTACCTTTTATAAAAGACGAAAAAAGTCATAATTTTGATGCTTTATGGGTAGCCTCCTTGATGTACTTAATATATGATAAATATATTTCTTCTATAGATGATGAAAATCAAAATAACTTTTCAGAAGAAGTACTAGAGCTTTTTGATTTCATTCTTGAAAATGGAATGGAACATATTTTTAAAGCTTAAGAAACATTTTTCATTTTAGAATGTAATATTAATATACAAAAATTTTGAGACGAAAGTCTCTTTCCAAAAACAAACCAAACAAATAAAAAAATACTCGAATGTTAGGCAATAAAAACGAAAAAACTGGAACGCTTTTAATTCTTAAGCCAGTTTCTAAAATAAATGGCGAAAGTGTTAAACCTTTCTTTGAAGTCTCATCTAAAGATGCAGTTACAAATAAATGGGTTCCATCCACAGATAACTCTATAAATTCTATATCTGGCTCTATATTTAAGATTGAAGCTGTAGAAGAGGAGTATAAGGGAGACAAGTACTTTAGAGTCAAGGCTATAATTAAAGATAAAGATGAAGCTTATCTTGTTCCTTTCCGAATGAATATTGCGACTCGAAGCCTTCTTAATTCATTTTTTAATTTAGAATCTTTTGAAAATATCTCTATTCGATACTACTTGTCCAAAGCTGGGTATGACTCGTATTATGTTACTCAAAATGATGAGAAGGTGACTTGGAAGTTTGAATCTTCAGAGCTTCCTTCTCCAGAAGAAATTTCTTTCAAGGGAAAAATTATTAGAGATTTTACTAAGATTGATTTGTTTTTCGTAGATCAAATTAAAATCCTTAATGAACGGATTAAATTAAATCCTACTAAAGCCTCTGAAGAAACAGAAACTAAATCTTTTGCTTCTGATGAATCTGAAAGTTGGGAAGCTGAAGAAGAAATCCCTTTTTAATGTTTAGTTAAGTAAAATATTCAAGGCTTCTCACTTTTTAAGTGAGCGGCCTTTTTTTATAAATATTTAAACAATACAATCAAATGCAAAGAAAGAAAAAAGTAGTATTACACTCTAATTCATGTTTAGCCAATACAGGTTTTGGTAGACATATGAAATTTTTATTGTCTTATCTTTTTAAGACAGGTAAATATGAATTAGTAGAGTACGCAGGAGGATCTTTTACTTGGAGTGATAATATTTGCAAGTCAATGCCTTGGAAATGTTACGGGTGTCTACCAGACAATCCTAGAGAGCTAGATCAGTTTCGAGGTGATGCATCTAAAATGCAAGCTATTCAGTATGGGGAATATAATATAAATCGAGTTCTTGAAACAGAAAAGCCAGATGCTTTAATAATGTTAGAAGATATATGGGGTATGCCTTATTTTGATAAACCGTGGATCAATAAGTTCCCACATGTTTTTTGGACTCCTATTGATTCTCTTCCTTTGCTAAGAGTTTTTAAAGATCAAAAAGATAAATTTGGAAACCTCTGGGTTAAAGCTCAATTTGCGAAAGATGCTTTGGCAGAGCAGGGAGTAGATTCTGAGTATATGCCAGCTCTTATTGAGGATAAGAATTTTAAAATTCTATCAAAAGAAGAAAAGAAAGCTGTTCGAAGAAAATTCGGAGTAGCAGATAATACTTTTGTATTTGGTTTTGTTTTTAGAAATCAGTTAAGAAAGCTTGTAGGTACACTTATCGAAGCTTTTTCTATTTTTAAGAAAGCTCATCCAGAAATTGATTGTAAATTATTTTTACATACAAATTGGTCAGAGGGATGGCGTATTCCTGAATTCTTAGAGAGATTCAATGTCAGAAGAGAGGATGTTCTAACTACTTATGTATGCTCTGCTTGTAAGGATGTATCTGTTAAACCTTTCTTTGGTCAAGAATTGAACTGTCAAAATTGTCAATCAGAGAAAAAAGTTAATACTTCAAATGTTTCTGTAGGAGTGGAAGAAGAAGATTTGTGCGAATTGTACAATATGTGCGATGCTTATATTCATCCAGCTACAAGTGGAGGATTTGAGATGCCTGTTTTAGAAGCTTTGTTCTGTGGTTTGCCTGTTGCTACTACTAATTATTCTTATGGTACTAATTTTACAGTAAATCCTGAAGTCTTCCCTCTCGACTTTACTTTGTATAGAGAACACGGCTCTCAGTTTGATAAAGCTCAAGTCTTGCCATCTTCAATAGTCGAATTTATGGAGAAGATAACTTCTCTTTCTAAAGAAGAAATAGAGCGAAAAGGATATAATCTAAGACAATGGGCTTTAGAAAATTTTGATGGTAATAAAATTTGCGCTAAAATTGAGAAGTTTATAGATGATCTTCCTTTTACTGATTACGATTTTTCTTTTAATCAAAAAATAGAAGAGAAGCCAGAAAATAAAACTCTTTCTATAGATGATATAATAGATTATAAAAGTGATAAAAAAAGAATTCTATATGTAGAAGATGGCAATTTAGGAGATTGCGTGGATTCTATTGCTGTTCTAGAGAGGCTACATAAAAAGTTCCCTAAATCAGAATGGGATTACTATGTATCTACATTATTTCCTCAAATGTTTGAGCACTTGGATTTTATTAAAAAAACAATGCCTTGTAGTCCAGCATTAGATGATGTCCTAGGTATGGAGGGGATAGAGAATCATAAAGGTTTTTTCGATATGGCTTTCCATCCAAAAATAACAAGGAATTGCGTAGATTTCATGAAAAATAATTTTTAATATGCTTAATAAAATATTTCAACATTGTGGAGTAGAAGATTATACTTCTGAAGAGGATTTCCCTGAAAACTTCTATCCTGTACCTTCTGATTATATAGTATATCAAACAGGTTCTGAAAAGAAATCTCAAATTTACGATTACAGTTCAGAAGTCATTCCTATGATTCTTGATTTTTTAAGGATCACAGGTATTGAAGTCATTCAAGTTGGAGATAAAGAAGACCCCACTGTCTTAAGTTCCTTGGATTTGAGATCAGCTTTAACTGTAAGACAATTGGCTTATGTAATTAAAAATAGTAGACTTTGTGTTACATCTAACCAGCTTACTGCTAAATTATGTAGAGTTTATAATAAAGATTTAATCCTTCTCGGAAGTAATTATCCTAGCAAAGTAGTGGTTCCTTCTTTTGATAAGGTTCTTTATATTGAGCCAGAATTAAAAACTGCGAGATGGAATTATAAAAAAGATGAATGGCCAAAGACTATAAATACTATAAAGCCGGAAATAATAGCTAATGCAATTTTAAATAAAATAGGTATACAAGATTCTGTAAATTATAAAACATTATATATTGGAGAAAAATATGGTCCTAGATTTTTAAATTTTATTCCTGACGGATTTTTTCCTAGAGAGTTAGTTAATACAGCTTTTAATATACGTCTTGATATTTTTGATAATCAAGAGTGTCTTGTTCCTATCTTAAATATAACAAAAGCGGATATAAGCACTAAAAAGCCTTTAGATTTAAATTCTTTAAACATTAAAAATATAAAATCTATTGTTTATTTTTGTGACGAAAGTTTTGATGTAGATTTTATTAAAAGCTGTGTTTCGAATCTTATAAATTTACTTGTTATCTGTTGCAACGATGATTTATTAAATCAGTTAAGGCTTGAGACTCTAGGCATATGTACTATATATAAGAAATCAAAAGAAAAACCTCTTGACATACTAGAAAAAGATGCTATGTTATTTAAATCAAATAGAGTTTACATAGCTCACGGAAAAACATATGCATCTATTTATCATTACAAAAATGATTTAGACTTTAAATCTTTTCCTATAGAACTAAAAGAAAGCTTTATGAATGATGAAGATTTCTTGGAGAACAAAGATTATACTTTAATATTTAAAAATGAATCTAAATAAAATATTCACTAATAAAAACAAGTGGCTGCAAAATGGTAGAGCTCTAAATAAAGATGGCTCTAATTTCTCATTTACTAGGAAATGGAAAGAGGATACAAAAGAACCTATTTGTTTCTCTCTCCATGGAGCAGTTACTTATTTTTCAGAACCTGAATCTCAATCTCGTTCAAAGGTAATGTCTAAATTATCAAAAGCTATCGGATTATATACTGGTAAAAGTTTTTTTGTTGCTGAGTTCAACGACAGTCCAGATACTTCTTTCGAAGATATCTTGAATGTTATAAAAATTTACAACAAACTACAGTAGAATTTATGCTTAAGTCTAGTAATCATTCTGATATTAAAGATTCTCAAGAGGAAACTGTAAAAAAGTCTTCTAAGAAAAGAGTTATTGCACCTGCAAAAACAGGTTTAGATTCTCCTCTTTTATTTGTTCAACCGGAAGACGGTGTTTTTAAACCATTGAGAAACGAAGCAGGTCTTTTAAATAATGTTAATTATCCACTAAAGTCTAATGGACTTATAGATTGGAGGAAACTTATTCCAAGAGAGCACATTGTATTGAACAAGTATAATTTTGCTGCTAGAGCAATTCCATTGGAAGATTTAAGTCAAGAAGATCTTGATAGATTAATAGATGAATCCCCAGAGGAAGATCTTGTGATTAAATTGGCAGGGTTCAGAGAGTTGGCTTCGATTAGAGGATATTCTATGATTGATCCTATCCCAGTCTCTTCTTCTGGTGATAGTGTTACAATGAAGGTTGTGATTAAGTGGATACCGAATATAGAAAGCCCTTTGGAAATGACAGTCGGTGCTACAGCAAATGCTTCCACTTCAAATACTGATGAAAAGTTTTCTAAATTTTTAGAAACAATTGCTGAAAATAGAGCTTTTATCAGAGCTGTGAGGCATTCTTTAGGTATTATATCCTTGGGCCAAGACGAGATGAAGCAAGAAGACGTAAGAGCTGAAGCTCAGACTGTAAAAATACAATCTCTATTGTCTCAACATTTAGACAAGTATTCCATGGATGTACACTCTTTGAAAGAATTAGCTACTGTAGAAGGTTTTGATTGGAACCCTAAATGGACTACAGTCGATAGAGTTGACCCAGCAGCGGCTATGAGTTTCATTGCTATATTAAAATCTAAATATAATAAATAATGATTCTTACTACTTTTTACCCACATCAAAAAGAAGAAAATTTAAGAGAATTTATTCAAAAAAGCAATACTGAAATAGTAGTTTTATCTCATAAGCCTCTAAAAGATATCTCTCATGGCTTAGTTAATTTCGGTAATATGCCTCCTCAAGATGATTCTTTGAATGTTTTTCTTTCTGTATTATCTTCTGATAAAATTGAAAGTGAAAATTTCACATTAATAGATTGGGAAATTATTAATATGTACTCCTCTTTGGAAGCTGAAATGTCTAAATTAAAAATGACTAAAGAAGGATTCGAGATAGTTCAAGAGAATGTTTCTGTTCAAGATTTTAGACTTCATCCTTACATGGGTAATCTTTTAAAGATTTGTTATGATCTTAAATTGCCCGGAGTAGATAGACTTTTCTCTGAAAATCCTTTATTGATTCTCCCTAAAATTTTAAGAGGTAGCAAAAATAAACTAATTGAAGGGTTAAGTCAATTCTCTATTATTAGAGAGTCTTTCAAAAACCAAATTTTTTGTGGATGTATTCCTATATTTAACTCTCAATTTTCAGTAAAATGATTCTAGAAGAAAAGGTAAAAAACTTTTGTTTAACAGGAGATTACTCTATGGGTAAGGATATACTTGAGCAGTCTTATAAACTTGCTAATACTATAGTCTGCAATAAGTATAAAAATTTTGGATATACAGAGGATCTATTGTCTGAATCTCATGATGCTATAATTTCGGCTATCTACGCTTTTAATCCTGATAATAAAACTAAATTTTTAACATTCTGTTCTGTCTGCATTAATAATAGAATACAAAACTTCATAAAAAGAAAAAAAGTATCTTATAAATATGTTTCAAATTCTAAAGATCAATCCTTTTCTGATTTAGAAGGTTTAGATATTTTAAATTCCTTGAAAAGCTTAAGCAAGAACCATTTTAATTGTTTAACAAAAGGAGAAGGTTCTAGATCTATGAAGTTCAGAGCAAAAAGAAAACTTATAAACGGTATAATAGATTAATATATGTCTGAAAATAAAAATGCAGTAGAAAATGTCTTAGAGCTTATAGAGAAAGTTTTCCCTAATACTGCGGAAAAAATATCTACAATAGCATTTGTTAATTGGCATAATATTCTTAATCATTCAGCTTTAGAAGGGATGGATGAAAAAGAAACTTTATTCAGCTGTAATTTAATTCTATCTTTAGCATCCCTTCATTTCTCTGAAAAATGTAAAGAGATAAGTGATATATCTGATTCTCTTAAAGAAGTTTCTTTCGAAGATACAATTACTTTTCTTCAAGAGGACTCAGATGAAGATGGGGAAGAAGAAGAAGATGAAAACCTTTTTGAATAAAAAAAATGAGTAGAATACTTTGGGAAGAATATGCTTTAAAATTAGCCGAAACAGCATCTTCAAGATCTGAAGACCCATATGTAAAATGTGGAGCTTGTATTTTAAGACATGACAATAGTGTAGCTGGATTAGGTTACAATGGCTCTATACCGGGACACGATATAGATTGGTCTTGTAGGGACGGTCGCAGACCATTCGTTTCTCATGCTGAGAGGTCAGCATTGAGATATTGTAAGCCGGGAGAAGGGAAACTGATAGCGGTTACATTGTCTCCTTGTGAAAACTGTATTATGGACATTGCAATGTATGGAATAAAACAAGTATTTTTTAGAGATTTTTATGAAAAAGGTGAAAAGTCTTTTGAAATAGCTCACAAGTTCGACATAAAAATGGTTCAAATTTAGTTGACAGATTAAAAAATTTTTGTATATTTAATTATGACACTCTCTACTTCTAAAGATTATAATTCAAATTATTTAGCTCAAATTTTAAAATTGGATTCTGTTTACCCTCACCCAAATGCTGATAAATTGCAATTGGCAGAGATACAGAATTCAATAGTCGTTACTGACTTAACTTCTAAAGTCGGTGATATTTATGTATATTGCCCTGTCGAAAGTCAAATTTCTTCCAAGTTTTTATCTTGGAGTAATTCTTTTAGAGATCCTCTTTTAAATCAGGACAAAACTGTCAAAGGATTTTTTGATGCTAAAGGCAGAGTCAAAATGATAAAATTGAGAGGGGAATATTCTAATGGTTATATTATCTCTTTCCAAAGATTTTCTGAATTTGTTTCTAGTGAATACGGAGTGTTCTTAAAAGATATTGAAGAGAATATTTCTTTTGATACCATTTGTGGTGAATTATTTATTTCTAAATATGAGCCGCCTATTCAAGAAAGCAGTTCGCCATCTACGAAAACAAAAGTTAAAAAATTTGAAAGATTAGTAGAAAATCAATTTAGACTCCATTCTGATACAGAAAATTTGAGAAAAGAAATCTATAAGATTAATCCTGAAGATTATATTTCTATTACAAATAAATATCATGGAAGCAATGGTGTCGTAGCTAATGTTTTAATCAAGCGCCGTCTTTCTCTCTTAGAAAAGCTTGTTAAACTTCTGGGATTCAAAGTTCCAGAAGAAGAATATGGGATGCTGTATGCTTCTAGAAATGTAATCAAAAATAAAGATATTGCAATTGGAGTTTCAAAAGGTTTTTACAAAGAGGACATTTGGAAGTCTGTTGCTGATGAAGTTTATCCAAAGCTGGACAAGGGCATCTCTGTTTATGGAGAGGTAATTGGCTGGGTAAATGGGCAGTCAATGATTCAAACTCCATATGATTATGGGATTCTTAAAGGGCAAAGAGATTTCCTAGTATTTAGAATTGATTATACTAATCAGGATGGAGAAGTTATTTCTTTTTCTCATGAACAAATTCAAGCTTATTGTAAGAAGAAGCAGTTAAAAACTCCAGAAACTTACTACTATGGAAAAGCCAAGGATTTATTTGATATTCCTTTTGACTCTTCTGAATGGGGTAAAACTTTCTTAAAGAGATTAGAATTTGAGTATCTAGATAAAGTAGATCCTTTATGTTCTACTGAGCTCCCAATGGAAGGCGTAGTTGTTTCTCGACAAGTTCCTTTTAAATGGGAGGCTTACAAGCTCAAGGATCTTAAATTCTTAGGATTAGAAACTCAATTATTAGACAATGCAGAGTAAAATATTTAAACTGTAAATATGAAATATACATTTATATCAGATGAATTTTATGAAGATGGTTTTTCAGGAGGAGGAGAAACTTGTAATAAAGAACTTATTGAATGTCTTTCAAAAAAAGGTCATTCAGTAGAAAGAGTTTACTCATTTTTTTGTTCTCCTGATTATATTTCTAATTGCGATTCTGATATTTTTATTATTGGTAATTTTGGAGGATTACCTTCTGGGTCTGTAAATGCTCTAAAAAATAAAAAATATATTATATATGAGCATGATCATAAATTTTTAAAGAGTCGAGATCCAAGTATATATGAAAACTTCATAGCTCCTAAAAGCGAAATTGCTAATTATAATTTATATAAGAATTCCTACAAAATAGTAGCACAAAGCTCAACTCACAAAAAAATAATTGAGCTAAATTTAGAATTAAGCAATGTGGAATCTAGTGTCAATCTTTGGTCAGAAGAAAATTTGATTAATCTAGAGTCTTTGCAAAATATAGATAAAAAATATGATGCATGTTTTATGGATCATTTATATGAACAAAAAAATGCAAAAGGAGCAAAAGATTTTTGTTTAAAGAATAATTATAATTATATAGGAATAAATCATAATACAGAGCATAAAAAATTCTGTGAAATTTTAGCTTCCTCTAGAAATTTTGTATTTTTCCCTAAAGTTTTTGAAACTCTTTCTAGGGTTTGTATTGAAGCTAATTGTCTTAATACAGATGTAATAGGAAATCAAAACATAGCATATCTTTTAGAAAGCTGGTGCAGTTTAAGAGGATTGGAATTAATAAATTTCCTTAGAGAATCAAAAGATAAAACTGTTTCAATATTTGAAAACTAAATGAGAAGTATATGTAGTTTTTTTGATAAGGTCTATTGTATTAATCTTGAAGAGAGAAAAGATAGATGGGATCTGTGCGAGGAAAAATTTAAAGAGTATGGGATTACTAATTATGTAAGATTTGATGGTGTTAAAGTAAATGGCAATTTAAGTTCTAAAAAATTAGGTCAAATAGGTTGCGCGGCTTCTTTTTATAATGTATTTAAAGATGCTTCTAAAAATAGTTATGAAAAAATTTTAGTTTTAGAAGATGATTTTGATTTTACTGTATCTAAAGATGAAATTATAAATAATTTAGATAGAGCTTTTAAGGAAATGCCAGAGAATTGGGATATGTTTTATTTAGGCGCGAATGTAATGAATGAGATAATGTCAAACCCTATCGAAAAATATTCTGAAAATTTACTTAAATTAAATAGTGGGTATGCTTTACATAGCGTTTGTTTTTCTAAAGAAGCATTAAATAAAATTTTAAATTTTTTTGAAGGTAAAGGAGATTGGTTAGAAAATTTAATGAAAAATTATGAAGCCATAGATGTTTTTTTTGCAAAAGATTTTCAAGTTTCTAACAAATGTTTTGTATGGAAAGATATTTTATGTTTGCAAGAGCCTGCTTTTTCATCTATAGAAAATGCATTTTTCGATTATACAAATTTAATGTCCAACCGATTTGAATATTTTAAATCTATTTTATGAATGCATTCTCTTTCTTTGAAAAAATATATCTTATAAATCTTGAAGAAAGAAAAGATAGATTTGAAAATTCTTTAATAAATTTTAATAATTATGGGATTGATAATTTCGAAAAATTTAATGGCGTAAAAATAAATGATAATGATTATACTTTTTTATCAGAAAAAGATAAATCTCAATTGGGGTGTTCGTTATCTTTTTATAGAGTAATTAAAGATGCTTATGCGAAAAACTTTAATTCAGTTTTAATTTTTGAAGATGATTTTGAATTTATTTATGATAAAGAGAGTACAAATTTATTTTTAAAGCAATCTATAGATAGTCTGCCTTTAGACTGGGATATATTTTATTTAGGTGCTAATATAATGTATGACTACACAATCTATCCTATAGAAAAGTTTTCTGATAATCTTTTTAAGTTGAACAGTGCTTACTGTTGTCATGCTATCTCTTTTTCAAGAAAAGGTATTTTGAAAATATTAGAAATTTTTCCGAATGAGTCTATTTTTATTGAAGAGATGCATTCTTATAAAATATTTGATATTTTTTTAGCTAAATATTTTTGTTTTAATAATTCATGTTTTATTAGTAAAGAAATGTTATGTAGTCAAAGTCCGGGTTTTTCTTCTATTGAAAATCGTATAACTGATTATTCAGATTTGGAAAACAGACATAAAACTGCAATTAATAATTTATATTCTTAATATATTAAAATGATAACTTCTTTTCTTCAAGGTGGTTTGGGAAATCAAATGTTTCAGATTTCAAATGTAATATCTGAATCTAGAAAATATGGGATTGAATACAAATTTATGCCACAAGCATACACCCCTATGCAAGCATTTCAGCCTTCTAAGTATACTAATAATATTTTTAGGAATATTGATTTTTCAATGACTGAAGATGAATACGCTAATTCTTTAGTACTGAATGGATATTTTCAAAGTGTTAAGTATTTTAAAGAAATTGAAAGTGATATAAAGAGAATGTTTTCACCTTCTTCTGATTTCTTTAATAAAGTATATCAAAGCTATCCAGATTTATCTTGTAATGGGACTCTATCTATTCATATAAGAAGAGGAGACTATCTAACTATATCAGATATCCTTCCTATCGTAGATATTTCTTATATAAATAAAGCTATTGAGACAATAGGAGATTACAGTAAAGTTTTCGTTTTCTCAGATGATAAAGCTTGGGCTAAAGAAAATTTTAATAATAGCAATTTTACAGTAGTTGAAGATTTAGAAGATTATGAGGAGTTATGGATGATGAGTCTATGTGGGAATAATATTATATCAAACTCTACATTTTCTTGGTGGGGCTCTTTTTTAAATAGAAATGTAAGTAAAAAAGTTATAGTTCCTAGTTTATGGACTGGACCTAAAGGACCAGATATGGATGAAATATATTTAGATAGTTTTATAAAAGTCCCTGTTTTTTATAGTAATGGTTTTTTAAAAGCTTCAGATGAATAAAAATATGAATAAGATTAATATGATATCAAAATGTTTTTCTCATGGGAATTCATCTTGTCATAATTGCACTCCCGAATTATTTGAATGGGATTATGAAACAAAAAATTCTAAAGTTTCTGTTTATGTAGACTCTGATTTATCTATAGCTGTAAATGAAAATTGTGATAAAATTAAATTCCTGTGGTTATTAGAGTCTCCCGAATTTAATGGAGGAGCTATAGAAATAGTTAAAAATAATATAAAACTTATAGAAGATACTTTTGAAGATGTATTTACTTATAGTGATGAAATATCTTCTTTAAGCAATAAATTCCATAAAGTTTACACTACAAATTCATGGATAAAAAATCCTAAAATTTATGATAAATCTAGATTAATTTCTATGATTACATCTAATAAAGTCTGGACAGAACAACAGAAATATAGGGTAAATTTCGCCGAGAAAAATAAAGATAAAATAGATGTATATGGAAGAGGATTTAGAGAGATAGAAGAAAAAGAGGAGGGGCTTAAAGATTATATGTTTTCAATTGCTATAGAAAATGCTACATATGATACATACTTTACAGAAAAAATTTTAGATTGTTTTGCTACTGGAACCATTCCTATTTACAAAGGCACAAGGGAAATCAGCGATCATTTTGATTCGAATGGTATTTTATTTTTAGATGATATAGATATAGAAGATTTAAATCCTGATTTATATTTTTCAAAAATTGAAAGCGTTAAAAGAAACTTCGAGCTTATTGCCGGGTATAAATTAATAGACGACTACATATTTTCAGAATTTTTATCTAAATATATATGAATTTTACTTTTGGGATTATTACAGATGGCCATTCAGACGACAGAATGGAAATGATTTTTGATTCTATTGAATCTCAGGGTATAAAAGGATATGAAATAATTGTAGTTGGACCTCATGAGTATAATCGAAAAAATGTAAAATCTATTATTTTTGATGAAAGTAGAAAATCGGCTTGGATAACTAGAAAGAAAAATTTAATAGTCAAAACTGCTCAGTATGATAATCTTGTATTTATGCATGATTATTTTATTTTAGGTGAAAAATGGTATCAAGGCCAACTATGTCGAGGTAATGACTTTGAAATTAGAATGGATAAAATAATTAATACAGATGGCTCTCGATTTAGAGACTGGTGTATTTGGCCTCATAATGGAAACTGGATGGACGGTGTTGTGGGAAGAGAATGTTTGATTCCTTACAATATTTCTCATTTAACAAAATTCATGTATATTTCTGGAGGATATTTTATAGTCAAAAAAAATATTATGTTAGAATTTCCTTTAGATGAAAGGCTTAGTTGGGGAGAAGGCGAAGATGTGATTTGGTCTAAACAGGTTAGAGAAAAATATAAATTTTCAATGAATCCTCATTCCGAGGTTATTATTACAAAAGCCGGAAAAGATAGGGTATTTGAAGAAACTTCAAAGGAAACTCTAAATAAAATTATTGCACTTTCTTAATGTATAGAAACTATATCTTTAATTTAATGGTCAATAACTCGGCAATTATTTGGATATGAAAGATTCGTTAAAATGATAAAATTAGTAATATTTGATTTAGATGGAGTTTTAGTAGATATAAAAAAAATTCATTTTGAATCTTTAAATCGTGCTCTTCGAGAAGTTGGAGAAGAATTTGTTATACTAGAATCTGAGCATATAAGTTTATATGATGGTTTAAAAACAAGTCAAAAACTTTCTATGCTAACCCAGTACAAAGGATTGCCAGAGAGTTCTCATCATAGTATATGGGAAAATAAGCAAAGATATACTATAGAGCATTTACAGAGAATAGAAGTGAATGAAAATATTTTAAATCTTATAAAAAAATTATCGGATAATAAATATAAAATAGCTTGTTGTTCAAATTCTATTAAAAAAACAATTTTGACTGTATTAAAAAGATTGCAAATTATTAATTATTTTGATTTTGTATTATCTAATGAGGATGTAAAAAATAGTAAACCTCATCCAGAAATGTATTGGAAAGCTATTTCGGAAGCCGAATGTCTAAGTGAAGAAACATTGATTGTAGAAGACTCTCCTTATGGATTATTAGCGGCACAAAGAAGTCAATCTCATGTACTTAGAGTAAGGGATTCTTCAGAAGTGGTATCTGAAAATGTTTTCTCTAAAATAAAATCTATTAATACAAACTCTAAACCTATGATTCCTAAATGGGTAGATAATAAGCTAAATGTTTTAATTCCAATGGCTGGAGCAGGTTCTCGCTTTGAAAAAGCGGGGTATACTTTCCCAAAACCTTTAGTCGAGGTAAACGGAAAACCCATGATTCAAGTTGTTATAGAAGCTTTGAATATAGAAGCTAATTATATTTATATTGTTCAAAAGTCTCATAGAGAAAAGTATAATCTAGATTCATTATTAAATTTAATCACACCAAACTGTCGAGTATTAGAAGTGGATGGTTTAACAGAAGGGGCCGCATGTACAGCTTTAATAGCTAAAGAATTAATCAATAATGATAATCCATTATTTTTTGCTAATTCTGATCAATATGTAGATTGGAATTCTAGCGAATTTATGTATAAGATGCAGGAAACCAATTCTGATGGGGGTATCGTTACATTTAGTAGTACTCATCCAAAATGGAGTTATGCTAAAGTCGATGAGAATGGATTAGTTACAGAAGTAGCTGAAAAAAATCCAATTTCGGATAAAGCTACGATAGGTTATTATTTTTGGAAAAATGGTTCAGATTTTGTAAAATATGCAGAACGAATGATTAAAAAAGATATTCGTGTTAATAAAGAATTTTATGTTTGCCCTGTTTTTAATCAAGCAATTGAAGACAAAAAGAAAGTAATGACATTCCATGCTGAAAATATGTGGGGCCTTGGAACTCCTGAAGATCTTAATTATTTTTTAGAAAATTATAAGAAACAATGAGCATGAATAAAATAGAATATATAAAAAATAATTTCAAAGATTTCTATATAGATAGAGGTCCAGAGAACGGAATTTTACAGGGAACAAAATATCATGGTTGTTCAACTCATTGTAGGGCTTGTATGAATACATTGGTTAGAATGATTAAGCCTAAAAATATTTTAGAGATAGGTTCATATCATTTTGATAGCACAAAGGCCATGTCAGAGGCAATGGATACTTACTTATCGGAAGATGAAGGTGTAATTCATTCTTTTGATATTAAGAAAGGAGGGTATGACGGATATGGAACTACAAATAACTTACCTAAAAGAATTAAGCCTAATTATTGGTACCCATATAAAACTGACTACGATGAATGGAAAATGACTGATCCCGGAATAGTGTACAAAAACTTCGTAAATTATTCTAATGAAGAACTTTTTAATAAAAATTCAGAGATCTTAAAGAGTATTGCCCCAGATGGGGGATTTGATTTAATTTTTATTGATGGAGATCATTCTTATGAAGGAGCTATGAAAGATTGGCAACACGCTTTGAAAATTTCACATTCAGAAACATTAATTGTAGTAGATAATGTTTGGGATTATAGACTTAGAGAAGTAAGACGTTTTTTTAATGACTTAAATACTATTAAATGGGATTTCGAAGAGTGGAATGACAATAATTTGACGATGGTTCAGGATACAGGAATTTCTTTGACTTATTAAAATATGAAATTACTTACGCAAATAGCTAATTCTTATGGAACAGACAAGGGTACTACAAAATACCCTCATCATGGATTCAGTGAGATATATGATGATTTTTTAAATTATAAAAGATTTGATATTAAAAAAGTTTTAGAAATAGGGATAGATGATGGATTCTCGTTAAGAATGTGGAGAGATTTCTTCCCAAATGCTACTGTATATGGTATGGATGTTCAAGCTCGTCAATTGTTCTCTGAGCAGAGGATAGTAACAAGACTTGGTAATCAAGCTATTGATAATGATCTTAACAATCTTATCAAGGATGTTGGAGGTGATTTTGATCTAATTATAGATGATGGAGGACATGTTCCTACTCATCAACAGATAACTCTCGGCTATCTTTTTAAATTCTTAAAAAATAAAGGAATTTATATTGTTGAAGATTTGCACACATCTTTTATGAAAGACTGGCTATCTCCGTTAGGTCTCTGCGAGGATTCCCCTGAAACAGCCTACAATGTTCTAAAGAAAATGGAAGTCAATGGAGAGCTTATTACTCCTTTTATAAATGAAGGAGATATAAAATATATCAAAGATAACTTAAAAAGTATAAGAATATTTGACCTGAACGAAGATAAAAAACATATAACATCAATCTTAGAAAAATTATAATATGACTCATTTAGAAAAAGCATTAAAATTAATAGATAATAATTTAAAAGATGTGTTAGAATTTGGAGTTTTTAAAGGGAGAACAATTTCTATATTAAGAAAAAATCTTGACGAATCCTTTAAAATTTTTGGTTTTGATTCTTTCGAAGGCTTACCAGAGGATTGGGCTTGTGAAGATGGGAGTATAGCTGGACATGGAGTTTGTCGTAAGGGTTATTTTTCTACAAAAGGTGATGTTCCTAAAATAGAAGGAATTACCTTCTTTAAGGGTTGGTTTGAAGAGACCATAGGTAATTATATTAAAATTGCAAAACCTATAGGGATTCTGCATGTTGATTGTGATTTATATTCGTCTACAAAAACTGTTTTATATAAACTCAATGACTTCATAGTTCCGAATACTATAATTGTTTTTGATGAGTGGGTTTTTAATGGAAGTGGATCTCAACATGGGAATCATGAACAGAAGTGTTTTTATGAATGGGTAAAAGATTTTAATAGACAATATGAATTTATTGATCATTATCTTACGGACAGAGACGAGCAAAAAATAGTAAAAATTCTTAAATAAATGTTTGTTATACCTTGCAAATTTCAAAAAGAAAAAAATTTTATTTATCAATTAGTCGATGATATTAGAAAATTTCATGAGGATGAAAAAATAGTAATAATTGATAGTAATAGTGAAGATAAATCATATTTTGAACTTCAAAGTCTGTATAAAAATATTCAAATTTTAGATGTTAAAAATGAAAATTACCATGTAGGAGCATATTGGATAGCTTACAATGCATTTCCAGATGAAGATTTTTATTATTTCCTGCATGACTCAATGAGAGTGAAAAATAATTTAGATTTTTTGAAAGAAAAAGATTTTACAAATTTCGCTTACTTCCCTTTTTCTAATGGCGACAATAATAGTTTAAGTACTGATGCAATTTTATCAGAAACACCTTATAAAATTCCATACTCTGGATTTGCAATTCAAGGTCCAATATTCTTTGTAAAAAATAAGATAATGAAAATTTTTAAAGAGAAAGGTGTTGATAAAATAATACCAACTTATAGTGAATATTCTTTATCTAAAGTCGGAATTGCAGCTTATTCAATGGAGGGAGCTTATGGAATTTTTTTTGAAAACGAAGGGTATAGTATAGTTGATAATTCGTTGATTGGCGATTATTTAAGTAGAGGTTATCCACAGTTTATTGAAAATTATGATTCAAGTTGGATGTCTCCTATAGAAAAACTTTTAGCTAAAAGAAAATAATATGTTAAAAACAATTAATAATGATTACAATTATTCTATATTTATAGAACAATTAGCTCTGTTATCAAATTCTAAAACTATAGTAGAAATAGGAGTGCAATATGGAAATACATCTATTCATTTAGCTTCTGTTGCTAAGGTAAATTCTGGTTTTTTTTATGGATATGATTTTTGGGATGAAATAGGAGCTTACATAGGTCCGAATAAAGTCAATACAACTAAAGAAAATATAGATAGGAAGCTTATAGAATCAGGACATGATGATAAAAATTTTAAATTAACTAAAATAGATACTACATCTCAAGAATTTGAAGATATTCTATTTAAAGATACTGGGGGTAAGATAGACTTTGCTTTTATTGATGGAGACCATTCTTATAATGGGATCAAAAATGATTTTAATAAAGTTTATAAATACTTAACAGAGGAAGGTATTATTGTTTTTCATGATACTTATTCTCATGTTGGTTGTAGAAAGTTCGTAATTGATTTATATACAGAATTAAATGATGGTACTTTTGATATTATTAATTTGCCCTATGGTGGAGGGTGTTTAAGATATGGTCTCACGGTTTTAGTCAAAAGAAGTTTTCCCTTGTACAAAACTGGTATTATAAATACGTCTCACGAAACCGGGTATCTTTCTTCTGAAGAGGTATATAATTTAGAACAAGAATGGTTTAACAAAGAGATTAAACAATGAAAAAAAAAGTAGCTATACTGCTAAGAGGACATATAAGAAATTATGAAGTTTTAAATTTATGTATTAAAAATTTAGAAAACTTTTTAGTAAATAAAAATCATAATTACGATTTTTACTTTTTCTTGCAAACTTGGTCTTTTTTAGATTGGGACCATGATAACACTCCTTACAAAAATGTCAGGACAGACGCTCAATTAATTAAAGAAGTAAAAGAGGATATTATTGTTGGCATTAATGAGTTTGATATTTTTTTAGATAGAACTCACTCTCAGTACAAGATAATATACTGCTCCAATGTGAGCAAGTCTATTTTTGAAGAAAAGAATAATATAAAGTTTGATATAGTTTTATCTACTAGACCAGATTTAATAATAAATTCAAAATTTAATTTAGACGATATAAATGTTAATACATATACTTTAACACACGATGATGGCTGGTTTGGAGATTGGGTTTGCATATCTAATTCCGAGTTAATGGATCATTATGCAGACTTGTATAATAATATACCTGACCTAGAAACGGAAATTAGAGCTAATGGAATTTTTAATAACTATAATCCAGACCCTCACGCCCTTTTAGTTTTACATTTGTTGAATGGAGGATTTTGTTTTTCTCTAGAAGCAATGACGGAACTTGGAATATCTGATAAGCTACCGAGTCAAAGTTTTCATACAAATTTAGAACAATATTACATTGATTATTATATCAAAAGGGCAGACGGCAGACAAAATGCGGTTTTTAAAAAAAAGATCAAATAAACAGATTATATTTAAATGAAAGTAGCGGTATGTTTTTATGGTTTATTGAGATCTTTGGACAATTTACAAAATGTTCATATCTTTTATGAAAAAATGAAAGAGCATAATATTCAAACTGTTGACTTCTATTATAGCATTCCTAATTTAATAGATGAAATATCTTTACAAACTATACCTATTAATGCAAATATTAATTTTGATTTGCCAGAGTGTAAAATTAAATTCATTATTCACAAATATAACTTAGAAAAATATAAAAAAATTTGTAAAAAATATAATTATCCTATAACTAATTCTCACGATTTAATTTCTGCTAGAATTCTTTCTATGGCAGATAATATTTCTAAATCAATAAATTTAGTAAAAAAATCTGAAAAATATGATATGATTATATTAACAAGATTAGACTTAGTTAAATTTTTAAATATTAAAAAATTATTAATTCCGCAATTGAATGAAATTATTTTAGTTAGATCTTACGATTATGATCCTCCTGTAGCTGAAGACAGATTCATACAAGGAGATTATTCTTTAATGAAGTTACTTTCGAAATATTATAATTTTTTAGTTAAAGAAGATTATTTGAAACAAAATTTAATCCCAGAAGCTTTAATTTATACATTTTATAAAAATCAAAAAAAATCTATAAATTTTAATATTAAGAGTCAAGAGGGTATTTTTTACGATAAAGATGTAAGTGTATATTGGCCAAAATATAGATCCGAGAATCTTAAAAAAATTTATACAAACTAATAATATGACAAGACCTAAAACAATTTTCCTTGATATTGATGGAACGCTAGTTTCTCATCTAGGCTCGATAGAGAAACAGTTTACTGAAAGCCTTCAATTACTACCCGGAACTCTCGAAAAGCTCTCAGAATGGGATAGGAAGGGCTATAATATTATTCTGACGACAGGTAGAAGAGAGAGCACTCGAAAAAGAACAGAAGAACAGTTGACAGAAAAGGGGATTTATTATGACCAGTTGATTATGGGTATAGGAGGAGGTACAAGAATTTTAATAAATGATAAAAAACCAGATAGCGATGATGAAACTGCAATTTCGTTAAGTTTGAAACGAAACGAGGGAATATCTGAAGTGTACATATAGTATGACTGAGATTTCTTACATTCAAAAACCTTGGGGTTATGAAAGATGGCTAGAAGTAAATGATAATTATGTTGTCAAAGAGCTTTTTATGAAGGCCGGGCATAGTTGTAGCTTACAGTATCATGAACATAAACATGAAACTTTTTTTGTGGTAAATGGTTTGCTTAAATTTTCGTATGGAGAGACTCAAGAATCTTTGAAAGATATAGTTTTAAAGCCCGGAGCTTTCTTTGTTCTACCTCCTTTTATGATTCATAGATGCGAAGGTATAGAAAATTCTTTATATATCGAATGTTCTACAAATCATTTGGACGATGTAATCAGACTCGAAGATAGTTATGGAAGAGTTTAAAGTATTAATCACTACGAGTGGTATAGGATCTCGTCTTGGCAATTTAACTAAATATACTAATAAGTCTCTTATTAGGGTAGGCAAAAAACCTACTCTCTCTTACATTATAGAAAGTTATCCTGAAGATACTGAAATAGTTATAACTCTTGGTTATTTCGGTGATTATGTAAAACAATTTGTAGAATTGGCGTATCCTAAAAGAAAAATAACATTCGTTGAAGTTGATAAATACTATGGAGATGGATCTAGTTTAGCTTATTCTTTATTAAAAGCTAAAGAGCATTTGCAATGCAAGTTTATATTCCATTCTTCTGATACTATAGTCAGTAAAGATTCTTTTGATTTTTCTGATGAAAAATTTAAAAGTGATTGGTTAGGTATTTGTGAGAAAGAAAATTGTTCTGAGTATAGAACTATTGGGAAAAATGGATTTATATATGATAAGGGTAGTTTAGTTTCTAATCTTGCTTACATAGGATTAGCTGGTATTTCATCTTATGAATTGTTTTGGAAAAATTTAGAGGATATATACAATGAAAATCCTTTAGATTCTTCTTTAAGCGACTGTCATGCTATTAATAGAATGAATGTAAACTGGAATAATATTATTTTTCCAGAATGGTTAGACACAGGTAATTCTTTTGAGTTAAAAAAATCAAGAGAAGTAATATCAGATAAATTTCATTTACTTGACAAAGATGATGAATCTATTTTTATATTTCAAGATTTCGTTATAAAATTCTTTAATAATGAAAATATTTGTGCTAATAGAGTGGCTAGAGCGCTTGAGTTGAAAGATGTAACGCCTTCAATTATATCTAGTTCAAAGAATTTTTATAAATATGAATACGCTAAAGGTGAGTTGTTAGCATCTTGTGTTAATACTAATATTTTTTCTGACTTTTTGAAATGGAGTAAAAACAATTTATGGAAAAGTAAAGGCGTAGATCAAGATTTTAAAAAGATTTGTTATGATTTTTATTTCGATAAAACTCAAAAAAGAGTTTCGACTTTCCAATCTAATAATAAAATATTCGATAAAAAATTAATCATTAATGGTAGAGAAATCCCTAGTTTAAAATCTATCTTAGAAAGTATAGATATAGATTGGTTATGTACAGATTCTGTATTTAGATTCCACGGGGATTTTATTCTTGATAATATTATTTATGACAATGGTGAATTTGTTCTGCTTGATTGGAGACAAGATTTCGGAGGTTCTATATTAAATGGTGATATATATTACGATTTAGCAAAATTAAATCATAATCTTATATTAAATCACGATATTCTTTTTAAAGAGTTGTTTCATGTAAATGTTCGAGACGATGTAATTGAATGCGATATTTTAAGAAGTGAGCGTTTAATAAATTGCAAAGAGTTCTTTAATGAATGGGTAATATCTAATGGTTTTGATTTAAAAAAAATAAATGTATTGACTGCTATAATTTGGTTAAACATGTCTCCTTTGCATGAATTTAAGATGGGAGAATTTTTATACTATTTTGGTATTTATAATTTACACAAATCTCTATTTTTATGCAACCGAAATTGTTTATAGGTCCAGTTAGCAAAAGCGTTATTGATTCAGTTATTGATTATGCTAATATCTACAATACTCCTTTAGGTTTAATTCCTTCAAGAAGGCAAATTGACTTTTCGGGTGGCTACGTTGACTTCTTAGATAATGGTTTAGCGAATACAACAGAATCTTTTTCATCTTATGTTAAAGGTAAAACATCATTAGTTACTTTAGTTAGAGATCATGGGGGGCCATATCAAGGTCAAGTAGATGATGATGGAATAGATTCTTTAAAAAATGATTGCTTAAGTTTAGATTTAATTCATATTGATCCTTGGAAAAAATATTCAGATTACGACTTAGGACTTAAAGAAACTATATCTTTGATCAACCAAGCTTATATATGGAATCCCTATATTGAGTTTGAAGTAGGTACAGAAGAGGCTATTAGAAAATTTTCTGTAGATGAATTAGATAAATTTGTTTCGGATCTAAAAAATAATTTGAATCCAGAAGTTTTTAGTAATATAAAATATTTAGTTATACAATCTGGAACAGCTTTAAAAGCTAATAAAAATATAGGTTCATATTCTTCTGATCAATTAAAAGATATGATTAAAATTAGTCAAAAATTTAATTTTATATCAAAAGAACATAATGGAGATTATTTGTCTTCTGATTTAATAAAGGAAAAATTTGAACTTGGTCTAGATTGTATTAATATAGCTCCAGAATTTGGAAAAATAGAAAGTGATATTATTGCTAAAAAGTTACAAGAAAGAGGCGATTTATATATATTCGAATTTTTTAAGATTTGTAAAGATTCTAATAAATGGGTAAAGTGGGTAGACAAAGATTTTAAGCCAGATAATAATGTACTAGAAACTATTTCAATATGCGGTCATTATGTTTTTTCTTACCCTTCTTTTAAGAAATTAAAACAAATCTTAGGTCCGGATGTATACATAGATATCAAACAAGCAATCCAAAAAAGAATAGAACAAATCTTAATATGAAATTCGAAAAACAATTCTATTTTAAAAAACTAAATGACTATTTTTCAGCTTTTTCTGATAAAGACTTATCTGCTTTATCTGAACTATTATCAGATGATGCTTGTTTAATTGATTGGGAAATTGAAGTAGAGGGGAAAGAAGCTTTCTTAAATGCTAATAAAGAAATATTTAGTAAATGTGAAAAAATTATAATTTATAGGAATACATTTTTTTATGGCGAAATTTTTCAACAAATAGAAAGTACTAATAAAAACTTCGATACCTTTTTTTGTCCTATTCTAATTAATGTAGACGGAAATATGTTAAAAGTTTTAGATTCAATATCTTTTAACGAAGAGGGAAAAATTTGTAGAGTTATTGCTTACAGACAATGAGATGCTGTTTTATTATTTTTGCGCATAATGATTTGCAAACAAATGAAGATATTGATGATTTAATAAACAACATTTTATTCTTTCATAAAAATTCCGATTTTATAGTAAATCACCCTACTTTAAATCATCCGAAAATAAGAACTAGGCATAAACTTGGACCAGTCGATCATTCGAGTTTTATTTTTGGAGCATTCACTGAAGTTTTAAATTCGTTATCTGAAGAGGAAATCAATTCTTTCGATCACTTCTGCTTAGTTTCAGCTAATCAGTATTTTATAAATCCAATTGTTTTGGAAAAAGACTGTAATTATGCTCAATTTCTTAATACAGAAAATTGGGAACAGTCATATCAGGGAAAAGATTCTTCGAAAGATGTAGTAGGATTTCCTCTTTCGCAACCTTACGGAAGATGGGATGGGAAGAATTTGTATTTAGATTTAAAATTAGAACAACCTATGGTATCTAATTGGGAATGTATGATTTTAACTAATAAATCTATGCTAAATAGTAAAAAAAATATAGATTTATGTCTAGACAAGTACCCAAACTCTGATTGTATTAGTTTTTATCCGGGTTATTCAATTTTAATGTCCGGTCAAAAATGGCAATTTCCTAGTCATTTTGGAACATATGATCCATCAAATCCTATGCCAAGGAATTGGATAATAAATATTTCTCAAATTATTCAGAAGCATTCAGATAAGTACTTTAGTATAAAAAGAGTTGGGTATTCTAAACATTGCCCTATGAAAGAATTTGTTAGATCTAATTTAATGAAATGAAAATTTTAACTATTAATTATCTGTCTCATAGTAGACCTGAGTATTTCAATTTGAGTAAAAATATATTAAAAAATATTTCAGATGAAAATAAATCAAAAATACATCTTAATATTCTTTATTCTAGAGATTATGACTGGGATTCAGCTATCGAAGATTTAGGTATATCTACTTCTCTTTATAAAATAGATGAGAATAGAAATGATAATTATTTGTGTAAAATAAATATAGCTACGGAAGCCTCTACTAAATACAGTTGCAAGTTAGATGAAGATTGTTTTATTAGTGATCATACTTGGAATTTTATAATAGAAAATATTGGAATACTAGATTCTGAATTCTTAATATCTCCGACTCTTAGTAATAATATTCCTTGTGATTTTTTTATAAATGATTTTATTAAAGAGGAATCTGTTAAAGATAATATTTTTAATCTTTTTCTAAAACAAGAAATGCCTAATGGTCTTTGGGGGGTGGACTACTCTCCTTTAAATTCGTTTACAATTCTTGCGGATAAATGGGATTTCAAACTCTTCAATCAAGCAGTGTTAGATCTCGATACGAAAACAAAAGGTATACATCCTTTGAGAATAAATTATGACGCTCAAGTTTTAATTAATGATTATATAATAAATAATATAGAACTTTTATTCAATAAACAAGAATATAGTTTCTCTTCTTTTGAATCTTCTCTCCCATATTTTACAAATAGTTTCTTTTTTATTAAGACTTCAGACTGGAAAAATAGTTTGACATTAATAAATAACGATAGTTACGATGAGATATCTCTCAATAACTTTATTAGGGAAAATGATAAAAAAATAGTTTTTGTTAAAAATGGATTTGGCGTACATATTATGTTTAATACTGTTTATGGTAACAAAAATAAATGGGGCATAGGTGGAGAAGATGGATGGACCTATGAGAAAAATTTCTGTAAAAGATTAAAGGAAAAATATGATACATTGTATAGGGGATAGTCATTCATCTGTTTTTAGTGGAAGAGAAGAGATGCAGCCGATATGGCCTCAGCTTTCTGATGATGCTTTGGATTTTTTTCGTTCATATCGTATAGGTCCAGCTTTAGCTTATAATTTATCAAATAAAATTTCAATTATTAATGAAATACTTTTTAGTAGAGTAAATAAGAATGAAGATATGATTGCTTTTTGTTTTGGTGAGGTAGATATCAGAGCTCATATTAAGAAACAATCTGAAATTCAAAATCGTTCTATAGAAGATGTAATAAAAGAGTGTGTTGATAGATACTGGGATGTGATAATGCATTATCATAATTTAGGATACAAATTATTAGTTTGGTCTCCTATTGCATCTTGGAGTGATTATAAACCTTATACTTCTGGACCATCTTTTGGAACAAGTATAGAAAGAAATGAATGGACACAGATTTTTTACAAATACTTAAAATCTTTAAGTATAGGGACTGGGATTGGAATCCTTTCTATTTTTGATAATATGGTCATGGATGGCAAAACTAATCCTGATTATTTAGATGATTGGGATAGCTGTCATATCCATTTAAATCAGAAAGCTATGCCTTTAATATTAGAAGAATTTAAAAAATACAAATTAATAAAATAAATGAAAACCGTAATAACAGGTGGATCAGGTCTAGTTGGATCAGAGTTTTCTGATAAATGCATTAAGCTTTCATCTAAAGATGTAAATTTAATAAATCAAAAAGATGTTGATTTGTTTTTTGAAAAAGAGAAGCCAGATAATTTAATTCATTGTGCAGCAAAAGTTGGGGGAGTTTTAAGTAATATGTCAAGTAAAGGAGATTTTTTTTATGAGAATATTATGATGAATACAAATGTTATCAATTCTTCTTTTAAACATGGAGTCAAAAATTTAGTAGCATTTTTATCAACTTGCATTTTTCCAGACGATACATCTTATCCTTTGACTGAAAAAAAAATACATTTAGGTCCTCCTCATTTTTCTAATGACTCTTATGCCTATTCTAAAAGGATGTTGGATATTCAAATTAAATCATACAAAGAGCAATACGGAACTAATTATAAATGTGTAATCCCATGCAATATCTATGGCCCAAATGATAATTTTAATTTAATAAATGGCCATGTGATCCCATGTATAGTTCATAAATGCTATATAGCTAAAAATACCAATACTCCATTAACTATTTGGGGAAACGGTGAACCATTAAGAGAATTTATATTTAGTAGAGATGTGGCTTTTCTTTCAGAATGGATTTTGGAAAATTACAGTGAAGAAGAACCTATCATTTTATCTTCTAGCCAAGAAATTTCTATTAGAGAAGTCGTAAATTTAGTAGTTGAATTAATGGAATTCGATGGAAAAGTTATATGGGACGAATCTAAACCTAATGGACAATATAGAAAACCTAGTGATAATTCTAAAATTAAAAAATATTTGCCTAATTTTCAGTTTACTTCTTTAAGAGATGGTCTTAAAGAAACAGTTGACTTTGTGAAAAGTAATTACAATACAATAAGAAAATAAAATCTGAATATATTAAATTATGGAAAAAAATTTGGTAAAATGTATTTTGAATAATGGGGGAGATATATATCCTCTCATTTTACCTTCAGAATTTACAAATGGCACAGGATTAATGAATCCATCTGTAATGGTAAAAGATGGAAAAATAACAGTTATAATTAGACATGTTAATTATACGTTCTATCATTCTGAGAAAAAATTATTTCAACATCCTTATGGACCATTGACTTATATTCATCCTGAGAATGATGTACACTTAAGAACTTGGAATTGGTATTGTGAATTATCAAATAAATTTAAAATAGAAAAATTCTTTAAAATAGATACAAGCGAATTCGATATATACGAACCTCTGTGGGACTTTGTAGGATTAGAAGATGCTCGTTTAATAGAATGGGATAATAAATTATTTATTAGTGGAGTTAGAAGAGATACAACCACTAACGGTCAAGGGAGAATGGAATTATCTGAAATAGAAATTTTTGAAAACGGAGTTAAAGAAATAAGTAGAAAAAGGATAGAATTATTAACCAATCCTGATTCTTATTGTGAAAAAAATTGGATGCCAATTTTGGATATGCCATTCCATTATGTAAAGTGGGCAAATCCAACAGAGTTAGTTAAATTTGATACTGAAACTGGATTTTCTGAAACTCTTAAATTTGGAAAATCTGTAAATCTTCCTAGAGATTTAAGAGGTGGATCTCAAATTTTACCTTTTAAAGATGGTTACTTTGCTATAACTCACGAAGTAGATTTATTTAAAAGTGAAGCTGGAAGAAAAGATGCTGTTTATTATCATCGTTTTATAGTGTGGGACAAAAATTTTGATATAGTTAAAGTTACTCCTGAATTCCATTTTATGGATGCAGATGTTGAGTTCTGTATAGGATTAGCTGAATACGAAGATAATTATTTAATCTCTTTCGGTTTTCAAGACAATGCAGCTTATTTATTAAAATGCCCTAAAAGCTTTATTGAAAAATTCGTTTATTCTTAATATGATATCAACAGTTTTACAATACAACTCTAATGATTTAAAATTTTTAAAAATAAATCTATTACAATGTGACAAGTTTAGTGATGAAATTATAGTTACTATATGCGATCATTTTTACAATGGCGAAAAGGAAAATGATGATTTATTATCTAAATCAATAGATATAATAAATAGTTTTAATAAATGTAAAATATTAAATATACGGTGGGAAGGAGTTACAGAAATCCCTACTTATTATAATAACCTCAGTAGAAAAACGGGTCTTGATTCAGCTAAGAATGATTGGGTTTTATTTTTAGATTCTGATGAAATAGTCGATGACAATTTTAAAGAATGGTTCCAACATAATAGTTCTAAAGATTTATGTTTTAATTTTACTTGTAATTGGTATTTTAGAGAGCCTTTCTATAAAGCTACTCAAACAGAAAGCGCTGGAGTTCTTATACAAAAAAAAGATTGTAAAGATTGGGACTTAAATAGTCCCTTAGAATTAAAACAATTCTATCAAAAATTATGGGATGAACAAAGACTAATACATGGTGATTTAACTCCTATTTTAGGATTGGATGGGAATGTTCTTCTGCATCATTATTCATGGGTTAAAAATAAAAAAGAGATGCTTAGAAAAGTTAAAAATTGGAGTCATAAAAATGATAGAAATTGGGATGATTTGATAGAAGAAGAATTTAGTAGAGATTTTAATGGGAAAGATTTCGTTCATAATTATAGCTATGAAATAGTAGAAAATAAATTTAAAATATAAATGGATAAAATACATATAATAAATTATTTAATTAAAAAAAATAATTATAAAAAATACCTTGAGATAGGTATTGATAATGCTATAACATTTAAAGAAGTAAAAATAGATTATAAAATCGGGGTTGACCCGAATACATCTTTAAGTGATATTTTAAAAAAAGATTCTGATACTTTTTTCAAAGAGAATACAGAAAAATTCGATATTATATTGATTGATGGCTTACATCACTCTGATCAAGTATATAAAGATATTGTAAACAGTTTAAATTGTCTTAGTGAAGAAGGCGTTATAATATGTCATGATATGTTGCCTTACGACGAAAAGATGCAAACGATACCATATTCAGGAGGTATATGGACAGGAGATTGCTGGAAAGCATTTGTTAATTTAAGAAGAGATAGGAGTGATCTGGAAATGATTACTATTGATATGGATAACGGCTTAGGAATCATAAGGAAAGGCAGTCAAAATATAATTGACATAAACGTAGAGATAAATTATGAAAATTTTATTAAGAATAAAAAAGATTGGATGAATATCCATTCTATTACAGATTTCTATAAAATAATGGGTGAAGAAGATGTATTAAAATGTTTATTAAATCACTATATAGAATTTCCTAATTCTGCTGAAATTAATTTTTGTATGGGCTACTTCTATCATAATATAGGCCAAATGGCTTCTGCTGTTTCTTATTATTTAAGGTGTGCTGAAAGAGCTTATGATAGTTTATTGTCTTACGAATGTTTATTAAGGGCATCTATGTGCTTTGAGTCTCAAGGTTGTAGGAATAATTCTGTAGAAGGAATGCTTCAACATTCAGTAGCTTTAATGCCTAAAAGACCTGAAGGGTATTTTTATTTAAGTAGATTCTATGAAAGAACTCAAAAATGGTTTAATGCATATTTAATATCTTCTATTGGAGAAAAAGTTTCTTCAGATGATTGTATAAAGTTGAAAACAGATATTGACTATCCGGGATTTTATGGTATAATTTTCGAAAAAGCTGTAAGCGCATGGTGGACAGGATTATGCGAAGAATCTAGAGATATATTCAAATATCTTTCTATTCATGAGCCCTTAGATGAGAATCATAAACAATCTGTCCTTTATAATCTAAAAAACTTAAGTTAATAAAAAATGTTAAAAAATTACTGGAAATCAACCCCTTATGCTTGTTTAGAGATCACGACATCTATTCCTTTAAATGGATGTATTGTTGACTGCTCTTTTTGTCCTCAAAGATTATTGGTTCAAAAATATAAAGGAAATAAAGTATTATCTTTTGAAGATTATAAAAAAATTATAGATAAACTACCTAAAGAAATAAGAATTACATTTGCAGGTTTTGTAGAACCTTGGTTAAACAAAAATTGCACTGATATGGTTCTCTATGCATATGAGAGAGGCCATGGTATAGCTGTATTTACGACTGGTATAGGTATGAGTATATCAGATATGGAGAGAATAAAACATATACCATTCGCTGGTCATCCTAACGGAGGTTTTGTTCTGCATCTCCCCGATAATGAACTTTTAGCAAAGCATCCTATAAGCAATAAATATATAGAGTTAATAGAGTATATCGGCTCAATCCGAAATGAAATTAATAATTTTTATATAATGTCTATGGGATCAGTCCACGAAAAAGTAAAACATGTATTTGATGGTATACAACCTAGCGAAATGTGGTCCAGAGCAGGTAACCTAAGGCATGAGTCTATTTTAAAGCCTGAGTTATTAAATTTAAAAGATAAATATAAAACAATTTATCATGGAGATAAAAAAATGACTTGCAACTGTTATGAAAGATTATATCATAATGTTTTGCTTCCTAATGGAGATGTCTCTTTGTGTTGTATGGATTATGGATTAGATCATATAATAGGCAATCTATTTAATCAAGAGTATGATGATATATTGCCTGCCCCATTTTCAACTTTTGATTTGTGTAAATTTTGCGAGAATGCTGCTCCTCCTGATAGTGCCCATTTTGAAGTTGAAAAAAACTTAATTTAAATATGATTGACAAAAATTTTGATTGGGGTCTCATAGCCGAAGATGATTGGTTTTTAAATATATTAAAACATGAAATAATAGATAAAGATGATTATCAGAAATTTTTTTCCGTAGAAGAGAATGATATCGTCGTAGATATAGGTGCTAGTGTAGGCCCATTCTCTTATAATATACTAGAGAAAAACCCTAAAAAAGTTTTTTGTTTAGAACCTCATCCAGAATTATTTCAAAATTTAAGTTCTAATTTATTAGATAAAAGCAATGTTGTTTTATTGAACAAAGGCATCTCTGATAAAAATGGTAAAATTATCTTTAATGGGTTATATAATAAAAACTTTCCTGATATGTGGTCTATCCAATCAGAGGCTTGTTCTTTAACCTTTAAAACATTTATAGATTTATATAATATTGAGAAAATAGATTTTTTAAAAATAGATTGCGAAGGTGGAGAATACGATGTATTTAATTTAGAAAATTTTGAATGGATAAAAAATAATGTAAAAAAAATAAGTGGAGAATGGCATTTACATAATAGAGAATTAAAAGATAAATTTAAAGAATTTCGAGATTTGTATTTAAAAGAAATGCAAAATCATCAAATTTTTTCTATGGATGACATGGATATCAAATGGAGTCTTTGGGATGATTGGTTTATCGAATATTATGGAACAATTATTATTTATATTGATAACACGAAAAAAAATCAAGAATGGGTAAGTAATATATCAAATTTCGATTGGGGGACTTTAGACCAAGAGTACGTGAATTTATTTAAAAATGAAAATTTTATTTATAGAACATACGAAAAACATCAAGAAGTAAAAACTGATGATATAGTATTTGATATTGGGGCAAACTATGGGTCATTTACTTTTTCAATTTTGGATAAAAAACCGAAACAGGTTTATTGTATTGAGCCATCAAATAATGTTATAAATTATTTGCGAAAAAATGTTTCCCATGGTCCTGTTGTTTTTATAAATAAGGCAATTTCTGATGAAGAAGATATAAAATCTATACCAGAAAACGGAGTTTATATATATGAACATGAAGGAGATTTATATTCTACCACTACATTTGAAAAAATTATTAAAGATTATAATATTTCTAAAATTGATTTTTTAAAATTTGATTGCGAAGGTGGGGAATATTCAATCTTTACAAAAGAGAACTACAATTTTATTAGAAATAATATTAAAAATTTCGCTGGAGAATGGCATATTAACGATCATGAAAATGCAGTAGAAAGGTTCATTGAATTCCGAGATTTATATTTAAGAGACTGCTTAGATATACATGTATACGAAAGGACAGGAAAAGATATAACTGTAGATATTTTCAATGATCAGTATTTATATGATTTTAGAGATTATTGGAAAAATACCCATCTTGGACAATTTATGATTTATTTTTCATATAATATTGTATCTAAAGTTGAATTTTAAATACATACAAAAAAATAATAAATGAATAAAATACCTGTTATAGGAACAGCTGTAATGAAAAATCCCCATTGGGTAAAGCGTTTATATGAAAGTATAGATTACCCATTGGAGAATTTTATTATATTTAATAATAATGGAAAAGACGAAATAACAAACGAACTTGAAAAGTTAAGATTAATAGAGAATAAATTTATTGATAAATTATTTATATGTCATTTACCTGCTAATTTAGGAGTTTCGGCAGCTTGGAATTTGATTATAAAATCTTATATAAATTCTCCGTATTGGATCATAGTAAACGACGATATAGCATTCACAGAGGGACTGCTAGAAGAAATCTTCGAAAATGCTAAAGACCCAGAGGTGGGTATGGTGCATCCTTATGGAGGAGATTTCGGCCAAGGAGCATGGGATCTTTTCTTGATTAAAGATTTTGTAATTCAGCAATATGGTTTATTCGATGAGAATCTTACTCCTGCTTATAGTGAAGATGCTGATTATATATTGAGATTGCATAATGGAAATATTAAAAGAGTGTGTAATTTGAGCAAGCCTTATTTGCATGGGACAGGATTCTGTACAGAATATTATATTCATGGGAGTCAAACTAAAAAATCTAATCCTGATTTAGCAAAAAGATTGAATGAAATTAATTTAATTAACTTTGAATATTTGAATGAAAAATGGGGGGCAGGTTGGAGATATACTAGCCCTACACTTTTGCCATTTAATAAATATCCTATTAATTATACAACCTTCGATTTAAATTTTATAAGAAGAAAAAATATTAATTTATAAAAAATAAAAAACTTGACAACCTTTTTTTTCTCTATATATTAAAGATCCAATGAAAAACCTATTTTCTAAATTTATTTCAAATTTAATCGAAAAAAGACAAAAGGACAACGAGAGTATGGAGAAGGCAAAACTTCTTTATATTTACCTTGATAGTGTAGGCAAATGTTCATATTCTCTATATAAAGGAGAGTATGCAGTCAGTAATAGGGAAATCCATAAACCTATATGGAACAAATATGTTGAGCACAAAAGCGACTACGAAATTTTCAAAAAAGTAAATTAGTAAATATGCAAAACGGAAAAGGTGACAGAAATCGTATTTCAGATTATAAAAAATATAATGAAAACTGGGATTTGATATTCTCAAAGAAGAAATCAAAAAAAATAAATTCCTTTAAAAAGAAAAAACAAAACTCTGAAGAAGAATAAAATAAGATGAACCCAGAATTCTATACCGTAAAACTGACTCTTAAACATCTTAAGCTAATTCAAGATGCTGTTGAAATGTATTCAAGGCTTCGATCCGGTCAGGTTGATATAGCTCTAGACATTGTTTATCAAGATAAATTTCTTTGCGCAGAAGAAAAACAATTGATTAGTTCTATTGTTATGGATACGGTTTTCCCATCTAAACGCAAATTTGAAAATATTTCAGAGCTTGATAAAAACTCGTACCCAATAAATTTAGCTATTAAGAGGCCTGCTTTAGAAGGGACACAATTTTTTTCTGTTTCAAGTAAAGAAATAGGAAGGGGTAATATAGCATATGAAATTCAAAAAACCTTTGAGCAGTTTTTAGCTGTTCACTTTAATAATGGTTTCTTTAATCCTTTCTTCCGTCAATTTGATGATCCTTGTAAAGTTTCTGATGAGCCTTTACCTGAGATTCTAGGCTTTAAGAAAACTAAAGAATTTTACATCGAAGACCCAGAGATCAATTTGGAAATTCATAAGAATTTGTTAAATAAACTACCAGAAAAAGCATGGGAAATTGTTGATGAGTATTTCCAAGATTCTTTACCAAAGGGGGAATCTTCTTTAATCTGCTATGATAATAATAATAGTAAATATTATATAGAAGTAAGAAAACCTATTGACAGTAAGATAAAATGACAGTACAGTCATGAGAAATGAGCATTCCCTTTAGTATTATAAACTATTATGGTTATAGTGTAAATTTCCTAAAACGTATAGATTTTGGAGAAAAGTCTTGGCTATTAGAAGTCGTTGACAATTCAAATGAAAAAGTGGTTTTAGTAGAAGAGACTAAAGGTTCAGAAATCGAAGCATTGGCAAGTATACTCAAGTCTATAGATTCCTCATTCTTAAAGGACAAAAAGTGATAATTAAAAAAAGAAAAGTTTTAGAAAGAATTAAAACTTTAGCTTGGGATAACTTATCTCGTGAGAGCAGGTGTTTCCATATTGCGTTTATTTTTAAAGGTAATAATATATTATCAATAGGGGTGAATTCAAAAAAGACTCATCCTCAAATTAAAAAATATGGGTATCAAGATTTCTCTCGTCTCCATGCAGAACTTGCTGCGGCCATTAAATTTGGTAAGACTGATTGCAGAAAATATTCTTTGGCTGTATTAAGGATTGACAGGAATGGAGAGTTCAATCAGAGTAAGCCTTGCGAATGCTGTTCTAATATGTTGAATCAATTAAATTTTAAAAATGTTTATTTCACAAATGGCGAAGGAGATTGGGAGTCTAACTAAAGTAAACAAAGAATGAAACCTTCTTATAAAATTCGCATTTATAATGATCAAGTAAATGAAAAACTTATTAAAACAAGTAATTTAATTTCTGATTTAATGTGGAAATCAATTTCGACTTCAATGCTAAATCCAACTCTTTATTCTTTTCAGGATTCTGTTGGACATGCAGTTAATAATTTTATATGGCGAGCTATTCAAAATTCATCAAAAATTCTTATAGATAATTTAAATGCAAAGTGTTCATATACGATGGGAAGTAAGGAATAAAATAACAAATCTACTTTATAATTCTCTACGTCACTCTGTTGATTATTCAGTCCAAAATTTAATTTATACTCTAATTGAAATTCCAGTTAGAGATTCCTCTGAAAATTTAATTCAAAGTTCTGCTCAAAAATTAATTAAAGAATTGAATGAAAAATAAAATTTGGACATCAGTTTATAATTCAATTAGCGGATTAGATTCCCTTTTTTCTTTAAAGAATTATCTTTTTTCTCCTATATATTTTATGGGTCGAGATCCTGTCAAATATTCAGTAAAAGATTCTGCTAAAAATTTAGTTAAAAAAATGAATGAAAAGTATTAATAAAGTTCAAAAATTAATAAATGAATCTGTTTACAATCAAATTTGTTTAATAATTTATAATTCGATTGACTATTCACTATTCTGTTCTCTCTCGGAGTCAACATTTTCGAAAGTGAGAGGTTCAAGTGAAAATTCAGTAGAGGATTCATTTATAAATTCGATTAAAGAACTAAATTTAATTAAAAAGCTAAATGAGAAATCTTTATAACATAAAAATTACAATCAGTGAACGTATATTCCATTCTATTAGTGATTCTTCATCTATAGATTCTATATACAGTTCATTCAGAAATTCAAATTATTATTTAGTTAAAAATACTGTTTCTAATGTTGTACAAGTTTCGACTGGCAATAAAATCTTGCGTCAATCTATAAATTCAATTAACAAATTAAATGATTGATTTTAATCCGCTTCATGGTAGAGTTTCGCGTTCTGTAAAAATTCCAGTCTGGGATTCAATCTTATACGCTATCAGTAATCCATTAATTCCTTCTATTGAGAACTCAATCGTAGATTTTTCTGATAGTTATTTCATTTCAATCTGTAATTCAACAGAATATTTAATAGATCAATTGAATGAAAAGTTTTAGTTTGTACTGTTACGGAACTTATAATTTAGTTTATGATTCAGTTAAATGGAAAATTTTGAATTTAATACAAAACCCATTTCTTCATTCAATTGAGGATTTAACAGATGATTCAATTTATCATTTAGTTGAAAATCCATTCGGGAATTCAATTGGAAGATTAACACAAAAAATGATTAACAAATTAAATGAAAATTTCTAATATTAACGAGTATAAAGTCAATGATATAATTGGTCATAAAGTGTGCCTTGGAATACAGGGTTCTTTTCTGTTTTTAATTAATGATTTAATTTTTCATTCTTCGTTTAATGCATTTTCTATTCGACGCTCAATTTATGATTTAATAAACTATCCAGATAATAATATGGTTAAAGATCTTTCAATAAATGATATAATTGATAAATTAAATGAAAACGATTAATCAATATTTAGATCTGTGTAAACAAAAATTTGAAGATGATCATGAGTACACAAATATTTCTAAAAAAGAAAGTGTTGACTTTATAATAGACAATGCTTTTTTTGACGGAGAGATCTCGGCGAGCATTATAGATCCGTTGAAATATAAAATTATGAACCTCATAAAATGACTGTTCAAAATAAAAAAAGAAATCAAATTAGATTAATCAAAAATTGGCACATTAAATTGCAAAATTATGATGGTAAAATTGTCTGGAAGGCTTATAGAGCTAATTGTCCTCATTCGTTAAAAAGAAAAGCTTTAAACTGTATAGATGTCGAAAAAGTTTTAGAATATAAAGAAGTAGAAAATAAACAATATAAAAATATTTAAACATATGAAAATTAAATCTTTGACTCCTGAAAACGAAGCTGCTAAAGCGGATTACATTAAAAAATGGATTGCTATCGGTCATAATACAGACCGTCTTGACTATGACGAGACTCTAGATATTGTTAATAAGATTCAAACGGAACTACTGAATCGAAAAAAAACACCGGTTATCATTGTAGATAATCCTATTCTTGCATGGATTGCCTGTCACATTGCTTTAGAGGGAACTCCTGTCAATGAGATCCTAGGGAGAGTTGAGGACTACGTAAGTGGTAAAACGAGAATGAAACTTGCTGATTTTGTTAATCCGTTTCTAGATGGATCTTTCGGTGCATCATTATTTTCTTTTTATGATTATGTCTTTAATGAATTGAAAATTAAAGTTCAAGATGATATTTTAGCTAAATATAAAATTTGGGAAGACTCTACTAAACTTGGAATGATTTTCCCTCTTGATCATGTATGTATTGTCTCTCAAAAGCCATTGAAGATTAAAATCAATGAAGAAGGGAAAGTCCATGCAGATAGCGATGGTCCAGCTATTGAGTATGCAGGAGCTTTCGCTCCCAATGTATGGTCACTGGATGGAATAACAGTTCCTCAAGAATTGGCTGAAACTCCATCTCATGAATTAAATATTCAGTATTATAATTCTATTAAAAATGCTGATGTAAAAATGGCTTTTGTCAAAAAATACGGCGTAGAGAGAATGTTAGAGTTGGGCACTAAAATAGACACTTATGAAAATTACGATGAGGAGTGGTGGACAAAATCTGAGTATGAACTTTGGGATATGAAGAAATTATTTGTAGGGGTGAAATTCGCTCCGCATTTGAAAATGCTTAATCAGACTACTGGAGTTTGGCATGTTGAAGCTGTCTCTCCTCGTTGCAGGTCCCTGCAAGACGCTATTAAAGAAAGATTCCGGGGCAGAGAGTTAAATGTCCTTTCGATTTCTTGATATATTTCTTATATGTCATATAGACTGAAAAATAAAATTAGGTTTTTACCAAGGGAATATAATTCCAGTATTCGTAGGCCTATTTTGGACTCTATTAATTCTTCACTTGAAAGTAGTCTTAGGAAAAATATAGTAGATTTTCATTGGAGATCTTTATTGATCCCTAATTCTATGGACCCAACATGTTGTAGGAATGTAGTCGAAGAATTAAACAGTATTTATTTTAAAGAATATTTAAATAATGATTAAAAATTCTATTTTAGGCGAATCTGCTCGGGCTTCATTGAGAGATCCTATCTTAAAAGAGTTTTGGGTCTCTCTACTGTCATCCTGCGAGATTGAAAATGCATCAGGTATAATGTTGTCCTTCATAAATCCTATGTCAGAAAATATTAATGGTATTAAAGCGTATCCATTAATAAAATCTAAAATCAGAGAGATGAATGCGGATATTGATAAACAAAAAGTAATTGCAAAAACAAGATATTTAACAGAAATGTCTCTTTTGGCAAAAACTCGGCGTGAACCTTGGGATTTACTAAACTCTTCTTTTTTTAATCCCATGAGTCATTTAATTGATAATTCTCTTTCTTATTCGGTAACTTCTTCTTTAAGAATACCTTTGAGAAATACGATTAGGACTTCAATCAAAGAAGGTGTTATAAATTCCAGTAATTCATTAATAAAAAACTTAAACAAATAAAGATTTTTTGAAAAAGGTCTTGACTAAAACACTAAAATGTGTATACTCAAATAGTCATCTTATTACTTTATATGAAAAAATTAAAAAAAGCTATCGTTCACGGTGAATGTGTTTTGTTTTCGTCTCGTCTCCCTGCTGAAGCTGAACAAGAGAAAATCGAAAGTAAATATGTTGTAATTGCTGACAGCGAAGTAACGGGCAACCATCACGTCGTAGATCTAAAACCCGGAGTGAATGTTTATAAAAAAGGGGACAGGCGCTTTATAAAAAATTCAGTTGAGACCACTGTTCGTTGCGCTATAGCTGATAGGCATAATGATATTAAATTGTCTCCCGGCACATGGGAAATCGACTTCCAGCAAGAGTATGATTATTTCTCTGAAAGCATGAGAAATGTCAGAGATTAATAAATTTAGTTAATAAAAAATACTTATGGAATTACTATCTACTGTTTTAGTCAAAACTTATCGTAACGGTAAAAATATCTTTTCTGTTGAAAAAACGTCACTTGAGAATCGAAAGGGTCAGTGTTCGTATTTAATTGATCATTTAAATTCTTCTAAATTAGTTCCTCCTGCTGAGGTCCCAGCTACTATAGTAAGCAGGGATGACCTTTTGAATATTATTAAAGAAATGAGTGATTTAGATTAAACAAAAATAAAAATGAAAATACAACATATTCGACGGGATAAAAAACTAGTAGGGACTATTGTTGCTGTTAAAAACGAAGCAAAAGGAGTCGTTCACGTAGGATTTTCTATGCCAATGAAGGGAGAAAATGCTAGTAAGAAAAAAGGTGTTGAAATTGCTATGGCTAGAGCTTTAAATAGTCCTTATTCTTTGATCCCAAAGAAAATTGAACCTGAATTTAGAGAGTTTGTGAATCATATTTCTTCTAGAAAAGAGTTCGATGGGTTCCATACTCCTCTTCCTGATGATTTTATTTACACTTACAATTCAACTGGATTTAATGTTGAAGATTTAGTAAAATTACGCTAAATATATAAATTTAGATAAGATCTTCAATTAAATACTAGTGTATAAAATATTGCATAACAATTTGCGTAAGATTCCCTTGAGAACTACTAGTAGATGATTGATAATTTGTATAAAATTAAAACAAACCACAAGAAATGCATACTGGCACAGTTAAGGAATTACACGAATCTATTGTTTTGGAAAATATAAATTTGACCCTGCAAGAGTTTTATATTTTAATTAAAATTATGGAGAAAACTGGTTTCGCCAATAAGATCTCTCAGAGAACTAATGTCGGTGCTGGGAGGCAATCAAGAGTATATCAAGTTAAGAATTTATTTTCGGTAAACCTAAATTTAAAATGATAGAACTATTAGAAAAAACAAACTTGATAGAATTGTTCGAGGAAAAAAAGATTGATGGTATTGCTCATGGAGTTAATAGCAATTGGTCTGGCCATTCTTCTACATCTAAGATTCTGTTCTCTCAATATCCAGAACTATTAAAATCTTGCCACCAAAGTCTATTAAGGGCTCAAGGCCTAGGCTCGGTCAGTTTTATCAAAACTAAAAACGGTGAGATTTTTAACCTATGCTTTGAAAAAATTCAGGGAATAGGAAGAAAAACAAACTATGAAGCTTTTTATCTAGCTTTTGAAGAATTAAAAATTTATCTAAAACCCGGATATAGAATCGCGATACCTTTTGATCTGGGGTGTAAAACATCTGGAGGTAGTTGGAAGGTTATTATCTCTATGCTTAGCGAATTGTTTGAAGAATCAGAAATTAAATTAATTATTTGTAAAAACGACTAAAATGAAAATTATTCAAGAAATTGAAAACTGTTATTTGCCTTTGGTGAAAAGGTTTTTACCAGAAAGAGTAAGCCAAGCTTCTGATATTGGTTATCAGATCGAATTATTTTTGTCTTCTTCTGATGATTATTTTAATGTAAAGGCTTTGAGATTGAAAGAAGAGGGCAATGCCTTATCTGAAACTTTATACGATTTAGCTAAGATTGAGAAAGGTTTAGGAGAATCGGTGGATGATCTTTATTTGCCTGTGGAAGGTAATCCTATTTACTTTGGGTTTAATTTACAACCTTAAGTCTGTTCTTTGAAATTTTTGGGCCTAAATAGATTCGATTTAATTTCGAGTTACTGGTTAGCATGTAGTGGATTCTCGTTGGCCACTTTAAAAAACGGGAAAAAACAAATAAATGCCGAAACCAATGAGTTCGACGCCTTGATTGCCGAAGCTGAAGCCATCTTCAATTCAGCAGACGAGGTACTTGCAAAATACAGTCCAGAAATGGCATCTGTCTAGCAGGGTGGGAAGTTATTCCTTTAAACAGAAAATAGCTAGTTTGCTTATTTAAAGAAAATAAGTTTGTTTATCATTTTCTCAAAATGACTGTTGTTTTACAGTAAAAGAAAATAGATTGTCTTTTATCGAAAAAAAAGAAAAACATGTAACTAATCGGTGAGGAAGAATTAAAGACGTGGGAGCATTACCCACTAGGTCCACCATTTGACAGTTTTTTAGCTTTCTGTGAAAAAAAGCTATTGATTTTCTTGTGAAAAGTAGTATATTCATTCTGTGAACATCTTCTTCCTTGACCTTGAACCAAAAAAATGCGCAGAGTACCATGTGGACCGCCATGTGGTAAAAATCATCCTTGAAGCTTGCCAGATGATGGCGACAGCTTATCCTAAGGGAGGCGCTCCTTACAAACACACTCATGCTAATCATCCCATGGCTGTCTGGGTTAGATCTAGCCTCGACAACTTTATTTGGACTTTAGATTATTGTTACGCTTTGTGTGGCGAGTATACATACAGATATGGTAAAAAACATAAAAGCCAAAATGTTGCAGATTGGTTCGCTGATAATTTGCCTAATCTGCCTGACACTGGATTTATTGATCCTCCTCGTTGCTTTGGCGCTATTGAGGCATGTAAAACCTCGTGCATAGTGACAGACTATCAAGATTATTACAGGGTAGGCAAAACTCATTTGTTTAAATGGAGCAAAAGAGAAAAACCCTCTTGGCTTTAAATTGTAATTAAAAGTTTGACAACTAAAATTAATATGATATATTGAAGTATGAGACTACCTAGTATACATTCTAATGGGACAGGAAGAGATAGCTTGATCAAGCAATACGATGAATTGTCTAAAGCTTTTAACACTTTTGTCAAAAAATGGGAAGAAATAGATTTCCATGCTAGAGATTATTATGTTCAGGGACAGGAAGCTTGGATAGAGGCTCTTTCAGAAAGGAGAGATCAATCTGAAAATTTAATGTCTGTAAGTCGTTATATTAACGAAATTAGAGAGCATCTTTATAGTAAAAAATGAAAAATCCTGAATATAATTCTTCTTTTCATTCCGATTTATATAAAAAATTAAAAGCAGGGGAAATTTCTAAAAAAGAATGGGCAGATAATTGCTTGCAATATTTAAGAAAAATGTTAGGAGAAAAGTATCCTAAAAATTTAAATAAAAATGAATAATTTAATTAATTTACCTACTATAAATTGCATAACTTTAAAAAGATTAGAAGAAAGGCAATCTTTATTTATAAAACAATGCGAAAAGTATAATTTAAGTTATAATTTCACTTATGGTTACGAAAATCTAAAAAATCCATTAGGCGAAGATGTAAAAGTTGAAAGTCATTTACTGGGTTTTATGAACGCAGGAGAAATATCTGCTGTCCTTTCTCACTTAAAAGCTATCAAGGATTGGTTTTTTAATTCTGATGATGAATATGGTTTTTTTTGTGAAGACGATTTGCTTTTAAGCATGAATGAGTATTGGTCTTTTGATTGGGATTATGTAATTAAAAATTTACCAAATGGCTGGTTGGCAGTTCAATTATCTTTAATTAAAGATCCTTTTGTAAAAGAAAGATTAGAAGATTATGTAAGACTCCATCAGTATGATTGGGATAATTGGTCTGCATGTTCTTATTTAATTTCAAGAAAATATGCTAAAATAATTATAGATTGTTATGTTAAGGGCGACAATAGTTATGATTTAAATTTACCATTTTTCCCTAAAAGTACCCCTTTCATTGAAAATGTTTTATACAACGTCTCTAATAAAGAAAATATTTATACATTCCCTTTATTTGTTGAAAATATTAATGTAAAATCTTCTTTCTATCCAGATTTTATTAAATCCGAACATAAAAATAGCCAGAAAGAGTCGTCTAGCATAATATCTGATTGGTGGAAAGAAAATGGAAGTACAGTTGATTTAAATTGGCTTTTTAATAAAAATACTTAAGATTCCTGATATAAAATATCTGTAATAACATTCTGCCTTTTCGTAAGTATATCCATTGTAATCTAAAAAATTAAATGGAGCAGAATTAAATGAATTATAATGAATCAAATCGACCTGTAAATGTGGCTCTAATCTTTGAAAACGATAAAATCTCTAGAATTTTAAGCTCGAAACCATTAAAAATAGTAAAAATAGATTTTGACGATAAGAGTAAAGAAGAAGATAATGCTGAGTACTTAGAATATTTAGAGATGTCATTACCAAACGAAATTAAATTTAAATGAATATTATAGGCAATATAGATATTATTGGTGATACCCATGGGAGTAATCGGTCTATCTCAAGATGGGCTGAACTCGGAGATACTCAAAACTTGATCCATGTAGGTGATTTTGGAGTCGGTTTTAAAGGTTCTATGCCTAAAATTTCACAATTAGGGCAAGAATTAAATAACTTTAGCAAAAATGTTTATGTTGTTAGAGGGAATCACGATGACCCATCTTTTTTCGATGGTAGAATGTATGGCGGTTATTACGGAGGTATACATTTTCTAAGAGATGGAACGATTGCTACTTGGAATGGAGAAAAAATACTTTTCAATGGTGGAGCGATTTCCATTGACAGATCTCAAAGAATAAATGAAATTGATATTTGGGAAGATGAGGCATTTAAGCCTTTTAAGAAAATAGAGACTGAAATTAATCATTTAGTGACTCATTCTTCTTTTCCTGAGGTCACAAGCTTTCCAATTAAGGGGGAAATGGTGGTCGCTTTCGCTAAATATGATCAAGATTTAATTTCCGATCTAGAAAAAGAATCTCAGTCTATTAAAGATTGGGTAGACTCTCTAATAGAAAATCAGGAAAAGAAAATAAAGACTTGGCATTATGGCCATTTTCATAAATCTCATCAGTCAAATTACAACGGAATCAAATGTATTTGCTTAAATATTGAAGAAATTCGACCATTTGATGAAGATTTTGCTAAAAGATTTTACTAAAATCCCTTGACTTTCGGTTTGGTTGTGCTAGAATAGTAAAAGAAAGACAAAAGGCCCCATAGCTTAACGGATAAAGCATCTGACTTCTAATTAGATGATCCAAGTTCGATTCTTGGTGGGGCTACCAATCTTTCTCAACAAATGGGTACTTAGTCCAACGGCAGAGACAAACGACTTAAAATCGTTCCAGTGAGGATTCGAATTCCTCAGTACCTACCAATTTACAGGCCATTAGCTCAGCGGTTAGAGCAGAGGACTCATAATCCTTGTGTCGATGGTTCGATTCCATCATGGCCTACCATTTTTTCTTAGTTAAAAAACAAAAACAAAATAATAATATGATTGACAATATGACAATTGGCGAAGCCAAACAGTTAGCTTCTATGTTTTCAGGGCTTAACTCATCTGTTTCCCCTCCTCATCCAATGCTAGGTCGCCGCTGTATCATTCGAACATACTCGGCTGGTGTTCATATCGGAGACGTAGAATATGTAAACCCAACTAATTCGATGGAAGTGAAACTAAAAAATGCCTTGCGACTATGGAAATGGGAAGGCGGCGGTCTAAGTCTATCTGCTGTAGCTAAAGACGGCATTAAAGGAGGCCGTTTGAATGCAACCGGAGAGGTTTATCTGACGAATGCTATTGAATATATCCCAACTACTCCAGAAGCCGAGGCTACTTACATTAAATTCGTCGAATAGTAATACGAAAAATTGCGGGGCAGGAATATCCCTGCTCCGCTTTTTTTATTTTATGAATTTACTTCACGCACATCAAGGATTCTCTCCTAATGTAATCCATGGATTTGGCGATGGAGGTAGATCTGGATATGGTGATGGTGATGGATGTGGCTTCGCGGCTGGCTTTGGTGATGGATGCGGATTTAGTTATGGTTCAGGCGGAGGCTCTGGGTCTGGAGATGGTTATGGTGAAGGTGATGGCTATGGTGACGGGTGGGGATCTTCTTGTGGTTTTGGGTCTGGAGAGGGATCTGGAGATGGATCTGGAGATGGATATGGAGAGGGCGATGGTGCTGGAGATGGGGACGGCGAGGGAGATGGGGGTAGCAGACAAGTTCAGCACATGTATTGGCTTTGGTGATGGTACAGGAAATGGATTTGGTTTTAGAAACAGCGATTAACTTATGAATTTACTTTATATACATAACGGATATTGTGCTGATTTGATTTGTGGATCTGGATTTGGATCTGGATCTGGTCATGGAACTGGCGACGGATCTGGTGATGCATATGGATTCGGTAGTGGTTATGGGTCTATTTATGGGTTTGGTTGTGGATATGGTGTATTTGGACTTAAAAGTATGTTTGAAGATGGGTTAGGTGATGGATCAGGATACTGCAATGGATTAGGTGATGGAGCTGGAGACGAGTCTTAATAGATAATATGAATTTATTTTATAGACATCATGGTGATTTTGCTGATTTGATCTGTAGATCTGGTGATGGATCTGGGTCTGGCTATGGGTTAGGTGATGGATCTGGGCTTGGTTATGGGTTTGGCTGTGGGTTTATTGATGGAGCTGGGTCTGGTGATGGTTCTGGTTATTCATCTGGATATGATGAAGGATCAGGAAAGGGGAAAGGTGATGGTACAGGTGACGGTACTGGGTATACAATTAACTGGATAATTTAAATTATGAAATTTTCTCTTTGTAATCACCACGCATTTACAAGCTCTCCTGTACTTGAACCATGTGAACATGGACACGGTTCAGGGTCTATAGATGGTCAGGGGTTTGGAAATGGATCAGGATTTGGTGAAGACGGCTCTCGATCAGTACATTGTTATGGAACTGGGTATGGACCGGGATCAGGTCATGGATTTGGATCTGGTAATGGAGCTGGGTTTGGATCTGGTAATGGTAGAGGTATGGGACTTGAAATTTATGAATACTTTACTAATTAATCAATTTAAAGGTTTAATCGCTGATAGCGATTCTGCTTATCTTTTTAAAAATTCGATTGTAATGAGTAATGGGCGTGGGTTCGGTCTCGGTCTAGGTTTCTGTTATGGTGTTGGAGAAGAGAGTGAGGATAGTTATGGCTACAATGATGGCGATGGATTTGGATCAGGAAATGGACTCGGAAATGGAAATGGAAATTGTTATGGGGATGGGGATGGGGACGGGGTAGTAATTAATGGAGTTTGTTATGGAGATGGAGATGGGGTAGTAATTAATTAAATTATGAATACTTTACTAATTAACAAATTTAAAAGCTTGGTTGTAGATGCATCTCTCGATCTTTCTGAAGACCTAACTGGATTTAGCAATGGCTCTGGATGTGGCAACGGGATAGGTTTTGGCTATGGATCTGGGAGCGGAGATGGAGATGGTGAAGAGGGTGGTGACGGACAGGGAGAAGGGTACTGGTCAGGATTTGGCAATGAAGACGGTTCTGGTTATGGGTACGGTCACTCTAATGGTTATGGAGATAGCTATAATGTTGGTGATGGTTTTGGTTGTGGCAGTGGTAGAGGAAGTGGGGATGGGGTTGTTGACTTTGGAGGGTGGCATTGGATCTAGATGTATTTTTTTTATGAAAACTCAACTAATTAACGATTTTAAAGGTTTAATGGCAGGCGACTCGCCGTATCTTTTTGAAGATGCCATTGCAATCTCTAGTGGCCGTGGATATGAAGATGGTGATGGATATGGATATGGCTGGGGAGATGGAGATGGAGATGCGTGGGGAGAGTCAGATTGTAAAGGCTCGGGTGATGGGAGTGGTATAGGGATGTGGAAGGGCTCTGGCTGGGGTTTAGGTACAGGTAATGGAGCTGGGACTGGAGAAGGATACTGTGATAGATGTTAATAATGGAATTTAACTTAATTATGCATAATTTACTAAATAACCAATTTAAGGATTTCATCATAGATGAATCTGTGCCTATTTATGAAAATCCACATGGATTTAGCAATGGTCATGGGTGCAACTGGGGCGAGGGGTTTGGATATGGATCTGGGGATGGCGATGGAGAGGGAGATGGCTGTGGAGAAGGTCACGGAATAGGAGATGGAGGAGGCGACGAAAGCAACGATGATAATGACGAAGGGGAGTCATACCCAGTGAATGTTGGATCTGGATATGGTGATGGGTCAGGTGATGGAAGTGGATTTGGAAAAGGAAACTGGGTAAAAACATGGGAAAATCAGTGAATATTCATCAAATGTGCGTGTCGCCGGGTGTACCTAGGTTCACGAAAGGTTCTGGTTATGGATCTGGCAGCGGATCTGGAGCTGGGTATGGTGTTGGGATTGCGTATGGTGCTGGCACTGGAGACGGATTTGGATCTGGAAACGGGGTTGGTCATGCGGGATCTGGATGTGCAAATGGGAGCGGTCATGGTAGTGGAGGGGGTTACGATGAAGAAGAATAAAGAAATTACTGAAAGTTTGTGTGGTCTTTAAATTTTATTTATGAAGAAATTACTAATTGGAAATCATTTGTTTAATTATTTTGTAGATTTAGACGATGGGTATGGAGAGGCAAATGGTGACGGAGATGGGTATGGAAATGGTGACGGGGAAGGGTATGGAGGAGCGGAGGGGGATGGTAATGGAGGGGGGAGAGGAGAAGGATTCGGAGATGGTGAAGGGTTCGGAGATGGAAATGGAGATGGACAATTATGAAGTTTTTTAAAAAAAACTTGACAAAATCTCATACAGTGGTATTCATTAACATGAATAACGATTTATTTTGGATTGATACACATCAAGCTTTAATTTATGAATATATTGAAAAACAAACAATACTTTCTCATCTTGACAAAGAATTAAAGCGAATTAAAGAGGATCACAATGAGGCTCGTATTCAATTTAATGATATTTTAGATAGATATACTGAAAATTTAAAGAAACGGAATGGCATTTAGAACATATAAATAACACAATCATAAAACAATATGAATCCAAATACTTCATTAACTCTAATTAACGAAAATTTAGTCATCGCTCTAAATGAATACTCAAAATTTGAATCTGGCAATGGCGCATCTAGCACTCGTGCTCGAAAGGCTTTGCAAGAAATTATTACAAATGCAAAAATTTGTCGCAAACTAATCGCTGACGAGAAAAACGAGCGAAAAGCCGCCAAATTGGCTGCTAAAGCTGAATAATTGTTTAAATAAAGATCCTTTATGAGTTATTTGCAAAATTACTATTTGGAAAAATGTAATATTCCTAGCGAAATAAATGAACATTTACCATTTTTGTTTAAATATGCTAAGGAATGTGAAAGTGTCATTGAAATGGGAACTCAAGACGGCGTTTCTATTTATGCTCTTGCATATGCGAAACCTAAAATACTAATTAGTATAGATATTCTTCCTTTTGAAGGATCAGAGTACTTGAAAGAATTATGTGCTGAACAAGGAACTGAATATGAGCATATAATTGGATCTTCTTTAAATCTAGAAATACCAGAAGTGGATTTTATATTCATTGATACAGAGCATAGCTATTTACAATTAAAATTAGAATTAAAGAAACACGGTAATAAAGCTAAAAAATATTTAGCATTTCATGATACAGTAACTTTCGGTTTTAGAGACTCTTCAGCGTATGGAGATCAAGGTTTGAGATATGAAGAAGGAGGATCTAAGAAATACGGTTTGATTCCAGCTATTCAAGAATTTCTAATTGAAAATCCTCATTGGGAAATTAATTCAATAAATGCGAATAATAACGGCATGGTTTTCTTGAAAAGAAAATAGTTTATTCTAATAATTTTTTTATAATCCTGAGTAGCTCAGTGGCAGAGCGGGTGACTGTTAATCACTAGGTCGTAGGTTCGAACCCTACCTCAGGAGCCAATTTTAAATTTTTCGACGGAATGAGATGTTTGCAACTGTTTTTTTCTTTCTTTTCTTCTATCGGTAAGGAAACCGAACAGGTCGAATATGAACGAGGCCATAGGAGCGAAGAATACTGTGAAAAGCATGGATATACAGAATTTACATATTCTAGTAAATATAAAATCAAATGTATTAAATGCCAGTCTGTAAGGAAGAGTCTAAGGAAAAACAACAATAGAAAGGAGTTATTAGAAATACATGGAAACAAATGTTCTGTTTGTTTTTATAATAAATGTGATTCAGCCTTACAATTTCATCATATTGACCCTTCTCAAAAAGAATTTGAAATTAGCGAATCTGCTTATAGCTTAGAAAATCTGAAGGCTGAGGCTAAAAAATGCATTCTTTTGTGTGCTAATTGTCATGCGGAAGTGGAAAAAGAAATCTTAAAAAGTAAAATAAAGTTATTTTACTCAAAGAAATCATCTAAACAATTTTCTTTATGTTAATATTTTTTCCAGTTAATTTTAGTAAATAAAAAAATGGCTTATAAGCATTGTGGTGATGCACAGGTTTTGTAAACCTGAGAGGGCAGTTCAATTCTGTCATGAGCCTCCATCTTTATTTTTTTAAAAAATGATCAGCTATCTCAATAAAAATAAATCAGAAAACCTTCAGATTGCTTTTTCTGGAGGCGCTGATAGTATTGCGGCAGCTTTTTATTTAAGGCATAAAAAACCTCTTCTAAAACATTTTAATCATAAATTCTGCAAAGAAGATGATGAAATTGAAGAAAAGTGTAGATTTTTCGCAGAAAAGTTTAATTTTGATATTGAAATCGGCTATTCTAATGATAAATATAGTAAAGGTAGTACCGAAGACTGGTGCAGAAAGCAGAGATATGATTGGTTTAAAGATTTAGGTGGAGTCTTAATCACTTGCCACAATTTAAGTGAGGCAACTGAGAGTTATCTAATGAACTGTTTTAATGGTAAAAATGAATATTTGCCTATCCCATTAGAAACTACATTTGGCAAAACTAAAGTAATTAGGCCTTTTATTCTGAATTCTAAGGATGAAATCAATAATTTTCTTAAAAGAAACGATTTAACAAAATTTATTGCAGAAGATCCTTTAAATTTGGACTTGACAAGGAGACGAAATTGGATTAGGATGGTACTACTACCACAGATCAAGGAAAAAACGAATGTGGAGAAGGTTGTGAAGAAAAAATACTTAGAAAAGTTAAAAAAAGCTTGACAATCAAAAAAAATGCCTTAAGGTATTAAAGAATTTTATTCCCCTGTTGCTTATTGGTTTAAAGCCCCGGTTTCATAAACCGGTGAACAGAGTTCAATTCTCTGCGGGGGGACCAATTTTACTAAAGTTTAAAAAATGAATAGGAAAAAACACTGCGAACGAGTAAAAATGCAAATTGTGTTTAGGTCTGGCAACACAGATTCTCTTTTAGATTCATTTGGTAAAGCGGCTATTAAACAAGGAAGATCAAAAGAAGAAATTGAATCAGTATTAAAAGATTGTTTGAGTGGAGATTACAATCATGTTTTGACAGTTTTAATGGATCACACTAAATAATAATATGAGTTACGCCACTTTATCTGGAGTAAGATATAAATTCGAAGTGAAAGGAGAAGATTTTATTTTCACTAATGACCACTTAAGTTTAACTAGAATTTGTTTTAAAAGAGTGTCTTTGCATAAAAACTCTCCGCCAGTATGGTATTTGACAAGTTTAGAGATGGAAAGAGGTCTTGTGCCATTCTGCCACTTGAAATCCGCTTATAATTTCCTAGTAAAGGCATATTCTTGCCATGAAAATGAAATTAAACCTTGCTTTTTCGATTTAGACTACTAATATAACTTTATGAGCACATTCTATAATGACCCAAATAATAATGATGGAGGCACAAAACTAGTAGCTTTCATGATTTTATTATTATTTTTCGTAATTGGTTGCCTTTCCGGCATTTCCTTACTAAAATTATGTTTCTAAATAAATCCAATGAACCATCTAAGCCTCCTCATGGGGGGGTTTATTTAGCTGGGTATATCTTAATGATCTTTATCCTCATTAGTGGAGGATTACTCTTATACTTTAATTTAAAATGAAAAAGAGAGGACTAAAACTTATTAAACCATTTAGAGACAATGAGTATTTAAAGGTATCTTTGTTTTTCTTTTTGATTTTCTTTAATATTTTGCTTTTTTGCTGGTTGTCTTCTCTCTACTCTATATAATATATGCTATCTGCCCCAAAATTCCGTATTTGGTCTAAAAATGAACATAAAATGTTTTATCCTAATTGGGTAAAGTTCTTTTCGGGAGGGGTATTTGAAGCATGTTGTGATGAAGATTTGGAAAAAGTAAGGCATATCCCAGTGGATATAAAAGGGCAAGTATTTATAGATTCTTGTGGCCATTATGAAGTACAGGTTTGTACTAATAATAAAGATAAGAATGGCGTATATATATGGGAAGGAGACATTTTAAAGTTTTCTGAAGATGGTTTTATTGTAGTTAGATACGATGAGTCAGAAATGGGGTATAATGTATGTAGATTCCTCAATTTAAATCATCTTTTATTTGAGGATATGGAAGTTATAGGTAATATGTACGAAAACTCGGAGGAGTTGAGTGATATTCTCAATAAAAAATTAGAACAAAACAAACTTTAATATGACTAACGAATTTATGACTGTTATATACGATAAAGAAGGAACTTATTTTCTTAATTTTATCCAAGAGGTCACTAGCCTTTCTGATGAAAAATTACGTTATAAAAAATGTATTAATCTATTAGGAGAAGAATACGCTTGGATTGCTAATTATCTTGTAGGAAGTAATGTACCTATGGATGGAATCTTGGAAATTGCGGCTACAATTAATTATCTTAAACATAGTAACCCATTGAATGCAAATTTAAGCGTGGATTCTGAATGGCGATGAAATTATGGAATTTGCTCATAAAGGTATCTTTTAAAGATACAAAGGTACATTAAAGCGCGACTTTTAAATCAAAGTCGCAGGTGAATACATATTACAATAATAAAACAATAATAATATGAGCTTAGATATTACATTAAAGATTAAAAAACATGTTAGTGAAGATGACTGTAAAACATGGCAAGAGTTCTATGAAGAGGTTTACCGTTGTAATATTACCCATAATTTAGGTAAAATGGCTAGTGAGGCGGGTATTTACGAAACTCTTTGGCGTCCATACAGGCTAAGAGATGACTATATTAAGTCTGGTCTCGATGAAGAGTATGAATACGAGAGTAAAGCTGTAATACTAGCTCAAGAGCTTATCCCCTATTTAGAAAAAGGATTAGAAGATTTAGAAATGAGACCTGAGCATTTTGAAAAATGGAGCGCTCCTAATGGGTGGGGAATATATACAGATTTTGTTCCATTTGTTTGCGAATATTTACAGGCTTGCAAGAAATACCCAAAAGCTTTAGTATTTTGTTGCAGATAATTTTATAAAAATGAGAATAATAAAACAATTTTTTAAATTTATTCTTAGTTTATCGAAAATTTCCAGCGAAGGTGAAAAACTTCCAAGTCGTCGATTTCGTTGCTTGACATGCAGTACAAAGTGCCGATCTTCTATACAGGATAGAGGCAAAAGGAAGTATTGCAGACGATGCGAAAAAAAAATTTTTATATGGAAAAATTACAATACAGATCCTTATTAAACATCTTAATATGACTAATAAAGAATGGCAACCGTTTGAGACTGCTCCGCAGGATAGGGAGTTTTTAGCTGCTATTGGAAACGAAAGAAGAGAATTTATTTATTATGATGTTTTGTCTTGTATTGCTCCTGATATATATGTAGGTATGGACGGAGAGACCTTAGAAAATAAATGGTACAAGATCTTAGGATGGCTACCTATTCCAGATTGGAAATAAAATAAACTTTATAATAATAGTATGACAGATGAACACAAATTCCACGAAGTGAGAGTACTTGGACCATTTGCTGCACCTACCGTTTTTGGTAGTGGTCAAACGCGAGAAGAAGCTTTTGAAAACGCTTGGGGTCCTAAGCCATGGAGCGAAGAAACCCTAGAAAAGAAAAAAGGTAGCTTTTGCCTAAGCAGTGAAGCTCTTAAGAACTGGCAAGAATAAATAAAAAGAATCGAAAATATCCGTTGCTTTCCTGAACCGCTCGCCTATAGTAAGGACATGACCGACTATCAAAACAGAATTGACCAAGCAAGAGCCGAGTTTGAAGCAGCCAAGGCCCACTTCTTAACTGTCAGCACCGACGAAGCGAAACAACAAGTTTCTAAAACTTATGATGTATGGTTCGACATCCAAAATGAACCCAAACTCGCAGAAGCGAAAGAGAAAGCCGCCGAAGCTTGGGTCAGATGGGCGACGGCTAACGATAATACGAAAAAAGCCTTCATCACTTACCGTAAAACAGTCAATCAAGGTGGAGACTATCAAACTTACAAAAAATATGAACAAGCCTGTGAAGATAGAGATTCTAAATATAAAGAGGCTACAGAAGCAGATGAGGAAGTCTGGCGCTTCGAAAGTCTGACGGAAGAGGAGGTTTAAAGAATCAAAAATATCCGTTGCAATCTAATAAACCTGTGGTAAACTAAGGAATCAATATGAACGACGAAACCAAACTCAGAGAAATGGAATGGTCCGAAATTTCGGAGCTGCGTACAAAAGCCAATATCAAAGCCGCTGAGGCTCACAGGGCTTGGAAAGCCGCTTTGGAAATCAACACTCTAGGAAAAAGCGATCAGGTAGCGAAGGAGGCGTATGATCAACGTATGGCTGCCTTGGCTGAATATCAGAGATGCCACTCTGAAGCCTTGAGAATCTCAGATATAGCTAACTCTATGTATATAGACAAAGCTGGATCAGATGTGGAATTTTATAGAAAAAATCCGTTTCAATCTAATAAGCCTGCGATATAATCTTATGAAAAAAGAAAACATTGTAATTGATAACCATGAATATGAATGGAATGAGACCGAAAATTCTTATTTCGGCCAAGAGACTTCTTGTGGCACCCACGGCGCTACCGAAGTGAACGGAAAATGGGTTCCGTCATACTGGGGCGACGGAAGTTGCGATTTTGAATTGGCGAGTGAATCATTCGATGATTTAGAGTCTGCCATTAAACGATCATATTCTTACTGGACATAAAGTAACTCTAATATAATAATATGACACCAAAAGAAGAAGCTGCTAAAGAGTTAGATGAATTCAAACTCAAATTTGATAAGCTAATAAATGAATATCCTAATGTTTCCGTAACAGAGGACAATGATGGTTATTTGATCGCTTATCATAATATTGAATATGCAAAGGTATGCTTGGGTTAGGTAACTTTAATATAATAATAATATGACATTTAAAGAAGAAGCTGTTAAAGAGTTAGAAGAATTCAAAATTAAGTTTGATAAGCTAATGAATGAATATCCTAATCTCTACGTAACAGAGGACATTGATGGTTATTTATTAGCTTGTCATAATATTACCTATGCAAAGGTAAGCTTAGAGGTAAGGTAACTCCGATATAATAAAAGTATGAATAAACTTCACCTCTTTGAATCATGAAAACAACCATCATCTCTTGTGACATCTGCAAAGAAGAAATGCCTCAACGCGGCTGGGAAGATGTACCTCAACGCCTTACAATTATGACGCACTGTAGTTGTCAGAACCCTATGGGTCGATTCAACGGACAACACCAAGCCAACACCTATATTGCTGAAGAAGTGTGTCGAACTTGCATGAGGGATCTGGCTCGAATCATCGCTGACGGAATTGAATCTTTGGCTAATAGAACGAAGTGATTTAAAGGGACTCCGATATAATAATAGTATGATAAAAGATGAAGAAGCTATAAAAGAGTTAGAAAAATTCAAAAAAGAATTTAATAAGCTCATGTCCAAGTATCCGAATATTGTAGTCGCGAACAACACAAGAGAATGGTTAATGGCGTACCGGTCATCGGTAACGGGTACAGAACAGATCTGTCTAGGCTAAAGGAACTCTAATATAATAATAATATGAGCGATGTACTTAAAATGATAAAAGATCTTGAAGACCGTTTGTTCGCCAGCTATGGTGATCCACTTGCTACCTACAAGGAGACTCAACACGACATCCACATGACCTACTATGTCGGTAGGCTGATGGAAGAGCGTGGTCACAAAGATATATTACTAAAGGTCGATGGCAAAGACACCACATACTACACCGAGAAAGCCTTACAGGAAGCTTTCTTAGCTGGTCAGCGTACCGGAGCAATGGATAGGAAGAAGATGAGAGAGCAAATCATTGAAGAAGTTAAAGCGGAGATGCGAGACGCGCTTGACAACCTCGGAAAAGACAAAGAGGGCTATTACTGTTAATAAAAAATTAAACAAAATGGACATCATATCATCACACGCTCAAGTCATCGTAAAAGATAACAAAGGCTCATCTGGCGTAAATATCCGCAGTGCCATGAGTGGATATGCTGCTGTTTTAAATTTTTGGGGTCAAAGCACATATTTGGCTCGTGTCAAAGGTTATAATGATCTGCATATTCTTATTTTGCCTAGCGATGAATGGAAAAATGACGCAAAAGAGGAAGGCTTTGAAATTATTGGAAAATTGTCAGATTTAGTTGAAAAACTAGAGAAACCATGAGTTATCATTCTTCCTCTAGTCTCTGGGAGCTAACGGAAGAAGGAGAAAAAATCCAAAAATATCTGTTGTGCTTCTCACAGCGTGTGATATAATAATAGTATGAAAGTCAAACCCATTAAAGCTGATTACATTTACTTCTTTGCTGATGCTGAACTCTATCAGCTTAATCCTTATAAATTGATTGGAGGTCCCGAAAAGATGGCTAATCTACCTTTAGGCACATGGGAGAGGGTTAATGTAGCAACAGGCGGATATATTACTGCTCTAGGGGTCGAAGGTGCAACAGAGCCATTAGGATGGTATCAAGTTAATGAGGAATTTTCAAAGAATAATGTATACGATACATATCCAGTCTTGATTGGTCCTACAAAGGAAATATTTAGTCGCATTTATGAAAAAGATGAAAAGTTTATTTGATAAAAAATAAAATATTCTTTGCTTTGTTCGTGACCTGTGATATAATAAAGTTATGAACTGGCAACCAATTGATACAGCTCCAAAAGATGGTACACCTATCGTAGTGGCTCTTCTAGTAGAAGGGCGGTTACGGTACGGTGGACAAGTCATCCATTATGATGCGGGCCGCTGGATGATCAACCCAGAGGATCAGCTTAGTTTTTTCACTCCAACTCACTGGCTGTCGCTATCACAATATCGACCAGCTTGGTAAAGCAACTCTGATATAATAATATGCACAACGTATCAATAGGCGACATTTTCACCGATTCAAATGAAGTGTATCGTGTAATAGCGATTCATCACACAGAAGAATCTGTAGATAATCCATATCTTGAGGTTTCTGTCTTTGTCGGCGGAAGTGGTTTTGTACAGGAAGATAGCTACGCGGTAGCTAGTTATGGATTTACTTTGCTTGAAGCAGAAAACTATAAATTAAAGCATTATAAAGCAGTATGAATGAAGAAACTATTGTCATCGAAACTCATCGTTACGATTGGAATGCAACTGAAAATTCACACTCAGGTGCCATGATAGATCGTCGTACTTACCAATGGAAAGCCAATGATGGAACATATCTAGAATCAGTTGGAAATTATTTGAGCAAAGAAGGATCATTCGGATCATATGGGGCTCAACTAAATAATGATGGCAAATGGTATCCTGCGCACGTGCCAGCAGATTCAAATAAGATTCAATTGGCACATGAATCATTTGAAAATCCAATTGACGCAATCAGATGGTGTAATTTATTTTTCTCTTAAACTATACGCTAAATTATGACTAATAAAGAATTTATTAAAGATACTATTGAGTATTACTGCGCAGATTCTAGTCGCATCGCAGAGATGGGACCGATGTATAAGTGCGGCGTTCACTATTGCGCCATTGGGAGATGGATTAAACCTGATAAGTATAATAATTCAATGGAGGACTTTCCTAATGTAGAGTCATTATTGCAAGAGTATCCTGATTGCCTAAAAGACGAGGTGAAAGATGTAAATATTCAAGTTTTATCAGTTATGCAACAGATGCATGATTACGTATTAGATCCTCATCGTTTGCCACAACATAATCTATTAGAGGTTGAGGTATTTCTTAAAAATCGCGGAATTGAAGTTTAAAGTAAATCTGATATAATAAATATGCTAATAAAATTACCTCCAAAGAAAATAGATTATAACGATCTGACAATAGAACGTGAAGCAAAATATATTTTGTACATTGACGATACATCTATAGAATACTGTCAGAAGACTATTACTGAAACCTTATTATGAATCTTGAAACACTCATTTCTCCCACTGACCTGCGAGACTACGCGGAAAACCAAGGGTGGGTTTTGCTCAATGAGGCCGAGAAAGATCGGCTTTACGTGATGACAAACCCAAAATTCGAGCGTCGTCAATTGGTTTTCCCGATAGACACAACAGCGCCGGATTCATCTGAGGCCATTATGATCGTGGTGAACAAACTCGCGGCGATGGAAAATCGAAGTACTCAGGAGTTGATCAATAATATTCTGAGAGGCGATGATACAGACGAAATAAAAAAGAACATTAATAAAGCGGTAATGTCTCAATATGGCGCGCTTTCACCCGAAGCTGATAGGCTACATTCACTTTATTTAAATGAAAAGAATTTAAAACATACATTAGATCTATTAGATGCATACTATCAAATGATAGCAAAACAGTATATTAATAAATAGATATTATGAAATGGAAACCTATTACAACTATCCCTAAAAATAGAGAAATCTTAATAGTATGGGGCAATACGACTGACGGCCCAGAAGGGTACGATATTGTTAAATACCTTAAATCAAATGAAGGTGGAGATGATATATGGGAAAGTACAAATGAAAATATTTATCCTAATAAAGATAATGTAATTTTAGCGTGGATGGATCTCCCTGAATTCCCTTATAAGAGTGCAGAGCCTAAAAAACCTGAAAATTTCAAGCCATATGGACCTTTTCAGAACTACTAGAGTGGTATAAATAACGAACTCTGATATACGATATAATAATATGATATCAATAGCTGAAAGAGATCGTCGAGCAAAGGTCAAATCAATGATCAGAGGCCTTGCTGCCCGGCTGCATCAGATTAAAAAGGACAAAGCCAACGCTTATCGTGAAGGTCGATTAGAAGACGCTAAGTTGCTAGAGAGCGAGCAGATGCAGCTTAGTCAGTTAGTCTACCGTCATCACTGGTACGGTACCGAACAAGAAGGAAAATTACACCAAACATAATAATACAAGAATAGAAAATAAAAAAGGCTAAATATACAATAAAGTATATAATAGATAATTTTAAATACTCTATAGATAATAGTAAACATTTTTCAGGTTTGAATGACGAGTATGCTGTTTCGCGGCTTGCACGCTAAATAAAATGCATTCAAACCCAATAAATCCAAATAAAACCCATTTAACCCTAATCTAAAACATAATAGTAGAGTAGTATAAAGATATATATATATAAAAAAGGTTTTATGTAGGTGAATTGGGTAGATTTGATGTAAAAATAGTGTCGTCCACGTAAAAAAAACAATAATAACATCCTTTTTCTTCAGAAATGCAGCCATTTTTTGTCCCATATTTTGAATTTTCCATTATCAGAAGCTGTTTTGTATGTATTATAGGCTATACTTTGTATATACTCGGCTTCTAATGGTATAATTTGTATTTACCCCCTAGGAAAAGTATATAAAATGGCATGAAAAGGTTATTGCGAACACTAGTTATGGCATATAACTCTTTATTTGTATAAAGGATTATGTAATACATCTATGTGGGCGTCATGTATGCTTACGTGAATATATGTATATATATGTATAGGGCTGGACACAAAAAGGAATATAAAGGAAGGGTTAATAATATAAAGGAAAGTAGGTAAAGGTTTTTCTCCTGATTTAAGAAGAAGAAATATCAAAAGAAGATTTGACAAGACGGGAAGGTGTGGTAGACTAATTTTGTTCATAGTGATTTGCAGCACCTGTTGTGTTGTTGTTGTTGAGGCTGGCCCGGCCTTTAAATCAGAAATGATAGGGCAAATTTTATTTTCAGTTGCAAGAGTTGTTTTTACTTAATAAGAGATAATGATATTCTTACTATTAGTCATCGTTATTTTTCTAATTTGGTGTAAGGAGTAAATAGCTACCAGATTTTATGTTTAATAATATTATTTTGACTATGCCTTTACCTAATGTTCAGTATCCTTATTGGACATTTGACAATTGTCCTTTTGATACATTTTCAGAAAGGGGAGAAGGATGTACCTATAGTTTAGTTAATCTTTTTGATAAGGATTTGTATTTATCTAATGAGGATGGTAATACTATTTTTGAGTTGAGCCCTGAGGAGGCCTTAATAAGCGCATTTGAAGTGGGGGCATTTCTTTCTGATCCATTAGAGATAGAAGTATTTTTTGCTGAGACAGGAGACAAACTAATGAATTGATTGTATTTACTTCTGATTAATAATTTCAAGTTCGTTTTGTATAAAGCGTAATAAGAGTTTCTGGGATGAGCCCAGAATAAAAAAAACAATAATAATAAGATGATTAAACTAACTACATTGCTACTAGCGGCTATTGCCACAGTCTCCCAGACATTTGCTGGCGTATCCACTCTAGTACCTACTATTAGTATTCCTCAAGTTCAAGAGGTTGACTTCTCAGCTAAGTTCTATGGCACCTCGGTTGTCAGTGAACTAGATGATGTTGATACTGCTTGGGGCGGCGGTCTAGCGATTGAAGTTCCAGTGGCCAAGAATGTAAGCCTTGAATTGAATTCAGCTATTCTTGATTTGGATGGTGAGACGGAATTCAAGCTTGGCACTAACGCTATTGTTTATTTGCCAGTTGCTGAAAAGCTAGATGTCTATGGCCTTGTCGGCTTTGGATACGGTTTTGAAAGCGAAGACTGGCATGTCGGAGCTGGTGGTGGGGTCCGATACAACTTGACATCTACAGTGAGCGCATTTGGTGATGCTGTATATAATTTCGGTGAGGAAGTCGATGATGTGACTTTCCGAGTCGGCGTTTCTGTTGGGTTCTAATAAACCATTTAATAAAAAGTAATTCATTTTTTTCCCGCTCTCTTAATAAAGGGGCGGGTTTTTTTGTTTAAAGAAAAATTTTCAAAAAAAATTCTTGACGGCTGATCTTGGGGCTGTATACTGGAGTCTCTATGATTAACCAAAAATCAAATATATAGAATGGATATGTACCTTATTTTATTTTGCTTTGTAATTGGGGCTATTTGGGGGCTTAAATCTTAAATTATGTTTACATTAAAACAATCAGCAATAGTATTCCTTTTGATTTCTCAGTCTTGTTCTTTAGTTTGGATTTATAGTATTGAATCCCGGCTTCCTGATAAGAAATATACTTTGTTTTATTCTTACAACTTCCAAGAGAAAGAGATCGTTAATAACACAATTAATAATAATATGATGTATGAAACACAGGGTCCTCAGATGCAATCTGAGCCAGCGGAACTTCTTCCTGATCAGCAAAGTTTTGACGAAGCCTTGAGGACTGGGGATGAAATTTCATTTGACAACGGTCCAGATGCAGCTTTATTTGGAGGTAAGAAGGGTTAATATTCAACTTCGAAGAGATTTTTACTTAATAATAAAAAATGAAAAAATATCATTATGCAGTGCAGTGGGTTTATGGAAAGGATGTATGGGACGAGGTTAAACCTTTGTGGAGAGTTTTCCGTTTTGATTCCGTCGCAAGTCGGGAAAAATGGGTAGAGAATGGAACTCCTTATATATCTAACGCTGGATTTAGAGAATCTAAAAAATCAAAAGAATTAAGTAGTTTTATTAATAACGCGAAAAAATTTTGGGGTGGATATATTTCTTGGGCTCCGAATCCGACTGGAGATTTCGAAATGCTTGAAACTTAATAACAATAATATTAACTTCGAAGAGATTTTTACTTAATAATAAAAAAATAAAGTTGCAAGAGTTTCAGCCCTTAATAACATAATATAACAATATGCCTCAATACGTTTATAATATTTTGCAAGTTTATGGTCCTGATTTTGATATTCGGGAGTTCATTTCTAAATCAGCAAAAGAAGAAGCTATCTTCTCCTTCGAAGCTCTACTTCCTGTACCGGAAGAATTAAAAAATGAATTGCCTTTAAAGATTAATGATTGGAAGCTGGAGAACTGGGGAACTGAATATGATCCTTATAACGACGACAGTACCCCGTGGGAAATCTTCGACGACAAAGCTGTGATTCCTTTTATGAGCTGCTGGAATCCGCCGACTGTTTTTCTTGAGAATGTAAGCGCTCTATTTCCCTCCTTAACTTTCTTTAATCAATTCGCTGATGAGGGGATCAATTTTGTAGGAACGGAAACCTTTCGGGACGGAGAACTAATCGAGGAGGAAGATTTCTTCGCCACAGATATTGTGGGGATGAAGATTCTTGAGAACCTCGGTCTTGAAGATCAGGTACTGTATGTAGAAGAAGAATAAAAATTTCGGCATAAAATTATTCATAAAAAAGCCGGATTGGGGATCTTCAGATGAGTGTCTGGGGGTCCCCTTTTTCTATTTGCTAATTAGATTCTATTAAGGGGATCAGGTACAAAAGAAAAAAGATTGAAAAAAAGTGTTGATTCTTTTTCTGATTAGATTATAGTAGGGGGACACCGATCATGTGTCGGTAATTCAAACCTACTATACTATGAACATCAAGAGTCTCAAAATCACCCGTCATTGCGACCCCGGCCATAGCTGGGGTGAAGTCCGCATGGAACTGCTGCCTAAAGAAGTGCGGCGAAAGATTTCTCCATATTCCTACTGGAAGAGGGACGTTCTTTTTCTGGAGGAGGATTGTGATTTACCATTGGCCGTTGAGTATTTTCAATCTCAGGGTGTTGAGGTTTCGTTCGACTATAAACATACGGATGATGACAGCCCTATTCGGGATTATTTTCATTGTACGGCTAAATGATTAGCTATTTACCCTCCCTTTAAGCTGAATAAAAAAAAGATTAAAAAAACGAAAAAAGAATTTGCAGATTATTTTTAATCGCTTATACTGAGGTCATGAACAACGCAACATCACAAGACTTCATCTTCTGGACTAAAAAAGCCAAGACTCTGAGCGAATGCTCCCTGCGGTATGTAATCAAGGATTGTCAAGAAGCCGCTAGGGCGATGGCAACCCACCCGCAACCGAATAAGGAAAACTATTATGTCGATCAAGGGTTGACATTCGCGGACGAGCTTAATCGCCGCAACAATAAAGGCAAATAGAAGGGCTAATCCCCTTAACGCTCTCTATCTGATTAAGAATAGTCTAATAGAGAGTGGAAATAAAAAAGTAAAAAAAACGAAAAAAAAACTTGCGGATTATTTTTAATCGCTTATACTGATCTCAGCTGCACGATGCAGCAACAAACAACAACAAACTCAATTACTATTATGGCTCACCAAATCGAAAACCGCGACGCTCAGATGGGAACCTTTCAGGCTTGGCATGGTCTGACGGACGTTCAGCAGGAAATCACTTTTGAAAAGTCTCCTCTTAACTGGGAACTAGAGCGGCGGCCTTTGTTTCTGAATACTTCTTTGGATGGCACCTCAGTCAAGTTCCATCAAGACGCAATCGTTTCTTCTGATGATGGTCTCCCTATCGGTAACGCTGTCAGCGGTAGTTACGGCATCATTCAAAATAAAGACTTGTTTGACACTCTGGTTTCGGGTCTGGAGGATTGCAACGTGAAGTTCAAAGTCGCTTCTATCGGTTCCGTTTGCGACCGCACTAAAGTCTTTATCTCAATCGAATTGAACGAAGGTAAAACCTTTATGGTTGGTAATCGTCAGTTCGACTTCTACCTCAACGCTTTGTCCACTCACGATGGTTCGGGTAAGGCGATGTTCTTGGACAGCTCTATTTGCACAGTTTGCGCTAATACGTTTAGCTTTAACGTAAACGCTTTCAACAATAAAACTCAAGGCATCAAGTTCGCCGTCAAGCACACCAAAAATTCCGGCCTTGCGTTGGTCAATGTTTCCAGCGGTATCGAGGATCTCATTAGCAATCGGGCTTTGTTCTGCGCTGAACTGGCTGAACTGGGTCACAAGTCTGTCAATGACAGTATTGCCGAACAATTCTTGACGGGGTTCATTGCCCCAGAAACTGCTCAGGACTTCTCTACTCGCTCACGTAACAATGTCGAAGAGGTGTTTAATCTGTTCAAGACTGGAGCTGGAAACTCTGGAGAAAATCGACTGGATCTCTTTTCTGCCTTGACAGACTTCTATACTCACTCTAATTCGGGTCGGGGTATGCAAGCTCAGTTCGTCAGTTCAGAATTTGGATCAGGTAGCAAAATGAAAACTCGGGCATTCTCGGCCTTGACTTCTCCGGGAGAATTTGAGCGAATGGTTCGCCGGGGTAGTGAGCTGGCCTTGATCAGCTAAACAATAAAAACGGGGTGTCCTCCCACACCCTCTAATTAAATCTATTATCTAATTTAAAAATAAACAAGAATATGTACACTCTTCACAACATTACTGATAATTCTAAAATTTCTCAACATCGTTCTTTGGCGGATGCAGTCGCCGCTCAAAATTGGCACGCTAAAAAACTTATGCTGAAAGAAGGAGTGAACGCCCGTGTGACTTATTCCATTGTCGATAATAAAGGTAAGTCACCCCCTGACGCTGATCTAGTAGAGGCTCAGTTAAAAGTCTGGACGAAGAAAAGATAAATCAAATGAAAAATTTGTTTGCATTCGAGCTGGCAGGTCTTATAATGTACTTGTCAGCTTTAGGTAGTTCATATCTCTCCTTTCACTTCCTATTAACCCTATTAACCAAATAGATAAAATGAAAACAATCACTCATAAACAATTTGTTGAAATGCTATCGGCCCGGCGTGGAGCAACAATTCTAGGCATCCTCACTGAAACTGAGCCGAAGGCAAATAAGACTGGCAATCCTTATAAACAGATTAAAAAGATTGTTCACCAGACAGTCGTCACAGGGGCTAGATATAGAGAAGCCATCCTGAAACAAGGAGCAGAATCTTTTGAATCAGATCCATTGCCCTACGGCGAATATGTAGTCGTAAATAAAGTAATTAAATATAACGGCGAGATGCAGCTGCGCACAGTATTCCGCAATGCACCTAAGCCGGTCAAGATTCAGTTCGTCGCTGATGGCGAAGAGGTCGCCAAAGAAGTCGTCGATAAATATCTTACCAAGTCCAAGCCCAGCGCCAAACAGGAACGAGCAGGGGTAACGGGTAAGAAGCAAGTAAAGGTAAGAAACTATAAACTATCCAATATCAAAGAAGTCAGGATGAATGGAGAGAAGTATATTTTGGCTTCCTGATTAAAATAGTTTAGTTTTTTTCTTGACCCTCCTTTTGTTCTGTGGTATATTGATTTACTATGAATCACTCCGGCGAAATCTTTATTCGACCACCATTCTTCAGCGACGAAGTTGACGGCTTCGTTGTGGTTATAAACAGTATCGAGTCTGTCCTAAAGACTTTTAACTACTTTGTTTTTAGCAATCTTTCGGATGCGGCTTTGTTCGCATCAGAGTATCGCAAGCTTAACCAGTCGCCTACTCACTGGGATCGTCGCACCTTCGGCGATGTAGTAGTCCGGCGCTCAACCGAAACAGAAAGACACGAAGGATATTTCTTCTCCACCCTAGAAGAATACAACGGCAGAAAAGTCGCCGATATTACCTTTATTAGCAAACTTAACTTCATGTTAGTTTCTTGGACTATTTTCGACAACGTAGTCACAGAAGAAAAGATCAGCAAAATCACTTCTATGATTGACAGGTCTGTAGTTTCACATATCGAAGATTTCAAGGATGGTATTGTAAACGAAAACAATTACTAATATTTTCTTGACCCTCCCCTTCTCCTGTGCTATACTGACATTGTAAGGCAACCCCAACAACAACCATACTATGCAAACCGAAATCACTGAAATATTTGAAGCTTATCAAAAAGAAAAAGACAGTTATGTTGGCATTATAGAGTTTCAAGATAATGAAGGAGAATGGCATGATTTTGAAATTTATAAAAGTAAAAGTTTTATTGCTTTTGGGAGTCATTGTAATGTCGGCTTTCTGATATCTGGATTTATTGAGCGAGAAAGCTACGAATCAATTGATGAGACTCTACAGGAGCTATTAGAAGACTTACAGGTCTATTACAATGATGGCCCAAAATATGTAAGCCGTATCAAATGTAACGAAAGAATGTGAGGTAAGTTCGAAGAGCTAACGTCCTTAATAAGGGGCGTTAGCAACTTCGAAGAGGTTTAGCGCTTAATAAGGCGGGCGGAGGTGGCGCTGCAACTTCGAAGAGGTTTGGTGCTTAATAAGGCGGGCGGAGGTGGCGCTGCAACTTCGAAGAGGTTTAGCGCTTAATAAGGCGGGCGGAGGTGGCGCTGCAACTTCGAAGAGGTTTGGTGCTTAATAAGGCGGGCGGAGGTGGCGCTGCAACTTCGAAGAGGTTTAGCGCTTAATA